CGTGTTTGCCCCTGCACCAACAGTGTTTGTGCTGGAAGCATACCAGTCTGACTTCGAGTCTGGGTTGGTATTCGAGCCGCTCATCAGGAGGCCGTTGACGAAGACGTCGACATTCGCCGAAGGGTCACCAGATCCAGCAGGAACATACGTGTAGACTGTGCCGGCTGAGTTTACAGCAACATTGAAAGGGCCGTATCCGCCGCCGGTTATGTCAACAGTTCCCTTGATGGAGTTGCCTCCAGAGGGGCCTGTGTCTCCCTGCGGGCCAGTATCACCGGGGTTACCCTGTGGACCAGTCTCGCCCATAGGTCCCGTGTCTCCAGGGTTACCTTGCGGACCGGTTTCACCTGTTGGACCAGTGTCACCTTGTGGACCAGTATCGCCAGGATTACCTTGAGGTCCAGTTTCACCGGTGGGACCAGTGTCGCCCGTAGGTCCGGTATCACCCTGTGGGCCAGTGTCTCCAGGGTTACCCTGCGGTCCTGTCTCGCCAGTAGGCCCAGTGTCTCCCTGTGGACCGGTTTCACCTGTTGGACCAGTATCACCTTGCGGCCCTGTGTCACCCTGTGGACCTGTGTCTCCAGGGTTGCCCTGTGGTCCTGTCTCGCCAGTAGGCCCTGTATCGCCCTGGGGGCCAGTTTCTCCGGTAGGACCAGTGTCTCCAGGATTTCCCTGTGGGCCTGTCTCACCCGTTGGTCCCGTGTCACCTTGCGGTCCAGTTTCACCTGTTGGTCCTGTATCACCCTGAGGCCCAGTGTCACCTTGTGGGCCAGTATCGCCAGGATTGCCTTGAGGTCCTGTGTCGCCTGTGGGGCCCGTATCACCCTGTGGTCCTGTGTCTCCAGGATTTCCCTGTGGTCCTGTCTCACCAGTTGGTCCTGTGTCACCCTGAGGTCCGGTCTCTCCAGTGGGTCCTGTTTCACCTTGAGGACCCGTGTCTCCCTGCGGACCAGTGTCACCTGGATTTCCCTGGGGTCCAGTTTCTCCGGTAGGACCAGTGTCACCTTGTGGGCCAGTGTCACCAGTAGGTCCAGTGTCTCCCTGTGGCCCTGTGTCTCCGGTTGGTCCTGTGTCTCCAGGATTACCTTGCGGTCCAGTTTCACCGGTGGGTCCAGTGTCTCCCTGAGGTCCAGTGTCGCCCGGGTTACCCTGAGGACCTGTCTCGCCAGTAGGACCGGTGTCGCCCTGTGGGCCAGTTTCACCCGTTGGGCCTGTCTCACCCTGAGGACCTGTGTCACCTTGCGGCCCTGTGTCACCGGGATTACCCTGTGGGCCAGTTTCACCTGTAGGGCCTGTATCTCCCTGTGGTCCGGTATCGCCTGCAACTGCAGGAGAATAAATTGTTACCGCACCATTTGATCCGGTTGTTATCTGTATTACACCGCCAGCGATGAGATAGGAAGATCCATCGTTTAGATGTGTAAGAGAGCCGCTGAATCCTAGCGTCGATCGAATGGTCCCAGTGACCTCTAGATCTCCCACCAAGTACGTCGATCCTGTTACTTCGAATACGTCTCCTAGGAAATTTGAGCTTCCTGTCACGAGCAAGTTATTGACCGACAGTGTTCCGGAGATCGTAGAGGCTCCGCTTCCTGTGACGTATAGCGATGCAACTTTCCAGCTGCTTGAAATCGCTTCGCTGATCGACACCAGAGACACGCCGTTAGCAGCGTCTGTATACCACCAGCCGCTTGTATCTGTTCCGTTATCAGCGCCAGTTCCGAGGATCTTTCGTATCGAAGTCCTCATCGCATTGAGGTTGTCCTCGAGTGTCCCCGACACCGAAAGCTGTCGTGTTGTTAGTGTGACGTCATCATTGATAACGCTTGAACCCGTTATTTGTGTTTGTTTCGCGAAAGTTCTAGACATGTGCCACCCCTTTACAAGTGCCTCTCATAAGTGATAAGTATGATTTCTTGACAAGAATTGCTAGCGATTAAAAAGATTTTGTCGCAGGATGGTGGAAAACTCTGCCCGTCACACTCGTCGTCTTCGTGATTGTGGGTGTAGAATAGTTAAAGTCCATTTGATCTCCGCCTAAATGCTCACCGAACTGGATCCTGATGGGATAGTAAGTCCCCGACACAAGAGAGGCAGTTCCTGACTTTTCGACCAAGCCGTGCAATCCACCGTTGTTTACTGTGGCATTTTCTATGGTGTACCCAGAGACTGCGTTGCTGCCTATCCACATCCAGGAGCAATCGTCGGAGTTGAGGTAGAACGTGTAAGCTTCTGTGGTGGCAGGCAAGAAATAGCCGAGCCACTGGCGGCTGTAATTGTTTCCGTCGTCTGTATTCGGATCTTGTATGATTGTAGTCTGTATGTCGGACGAGAACGGGGTAGCAGTGTCAAAGTAGCCCACGTCGTCTTCAGTACCCTTGAGATCTCCCATGTATCCGGAGTATGTCTGCCTAAACAACCCCGGCTCATACGGAAGAGAGTTGTGAGTGGTGTAGAAGATCTGCGTGTAGGCCTTTCTATTCGTGGTGATCGTGGCATCCGTGGACTGCCTGTGGACAACGGTCCAAGTAGAATCATCGTTACTGCCTTCCAGCACCCACTGCACGGGATCGCGACCAGTCTCGTCACCACCCGTCTTGTACCGAAAACCGTCTATCGTCTTTCTCACGCCGGAGCCAAAATCCACCTTCAGCACCCAGGACTTCACGGCGCCTGTCGCGTGTCCGCCTGCTGTTCCGTTTCCGGACCAATCGAGCCACACAGTGTTCTCGTCCCCATCTACGGCCTTTGAAACGTCTTGCCCCGCCGGATTGGCCCCTCCCGGATTTGTCACCGTAGCTCCGGAGTAGCTCAGCTTGGTTCCCATCAGCATCAGTTCAAACTCGCTGAGCTGGGTTATGCCCACGATGTTGTAGGTCCCATAGGACCCATCGGTGGTGATATCCCGCACCCTTGTGACGGAAAAACGGTAGTACCTGAACGTCCAGGTGGTCTTCGCCGCCGAGATTGGACCTGTCGTCGATGAGATCCTGCCTAGCATGGAATCACCCGTACGTGCTCATCTGGCCAAGAACCACCCAAGTCGGAGTGGATCCTGATCGTATCAGCGAGAAACCGAAAGCGTCGTGCTTGTTCGCGGTTCCGGAGGGCGTTACACCGTTCACCCAGTTGAGAGTCTGAGCAACACCGTTGATCTGTACAGCGCTCACGATGTATGCCGGAGAAGACTGCGACAGGATCACGGTGGTGGATATCACCTTGTTCGTGGTGGCAGGAACGCTCGTGAAGTTAGCTGTGATGTTTCCGGTCGGTGCATTTCTATAAAAGATCGACTGTTCGGAAAGACTGAAAGCAACGGTCCCCGTACCCCCATTGCTCGTCAGAATATTCTCGACAACTGTGCCTAGGTTGCTCCTTCCGGAAACTATAAGATCTCCGGAAATGCTTCCTGTTGTTGTGGATCCGTCTACGGTGAGGTCGCCTTTGATCCTCGTAGAGCCCGTGACTTCCACACCACTGATGTACACGTTGACAACGTCACTGCGGCTTGCGTTGTCATCTCCCGTGCCGTTTCCTATCGTGAACAAGGAAGTCGTGTTGTTACGCTTGTTGTACTGGCCTATGACGGTCTGGTTCGACCCGGACGCAATTGTGTGGAACCCACCAGCGTGAGAAGCATCGCCAAGAGCGAATGTACCTTCGCCCTCCGCGTGAGAAGAGTCTCCCGACGCTGTCGTGTTTTCTCCCTCTGCGTGAGATGCAGCTCCGGACGCTGTCGTGCCAGATCCTTCTGCGTGGGAAGATACTCCGGACGCTGTCGTGCCAGATCCTTCTGCGTGTGAGCTTTCGCCCGCAGCAAGAGTCGTGCTACCTTCGGCGTGAGAAGCGTGACCAGACGCCTGCCCACCTTCTCCCTCCACGTGAGAAGCGTTTCCTGCCGCGAAAGTTCCTGATCCCTCGGCGTGGGAGTTGTCGCCAAAAGCCTGCGACTGGCAGCCCTCGGCGTGGGAATTTACCGACACGGTGGTACCGTCAGTTCCTACTGGAGGTACGTTCGAAAAGTCGAGTAACCTTGCACCCGCTACATAGGTGTCAGTGAGAGACGAAGTGACGTACGTCGTGTCGCCGCTGACATCGTAGTTAACTCCCATGATCGTAGAGTACTTGTAGTTGCCGTATGAGTCAGACCTATCCCACAGGAACAGAGTATGACCCACACCAAAGTACGACGTTACGTCACCGTTTATCGATCCTGTTCCGCTGGTAAAGACTCCAGGGAAGTACGTCGTCCCCGCTGTTGTGCTAGAACCTTCGGCGTGAGAAGCGTAACCGACCACCGTCGTGCTATCACCTTCGGCGTGGGAAGCGTCAGTGCGCACGGTAGTCTGGTACCCTTCGGCATGAGAATAAGAACCCGAAGCTACGGTGTTGCTACCCTCAGCGTGGGAGTACAGGCCGAGCGCAATCGTGCCAGATCCTTCGGCGTGGGAGTTTTCTCCGTAAGCTTTGGTCTGGTACCCTTCGGCGTGGGAGCCGTACCCGTACGCTTCCGCGCTGCTACCTTCAGCATGGGAGAAGGTTCCCCGCGCGAAAGAAGCGTCGCCCTCTGCGTGAGAAAATCCACCACCCTCGATAGACCCGGGCGTGCCGCGAGGAATTTCAATTGACAAATCCACTATGCCAGCGGCAGGGGTCATGACTCCGAGAGAGGCAGTCAGCCACGTCACGGCACCGTCGTAGTTCATTCCTGTCAATGTGGCTTCTTGGTAGGGTACTCCTGTCTGGGAGTCTTGGAAAGAGCTTATGACGTTCCCCACGGTGAAGAACGACGTTAGATCGCTCGAGCCAATGGAAGCGGTGCAGAAGTCTCCTGAAATGGAATGCAAATTAAGTGGAAAGTTTATCACTCCCGCGGTGGTGCCAGCTCCTTCCGCGTGAGAAGCGATACCGTACGTAGACGTGCTATCACCTTCGGCGTGGGAATAGGCTCCTGACGCTGTCGTGCTATTTCCTTCGGCGTGGGAATGACTTCCTAACGTGATAGTTTGGTACCCTTCGGTATGGGAATAGGCTCCCGAGGCTCTTGTACTGTCACCCTCGACGTGCGACCCGAAGCCGTGAGCAATAGAACCGCTTCCCTCAGCATGCGAGTAGGAGCCCGCGGCTATAGTGTTCAGGCCCTCGGCGTGAGAAGCGGGTGTCGGGGTGCCTGCACCATACGGGTCGACGTTTCTCACGAACAGTGCGCGCCCGCCGTCGATGAACTGCTCCGCCAAGAAGACGGAGACCGACGACGACAGGAATGTCTCACCGGCACTAGAGTCGTAACTCAGACCGTCGAGTATGAAAGTTGTGTACGGCTTGCCGCTGCCCTCGAGGTCGTACACTCTCACCACATCTCCGACTGTGAAAAACGACGTTTCGTCACCGGAAACCGACGACGTGTATGCGTTTACGAAGTTGCATGAAGTTGCCCCTCGGACGCCTGCTATGCTAGCGTACCCTTCAGTATGCGCAGCTGTACCGACAGTCTTGGTCTGGTTTCCTTCGGCGTGGGAGTAGGCTCCTGATGTGACCGTCTGGTACCCTTCGGCGTGGGAAGCGAAGCCAAGAGCGAAGGTGTTGCGACCTTCGGCGTGAGAATAGGCTCCTAATGCGATGTTTTTGCGTCCTTCGGCGTGGGAGTAGGCTCCTGATGTGACCGTCTGGTACCCTTCGGCGTGAGAATAGGCTCCTGATGTGACCGTCTGGTATCCCTCGGCGTGGGAGTAAGATCCTAGCGTGATGGGCCCGAGCCCTTGGGACAGGCTGCCGCTGATCGCCGCGTCTTGCGTCAAAGTCACCAAAGAAGACGAAAGGTAGAGGTAAGAGCTCGCCTGCAACCACACGTCGCTACCAGATCCGCTGAGGTAACCCACGGGTGTTGACGATAAATCTGCACCACCGGCTCCGACCTGGTACGTCGCAGCGTAGAAGCTCGCGAGCGTGCTGGAGGTTGGGTAGGTCGTGATGGATCCGCTCACCGAGTCGGCGGTGACGACGGCGACCGTGCCGTTCTTGTTGTCGACCCCGAGGATGACGTCGTTCGAACCGTTGCCACCGGCGAAGATGACTCCCATGTCGGTGCCCGCCGATCCCGAGTTGAGGAGGACGAACGGGTCCTTGACGAGCAGGTTTTCTGTGTTGACGTAGGTCGTCGTGCCGTCTACGGTGAGGTCGCCTTTGATCCTCGTAGAACCTGATATGACGAGGTTTCCACCGAACACCGACTGTGCCGTCCCGTCCTTCGCACCCGAGACGTAAAAGATCGTGTCCGATGCCTGGGCCGGGAAAGACGCGTTGTTGGCGTTCGCGAAGACGAGAGAGCCCGTCACTCCGATGATGGAGTTGCTCGACGCGCTACCTGATATGTTACCGACTAGTGCCATTTGAGTTCCTATCTCTGCTTGCAGGACTAAGTATCAAAGTCGATCTTCTTCCAGGGGTATCAATGCCATCTTGAATCGCTTGCCCGTCTTGTTGTTGACAACGCAGAGAAAGTCTTCTTCTTCGACGATCGTCCAGTCGCCCCTATCGTTTCTTAGGTGAAGGTCGCCCGTGTACACGTTGGACCACCTCTTGTTGGCCGATCCTAGGCTGTAGGAGGAGTCTGACGCGGGTACGACATCGTGTGCTGTCACTGTGTTTGTAGTTTTGTCGAATGTAAGCGCAGAGCTACCACCGAAGCTTCCTCCATCGTTGAACTGGATGCTTGTGGACGGAGCCCCGGGCGTATAGATCCCGCCAGGCGTTGATGAGTTTGTCAGCATCCTCACGGTGACGATGTCTGTAGACGATAGCGTGGTTGAGATGTGCACAACCGTTGACGAAATCATATTGTAGTCGTCGGGTGCAGCTAGAAGCTGACCGTTGACGAATACGTCTATGTCAGCTTCCGCGTTATATCCTGGAACTAGTGTGCCTATGGACGATAGATCGATGTTTCCGGATCCATCCTGTGCAGAGCCAAGAACAAATCCTTTCTGATAGGTCTGAGAAGGGCCAGCAGGACCTGTGTCTCCCTGCGGTCCAGTTGGCCCTGTGGCACCTTGAGGCCCTGTAGGTCCTGTAGGTCCTGTGGCACCTTGAGGCCCTGTAGGTCCTGTGGCACCTCCGCCGCCTCCGTTCGAAGATATCGTAATGGAGCCGTTCGATGCGGAAGTTATCGTGACATTGTTACCTGCAATGAGGTATGAAGCACCGCTTGCTAGCCTCGTGAGAGAACCAGAGAAGCCCAGACTAGCTGTGACGTATCCAGCAGCTGCTACGTCTCCCGTGTCGGAGACCGTCATGACTTTGGTTACACCGACGTTCTGAGGATCGAGACTGATGTCTCCGTCGTAGGCGCCGACCGAGAAGTACTTTGACTGTCCCCTGGGTATCGCTGCTGTTATTCCTCTACGGAGATCTTGATCGTCATCTAGCGAACTTGTAGAAAGCAGCGTGACATCGACGAGGTCGGCGTTGGCGCGCCCGAGAGCTCCCAAGAATCCCCACGTCTTGCTGTCGACCTCAGCTATTCCTTCGTTCTCGTCGAGATAGAATGCAAGAGTCTTGAAAGTCATCCATGGATCGCCATCCGGATGGACTGCTAGTGTAAGCTTATCAGCTGTGAGATTGAGCTTCCCGTTGTGTTGACTATCTATTGGATTCGATGCAGAGACGAATACCTCACCGCCGTGTATCGATACGCTTCCTACGTAGTCACTCGAGACTCCGGGATAGTCAACGTTGCCGGCGTTGATCAGCACGTTACCAGGTGCGTGTGGTGAGATACCGTGCTGTGCGATGATGCTGATGTTCCCGCCTGGTGCTTGATCGAGTGAAGCAGAACCCAGCCAGATGTCTTTGCTTGGATTCGTGCCGGCGAGGAAGCGGGATCCGTATACCGTTCCGCTGACTGCTACGTCGCCTCCAAACACTGACTTCCTGAGACCGTCCTTGGATCCGCTGACGTAGAAGAAGACGTCGGAGCCTATGTTGTTCACCGAAGTGATGCCTGACAGTCCGGAGAATGCCACAGAGCCAGTCGTGTAGACAGACCCGTTTGCGACGCTGTAGAAATAACCGTCTCCACCTGCCGCGGGTGATGCGGCTATTAAGATGGAGCCGTTAGACTGAGAAGTGATGTTGATGTTCGTACCGGCTATCAGATAAGACGTTCCATCTGACAACTTTGTGATCGAACCACTAATTGATGACGCGGAAAGGATCTTTGCATGCAACAGACCCGTCCTGTCGAACCAAATTTTTGATAGGTCGCCGTCGTTTCCAAGGTGACCTCTTTCTGATCCCTGCAGATTCGGATACAGAGAACCGAACGACTGAAATGAGCTTCCCGGGAACGCGAAGTTGTATGACTTGACGAAGTATGCGTCGACGACCCCCGGGACGTCGCCGTAGACGGGCACCGTTTGGATCCCGCCTATCTTGACAGTGCCGGAGACTGTTAGCGATCCACTAGTTACTACATCGCCTCCGAAGACAGACACTTTAGGTGAAGATACAGGTGTGTTGCCCTTTATCGTGCCGCTGACGTAGAAGAAGACGTCTGTACCTGTGCTCTGTGCTGCATATGTCGAACCAAGTTCTCCTGCTATTGCAATAGAAGCTGTTGTGTTGAGTCGAGGTGAGGGAGAGAGCTCATTCCAGTTTCCGCTTCCTCCTCCGCCACCACCTCCCCCCGCACCAATCTTCTCCTCCCATGTCTGTGGAGTGGACCCTACCGTTATCGAATCAGGGGTTGTCAAGGTCCAGAACGTTCCTGCATTCGACGTTCCCTCGTCAACGTAGCACGTCGCGCCGCACGTCAAGACAGACGTCGTCGCGTCGAGCGACCTAACAAGACCCGACGCGGAATAGAAGACGTATATTCCGTTCTCTTCAGCGGAAGACTGATTCTTTAGGAGAACTCTGTCTTCATCGGAGAGTGTCACACCGTCAATGCTAGTGACACTAACTAGATTACTGATGTTTGCCGTGGAAGCTGCCCTCACAGACTGCTTCCAGTCTATTCCCCGTAGAGCCTCTAAGACGAACTCGTTGTCGGCCGCAAAGCTGTCTGTCAGTCTGGGTTGCGGTCTGTAATACGAGTAGACTTTTCTATATCTTTGCGAGTCTTTAAACGCCATCTACTTTTCTTCTATCAGTTGAATTGTTGGACGACACAGGATCGATCACGAGAACAATCTTACGATGTACATATGCCAATTTATGACTATAAATACCATGAACGATCCAAAACTTGACACAATACGTCGTGGATCCGGAGAAAACGAAATATGAACACATTTAAGACTCTCTCAGTTTGCCTCTCAGCAGTAGCTCTCAGCCTCGCCTGTAACTCAGCAGAGACCTCGCCGCCGACGACCGCTGCTTCTGTATCTGCTGCTCCTTCGGCCGCACCAGCTCCATCAGCTGCCGCTGCACCGAGCGCTTCGGCTGCTGCACTCGTCGAGGTGAAGGCTCCAGCTGCGCCCGCTCCGTCAGCTTCAGCGGCGCCTTCGGCACCGGCTGCTGCTCCGACAGTGACTCCGAACGGTGCCCCGGTGTCGGTTCCGCTTCCTGCCGGAGTCGCTCCACACAAGCCTGAGACGAAGAAGGACGACAAGAAGGCTGCTACAAAGCCTGCAGCTTCTGCTGACAAGAAGTGAGTGAAGAGGCGGGGTGAAAGCTCCGCCATTTGGCCCCATCGTCTAGTGGTCTAGGATACCGGATTTTCACTCCGGAAGACGTCGGTTCAAATCCAACTGGGGTCGCTGTTTGTTATAGCTATTGCCAAAGACTGAACACCTTGCAGAACAATATACCTTCCTACAAGGATTTCCGCACTCTTTGCAAGAGTTCGACATAATCAGAGCTGAAATTTATCTTAACATAGTTTAAGATGGATTGCAAATTCTCCTCGTAAAGAACATTTAGCTTTTCGGGAAACTGTTCAACATAAATGACAGACAAGAAGATCATCAACTTCTACGCTTCTTCAGGACACGGTCAACTCTCAAACTTCCACACTTCAACGATCGTCGTGGATGGTAAGACGTATCCAACAGTCGAGCACGCGTATCAGGCACACAAGACTCTCAATGAAGACTCGAGAGCTCTCATTAGACGAGCTAAGACCCCGGCCGAGGCTAAGAAGCTGGGTCGTGGAGTCGAGATCCGATCTGATTGGAACGATGTTAAGATCGATCTAATGCGAACCTTCACGCGTTTGAAGTTCGAGAATCCACTCCTTCGTCAGTATCTCCTTGCAACGGGCGACGCTGAACTAGTTCACGGTAACACGTGGAACGATAGATTCTGGGGTGTCTGCAGGGGCACGGGCGAGAACTGGTTGGGGAGGATCTTAATGGAGCTTCGAGAAGAGCTTCGTAAAGAAGCCAAAGATGAAGACGATCTGTTTAAGTCTTCTGCGTCTGAGTAGAATCTAGGTAGATACCATGAGAACCAAGCAAGTAGTCGTGGTGCGTCGCGACCTGCGGCTCCGACGTGCAGAGATGGCAGCTCTTGTTGCGAAAGCATCGATGAGATTCTTCTTAGAAAACGACGACTCTGCTCGTCTCGAAGTCCTACACGTCGAACTGTCAAAAGAGGAATCTGCATGGATCAATGATCCGCAGGTTGTAGTGTTGGGCGTCGCGTCCCTAGGCGCACTTGAAGCTGTCGCATTTAAAGCTGAGAAGCATGGTCTCTCCACGCATTCTGTAACGACCCAGCGCAAGTCAGATCCTGACGACGAGAAGTCTGACACAGTGGAACAACTAGCGGCCATCGCTGTAGGTCCGGATGCATCTGACATCATCGATGAGATCACAGGAAGACTTAAGCTGTTGTGACAGTGTAAACTAGAGCACAGCTACCTTATGATGAAGAGGTAGAGACGCTCTGGTGGCGAAACGGCAGACGCAGCTGACTCAAAATCAGCCGGGGTAACTCCCGTGTGGGTTCGATTCCCACCCTGAGCACGAAAGGAATAAACACAACTTTCAATACGGAACCATAGCTCAATCGGTTAGAGCAGCTGACTCATCGCAAAAGGTGACTTCAATCAGAAATGATTGTCGAAAATCGGATGAATTCGGGGAAGCCTAAGTCGCAAGATAAGGTAATCCCGAGCCAAGTCTACCAAGCGTGGTAGAAAGGTGTAGAGACTACCCGGTGTTGAACGAAACTTTCAACGTAATACGGGATAAAGCGTCCGACATCCTAACAGGTAAAGCTGAGGATGATGATATAGTCCACGGAGTTAAGAAATTAACACAAACGTGAATCAGCGGGTTTTCGGTTCAAGTCCGAATGGTTCCACCAAGACAATGATTCGATTCATCGGAAGTCTTCCAAGGAAATGTATCGTAGCCTTCTCAGGAGGAGTTGATTCCGTAGCAATTACGGACTTCCTCATAAATGGTAAACGAGACGTTTCCTTGGCCTTTTTCCATCACGGAACCAAGACCTCCGATGAGGCCTTGAACTTTGCAAAGAGTTTCGCGCTTGACCGTGAGGTCCCCCTCACCGTCGGACACATCACCGGCCCCAAGCCGTCCGACGAGTCTCAGGAAGAGTACTGGCGCAACTGTCGCTACGAGTTTTTGACTCAGTTCGAAGATCCTATCGTCACAGCCCACCACCTCGACGACGCTGTCGAGACATGGATCTTCTCATCTCTCCACGGTGCGTCGAAGCTTCTTCCTTATAGGAGGGGAAACGTGGTTCGACCCTTCCTCGTCACTCCGAAGTCTGAGCTCATCTCTTGGGCGAAAAAACGAGACTTGCAGTGGATCGATGACGCGTCTAACACAGACGAGAGGTACATGCGGAACCTCATCCGACACCGCATTATGCCTGAGGCGCTTCGTGTCAATCCCGGACTTCGAACTGTCATCAAGAAGAAGTATCTAGATACGAAAGCTTCATAGCGAAGTACTATTTACAAAGATGAAGAAAGTACGTTTGACCCTGAAGACCCCAGCCAAAGGGTGGTCTTTCACGTTGTTCGACTCTCCCGAAGCTGTCTATTACCTCGGCATGTCGACACCCGAGCCAGACGGAGAGTACTGCTGCAACGTAACGCTAGAACGCGACGACTTCTTGGAGGTCGAGTGGATGGGTGCGGAGTACATATACGACGGTGATAACTCCTCTTTCGTCGAGACGCCTGAGTCGGAGATGTTTGAGAGAATTCGGCTCGCGAAGCACTACGGAATACAGACACCAACGAACGCCATCGGCGGATCCTATGTCGAGACGTATAGCGGATGGGTGTCCGGTGGAACGATACCGTGGAACGGTAAGCGCCACAAGCTGCTCAAAGTAACTCAGATAAAGGGCAGGAACAAACCTAAGCTTGATTTGTCCGATTTGTTCGACGACGTCGTGGACGGCAAGACGAAACTACCTGAAAAGAAGTTACTTAATTAAGTCGCGGCTTAAATCTGAGGAAGAACAACGTGCCTCGACGCCAAGCAGTATCCTACAGTGAATACTGATTCGCCTCCCCGAAGACCGGCATGCCATGACGAACTTCCCGTGAAGTCGTCAGTGTACATTGTTGTGCTGTTTTCGTCTTTGTTGCCTTGTGCAATCCATCTTGACCCGTTCCAGCACAATGCTCTTCCAGGACCAATTATTGCAGGAGATACCGCCACGCCTAGCCAGTCACTTGGGCTGTTGTAGTTTGTCGATCGTTTGATGACCGTACCTCCGGATGCAGTAGCGTTGCCCCCAGCTGCAACCCAAGTGAGACCGTTCCACACCACTGCATTGCCTATATCGCCAAAGTCAGGTACCATTCCGGACGTCGTTGCATTTGACCATGCACCACCAGCAGCACAGGGCAGATGAATGTAAAGAGTTCTGGGTGCCGTGTTATTTGACACAGCTCCGACTGCAACGACGTAGTTTGCATTTGAAGCTATTCCATTGCCGCTGTATTGAAAACCACTCGCGGCCGCCATCCGCGTGATGGTTCCGGAAGCATTGATATAAAGAGGGTAGCTGCTGTTACCCGAGCTTGTTGAACCAACAGCAATTAGATCGAATACAGTCGATCCTTCGTAAGTGTTCAAAACACGTGTGAGAGCATTTATAGAAGTGTAACTAGGAGTGCTCGTTAACGTACTTTCTCCTGCAAATGACGACCAAGACACACCGTTATCAAGAGAAAACGCCAGCTTCGCTGTGGTACCTTGATACCCGCCAATTACCCATGCATATCCGTTCCATGCGACGCATTTAATAACAGCATTTGCGCCCCATATATCGGATACATTGTATACACCTGCCCAGCTTGTACCATTTGCAGACAAAGCTATGGAGTGAGTTCCTGTGCCTCTATTGCCGACAGCAATCCACGTGCTGCCATTCCAGGCCACTCCATAGCATTGTTGAATGATGCTCGATGATCCTGCAACACCTGTCCAAGTTTCTCCACCGTCATATGAGTATGCGAGAGAATAGTCACCTTCTCCCCCCGCGACGACGAGTGCATCTCTAGAGATGCCATTCTCTCCTGTCGGTCCTGTCGGTCCTGTCGGTCCTGTTGGTCCTGTTGGTCCTGTTGTTCCGTCGATGGTCTTCGTAATTGTTTGTCGCAATACTCTTGTGTTTGTGTTGCTCTCGAGGTACAGCGTGTAGTCGATGTAGGCAGTCGACACGTTGTTAGACATTCCTGACATTGTGCCGTAGTCCATCTCTTTATTAGCGATATTCTGGGTCTTTGGTGATCCTAGAGTTATGTCAGGTACAATTCCCGTCGAGCTGACGACTTCGCTGACTGCAAACTGTCCTGTCGATGGACTTGTACCTGCGACAGGCGTGAGTGCTGTCGATCCCTTGTAAGCTTTTATTACAGTAGAAGTCCTAGCATAGCTGTACACGACTCCTGTGGGAGCGGCATTGAGTCCAATAGAAGCAGGATACAAAGTGTATTCGTATGCGTCTGATCCTGCAGGTCCTGTGTCACCGTTGACTCCGTTGGTACCTGCAGGTCCTGTGTCACCCTTAGGCCCTGTGTCACCGTTTTTTCCGTCGATAGGTTGTCGAGGCGGAGGTGCTGGATCAGGAATTTCCGGTATCACGATCGTCTCGGAGAAACCGACGACATGCCACTGTGCGCCACCCCAAATGAACGACACACTTCCGTAGTCAGCAGATAACATTCTCATGGGCTGACCGTCTATCATTGCCACCCCTGAAGCATGCACCACTATGTTATAGGTGCTTGAGTTTCCACTTGCATCTTTAATAGTGCATACCTGTCCCTTGCGCGGGCTGGCAGGTAGCACCACGCCAACGGGCCCCACAGCACCGTATGCATACACGAGGAGGTACGTCGTGTTGTTATCCATCTGAGCCGTCTGGTTCACAGCTAGTTCTACTGTCTGTAGACTGTGAGATATTCTTCCTGTGATCTGAAGCTCTGAAGGCTTGCTCTCTGTTCCTATCTGTACGTCGGTCGCCGCCGCGAGGCGCTTCGCCTCTCCGCTCTTTTCATCCTTCGCTAGATAGAAGAGATCGCTCTTGCTCTTCTCTATCATTTGATCACCAAGCCGCTACTGAGATCGAAGTCGTACTTTGCTACGACGACGCTAGCGTCTCTGCTCTTTGCATAAGACGACTCGTCTCTCTCGCGTGAGATGTTGTCAAAGTAGGGAATAGATGAAGTGGCTTCTGTGCTCAAGTTGTGTGACAGTGTCAACTCTGGGTCGACCTCCACATTATACATCTCTCCGATGTTACTAGCAGTTCCTAGAAGCTTATAGCGTCTCTTGACAAACCTGACAGAGACTGCAGGAAGACTTAAATCTCCTGGTTTCTCTTCTCCGTTCGTCGGATATGTGGCAGGGGCAGGAGGCACGCCCGAGCCAGCAACTCTCGTCTTCTGTTCGTAATAGAACTTCGTGTAGGGCCTCTGCTCAAGCATGTCTCTGAGGTGACCGTAATGGTCTCTTCTAAACACTGCTTTGGAGTTCATCGGCATACCGCTGTAGAGTCCGTACTTCCAGCCGCGTATCACAGGCTTAATTCCAAAGTTGTAAGAAGAGTACAGTCTTGAAGATTTCAGCTTCTGTTCTGGTGTACCTGGGAAGAGGCTATCGAGTGTAGCTCGTGTGTCAACGGCGACTCTTCGGAATGTAGGATAGTTGTTTCCCCCTATCCTGACAGCTGTCTTCTTGCTAAATACATCACTACTCGACATCGCGTCCCAAGTGATGATGTTGATCTCGCTTATGAAAGCTCTGTCGATCGTGTCTACTGTCGACTTCGATCCGAGAACTAGCTCCGCCGTGTTACCCAGTATTGCGGCAGGTATGAGAGTAGGAGTGCTTGATCCTATCGTCTTAGCAGCGCCTATTAGAGCTGAGTTAGCATTCACAGAAGTCTTCTGCTGTTGCTGTGCTTTCTTGTTGATGTCTGAGAGAAGAGACGGAGACGAGAAAGCACCAGGCGTCTTGATCAGTGAATCTTTGGCACTTCCTACAGAAGCTACACGGTTCGGGCCGACGACGTCGTACTTATTGGTGTTAGAATTTATCGCGTTCTTGTTCTTTAAAGTGTCTGCCATCTCCTCGAAAGCTGAAAGAACGTTGAGAGCCCCTGCTGCAAATCCTGAGAATGATAAAGCCTGCACGTCTCTAACATAAGACACGTTGATCTTATACTCACCTGGTGGGTAGTAGGAAGACGTGAAGGGCTGCAGTATTCTAGGAGGTGCAGAAGATCCTCCTGGTCCGTATGCACCGCCATCACCCGGTTGCACTGAATCGATCGGTATCTTTACATTTGCGACATCGATGCTCTCTGTTCGTGCTCTGTTGATGTAGACCTCTAGATAGTTAGAAGTGTCCGAAGCAACGTATCGCTTGTAGGCAAAGCACCAAGGATTTGAAGACGTCACGTCCAGACTAAACGTGCTATGCTTGCCTGCACTCAGACCGCCATATAGAGATGTGTCAGTGTCAGAAGCTAGAACAGAGTCACTTCTACTGCTCCAATAGACTGACGACGACAGGTAACTGTAAGTGATGCCCGAGGGCTTTAGTGAGGTGCCGTCTCTCTGCAGGACTGTCCATGGATTCACCTGAGACGAGTTGTTCCACTTTATGCTACCCGTTCCTGCATCTGTAGAGCTTGCTATGTTGTAAGCACGTGTTCCAAAGCTTCCACTAAAGTCCTTGTAATAGGCGCTTGAGCTGGCTTCCTGTAGAAGATCGGAATACACATAGCCAACGCAATTATTGTCTCCAAAGCCGTACAATGCTTTCATCAAGTCGACTACGGGGGCTGATCCCGTCTGGTGTTCCATTCCCGATGTTATTTTGCTGAAGTCCACGTCAGCAGGTATGATGTATCCCGTTCCGTACATACTGTCTACGGCCGATCCCGTAGGAAGAAACTCGCTGTTTCTAAGGCCATTAACGCCACCGCTGCCGAGCGCATCTTGTGAAAATCTCCCAGAGAATAGCGGAAGAAATCCCTTTAGTTGGATGGTACCAGCAGCTGTATTGACCTTCTGAAACGGTATTGGGAACCAAGTCGTCGCCAAGTTGGTTGATCCAACATCAAATATCTCTTCGGTGTTTGCGAACCTCAGATCAGGATTATATCTCGTCTCATACGGATAAGACCAAGTCCAGCTGTTGTTTGTGAGAGGGTCTCTTCCTGCCGGAAAGTTTCCTATGTGTTGAAGATTTATGTCATTAAACCTGATATATCCTATTTTATCGTACACGGTGTTTGCTACGGGACTTAGCCACAGAAACGGTGACACGTCGTATATCGTCCAGAAAGATGTGCCGTCAGCAGCGAGAGAAGACTTGAGAGATGGAAGGCAGCTGTCATAGAACCGCTCTCTCTCATCTATCATTGTGAAAGTTCTAAACTGACTCGACTTTAGAGTTTGAACAGGTGTGACTCTTGTCGACTCATACGGGCTGACATTAATGGTGCTTGTTCCTGGCTCAGAATTGGACGGTTGAAACAGCCATGCTGTCTTGCTGAGTATGGACCCCCTTCCTGTTCCGGAAGGTTGAATGTTACGATAGACTGAACCGTTGAGAGGAAGGACTTTGTTTGTGTCATCGTAGACAACCATCGATCCTGTGATGTAGTCGTCCATGACACTTCCAAAGAAGAGAGCCTTATAGTCGATGTCGAACTGATCGAGCACTGGCTCGTCACCTATTATGTCCTTTACAACGTCTGTGAACACAGTGTTTCTAGTGTAGCTCATCTTGAGTACTCGCCGCCGTTGCTTACATAGGTTCCGAACAATGTGATGTCTATGCTTCCTGTGTTGAACATTATGTCATGACCCCTACCGCTTCTGAGAGAGTTGTAATAGGAAGATGACGTATAGGTAAATTTTCCGACATTGAGAGGTACTGTACTTCCAACTGCGACATTGACGCCCATGAGATGCTGATATGCTGGTCTCGTCTTCGTGGCGCAGAGTATCAGTTTGTCACCGGGCATCAGTAGATAAGGTGAGTCTTTGGAAGCAATGTTGTTGGAATATCCTTGAACCCCAAAGGGAGAAGACCCGTCATATACATCACTAAACTTATTAACAGCTTCATCAACAGTAGATGTATTTGACGAGTACCCAGGGTTTCGGAATCCAGGACCAAAGTCGTACATCAAGAAGTCTCTACCAAAAGGAGACGTTCCGCCACCGGTGAGACCTGTATGAGATCTTCCAAAGGGCACAATCGCTGCAATACCGATTCCGTACTCTCCTGCAGCATTCGACTCCAAATTGATAAACTTTTCTTTCTCTGGGAATTTCTTCGTAGAGAGAACAGTCTTTAATTGCGAAGCCGCCTTAGTAACAGTGGAGCCTGGAAAGACTCTATTGACGTGGCCTGCTATTCCACATTCAGACCTGGATGTCATGTTGACGCTCACACTTCCTGTGAAGTAGAGGTTGTCGGGAACTGTGACTACTGAGCCGACGTTGGCTCCGTTCTCTTCTGATCCGATTCCTGCAGGTGTCACAAGCGTTCTGTCGGGGTCTCTACGCTGTATGATGTCGTAGGTGGCGTCAGCGACGTCTCCTGAGTGTGTGAAAGAAGCATGACATATTACGTCTCTTATGCTTAGATCAGCACCGTTTATCACAAATCTTTTCTGGTGTAAGAGGGCAACAGAGACTGCCGGGCCTCCTGAATTTCCGATGCTATATTCATTGGCAATAGAGTAGCTGGATCCACTCTTTAAGTCGTCTCCGGAGCCCGTGATGAAAAGAGAGACAGTCTTGTCTAGAAACCAGTCCGGTCCAGCACACACGGGTATGCTGACAGTAGCCTTTTCAAGCATGAAGGGCCTAGATATGGTGACTTCGAACTGTTGCGCGTCCTGCGCCTTGAATTCAAGGCTGTTTGTAAAAGACTTGTCTTGCTGAATGCTTAGAAATACTGACAAGCTGCTGTTAGTCTTCTCCTCAGCGGGGAAGTAATACGTCGATTTTGTGTCTGATCCTTGTCTTAGAATGTCTCGAGATCCCGAGGCCAAGAAATTGCCATATGCGTCAAATCCTATCGCGTCTTCGATGTAGAGGCTGCCGCTAGTCCCATTGATTGATGGGGGACAGAAGACTACGGTGGGAAATGATGTCTTCTTGAAAGGGTCTGTCAAGATGGGCTTGACAGCATCCGGAATGATCCAAGATCCTGCAGCTACATCAAAGTAGTAGAAACTGCTTGTAGCTGCAGGTAGAACTTGTTGAGTCTTGACTGAAAAAGACTTCTTTATCTGCACCTTGCTAGTCAGCGGCTTTCTTAGTGAACCATTCCCAATCTTCGGGTCAGACCCCGTGCTGAAGAAGCTTAAGTCTTGTGTTCCTTGATCGAATAGCGCATCTTCTTTGAAGGGATCTGCTGATCCGCTTACCAGCGGATCAGAATATACAAATCTGTCGAAAGAGTCCCACGTCATCGTTCCTGTGACATACAGGCCCTCAGCGTCTGACTGCGACACTATGTCAGAAAGTTGTCGACCGTAAGTTGAAGACACGTACAGGGGGAGACTATTGCCCCGCGGGAGTCCGCTGGGCATATCTAGAGTCATGCTTCCTGAGAAGAATATCGTGTCTAAGTCATTGAAGACGCCTGTCGACTTCTTTATGAAGTCGACAGGATCCAGGCGGGAAACTTCTCTTCTCGGAAGTATTCTTCTCTTTTTCATGTATACGTGAGGCCTCCGAATGCCAGAGAGTCTGTACCCCTGATTGTGCTATCATACACAAAACCAGAAGTAGATGCCCGTTGTTTTTCTCTAACGTAGTTGTCTTTTGGCGGCATGTTCCTTATGACGCTTATCATGTCTTCAGCGTAGGTGCCGGTATTTGTGTGGTCTCTCGGATTTACTTCGTCGACGAAAGGTGTTGTTTTGTTGTAGTCTTGCGAGAAGTACCCCATCGTATATCCGAGGTGTACTTTGTAAGAATTTCCATATGCGTCTTTCTTCGTGACAGTCACGTCGTCGAGCAGATCAGCGTATGGCGTTTTATTACGAATCGATGGATTGAATTCTTCTACTGTTAGAACTTGGTCTGTAGAGTTGCTGAGCCTCCTGTAGTTACCTCCACCGAAGTCTCCAACAACTCCTCTAGGCTCGAAGGGAACGTTGATCGAGAAGAATGATATGATCTCTCTTATCGGCATTGCTTCAATGATGCCGTTGAAGATTGAGTTCTCTCTCTGATTGACGTCACTCGTTACAATTGGATAAGTGAATGCGAGTTGATAGTGGTAGAAGACTGCTTCGTCTGCTTGAGCTTTTATGAATTCGACAGGATTGAAAGTGTCAATCTCTTTGAAGCTGTCTGAATCCACGATGTCAAGATTCACGACCCCGTAGGAGTTCGGACTTTTGATTATGTGCCCAGGATCTCCCGACCACATCTTTACAAGTCCAGAACTCCAGATAGTGTTAGAAGATATCTCTATTCCGTTTCTAAATTGATCAGCCTGTCTAAGAGTTCCACTAACGATGTAAGCATGAAGAGACTGCCGCTGCTTCGCCGCCTGAGATAGACTCTGTTTGTTGTTTAGTCTTTCGTGAGCAAATAAGCCCACAACTCTTGACTTCTCGTTCTGGTCCGCGCTTCCGGAGACAAAGCTTGGTTGTCCTTGATCTTCAAAATAAAGCTTTTGAATGGTGCGCGTCGCTGCAATGTTACTAAAGACGTCGTCGTTTCCTGCCGGGAGACTTGCAAGCTGCATGTTTATACCTGTCTTGTTAGTACTTCTTCAGCGTAGTCTGTACCTGCTGCAGCAGGATGTTATCGTTATTGACTATCATCTTGTCACCCATGTACATCTCATTGTGGAAGTACTGCTTCTTGTGCCTCTCTAGCATGTGTGACTCTATCACGAAGTTCGTTCCTTTGTACTTCGTCTTGGCGGGCATCAGCTGCTCTATAAAGGTAGATATAGAGATGTCGAACCACCTGTAGAACTCTAAGAACTTCTTGAAGTAGACTCTGTCTGACAGCCTGTTGAAGTATATGTCTCTCATTGTCTCAAGTGCCGGATAGTCTGGCGAGAACGCAAGCTCAGGATTTCCGATTGCAGAAGCGAGAGAATCGAATGTAGAGAACATGTTGATAATGTCGTTATTGAGACTGTCGATGAGAGAGAACTCTATCGACAGCCTCGTATCGTCTTGCGGAACTTGTGTCTTCATCTGGAGACTGTGATAATAGCTCGGAGCTGGGACAGACCATGGATTTTCCGAGAGAATATCGTCATCCAAGCTGAGGAAGCTTCTGATTCTCACTTTATCGTCGGAGGAAATTTCATCAAATGTCGTAGATAGCTGAGTGAAGATGAACTGCTCTCCCATCAAAACGTTCGAACCAGAGTCATAGCCGGAAGCATGGATGAAGTTGTTGTTGAGACTGTAGTCGACGAGCTCTATCCTACCCGACGCATCAGCTGACAGAACTTCTTGCTTCGATATTGCATTCATTCTAAGCTTTTCAAAAGATCCGCTCTTTACGTTCACGAAACTGTAGTTAGTGAGAGGATTATCGACACCCGTCGATCTGTAATTCTTTGCATGCTCTTTCCACTCGCTGTCTTCCAGATGCTTCGACCAGAATTTGATGTTAGATGCTCTACCAATGAAATCTCTCACTCTCGCTGTGTCTGGTACGCTGTCATAGTCATTCAAGAACTTGTACCCACTTACACTGAGTCCTCCAGGAACGGTCTGATTCTTTCCTAAGACTACATAAGATCCTGAAGCGTTGTGTGTCGTACTCGATTTTCTGAAGACGTTATCCTCTCCTAGAGGATTTTCCAAGAAGAAGGACGACGTCTGGTATAGCTTATTCTGTATTGTGTTGTCGAGTGACGCAACTCTCAAGAAGTACGAAGAGGACACAACTGATTGTGAAGCATCATTGCGTTGACAGCCGATCGAAACGTACCACTTGTCACCGCCAAACAGACCGCTTCCTTCCATGTCTAAGCTCATCTTGAGCAGCGGAGAATTTGTTGCTGTTCCGGGCCGTAGATAAGCTAATACGCGTGCAGGAGTGGCACCAAACTCAATTCTTGGTGTTGCGATGATGTTAGCCACCAAGCCTGGTGAGCTAGCGACCGTTGAACCGGTGACTATCATTCTCATGAGAGACTGGTAGTTGTTGACGTCTGTTATCTGAAACGTCTTCTGCGGGGGTATTCTAAAGACACCCTCTAGTGCCCAAGAACCAGATGTAAGAAGCCCGTCTGATGCATCGCTAGTTCCGACGATGTTGCCATTTCTATATAAGAAATTTCCTGTCGGTCTAGGGAAACCAGGCTCTACTCTAGAGGCTGACAGGGGATTTGAGATCGCGACGCTCGATGTCACAAAGTCTAGCATGGCATCGGTCACCATCTTTTTGGACCTCGCTGTAGAGAGCTGTTTGACTGTAGGTCCACCGTATTCTCTGATCTTCAGGCTGTTGTCAGGATCGATGCCTACAGACCGAAGAAACGACCGTATGCTGTGCTGAGTTCCCTTTGACCGAACAACGTCAGGTAGGTTGACAAGCACTCTTCTTAAGAGAGCAGAGTGTATCTTCTTAAGCGGTGTCGTCGCATAGTCGACTCCTGCATAGTCCTCACCTTCTATGTACTGAGCCACTGAAGCGTGTGCGAAGAACGGTGGCAAATAGAAGCCACTCTCTCTTATGAGATCGTCTAAGAAATTGTCGGGAATCGTCTCGTTCGTCTCGTAGTCGACAGTTCTCAGTGTGCTGAAAGAATCAACATACATCTTGATGTCATCGAAGAACTTAGCCCAGATGTAGAGAAACGACAAGATTATCTGGCCCGTACCCTTGACGCCCTGACCAGGTATTCCGTCTCCTGAGTATGCAGCTCCATAGTTTCCCAACTCAGTGTTTGTTCCGTCCTGGAAAGCTCCCTCGAGAAGATAGTGCTTTGGAACAAGGTTGATAATTAAGTTTGGGTTTGACCGGTCATACGTAGATGCACTGGTGAGGAGCGTTGCGTTCAGATCTAGCACATCTGTGTATGCCGGGAATAGAATTACCGTGAATTCTTCCCTCTCGTGTGTGACTGGGTTTAGAACGTCTTTTGATGCGTCTATCCTGAGGCTCGAAGTAAAGTTATTGACAACAGAATGGAGAGCATTTCCACTGCTGTCAAGAACTATTCTATTGACATCGTCATTCGGATCAGATGACAATTTTCCTTGAGGCTCGTTAAACCTGTAGTACAGCTTCAGGTCGGGGGTCGAATATAGTCCCTTGGCTGCATACAGCTTTTGTGTCTTTGCATCGCGAAGCGAGTGAAATACTCTTAGTTCATCGAGAGTGCCGCTGAAAGTCTGTGTCGGTGTGACGAGCGTCTTGTTCGAGAAGAATGCTGTCCCGGAACCTATCAGAAATTCAGCTGTATCAATGTTTAGTTTCCCAAATTCTATGCTATTCTTGCTCGTAGCTACTAAATTTTCATTGACAAAGAACTGAAGAACGTGCTCTCTTGCGTCAGACTTGTTGAGAGACACACAAATGTGGTTGTACTCTCCCTTCTTGAGGTTAGCTGACACGCTGTTTTGAAATGAACCTGACGATACGCTGAATACAGCTGTCACATCGTCAGAAGACGAGGGCTGAAGATGGACAGACAATCCTTCTTTCTGTGTCGAAGACTTCTGGAAGATGACCTGTGTGCCGTTGCTGATTTGCGGCAAGAAGACCTGTGCCTCTATTGTGAAAGAAGTGTCAGCGTCGGGATTGAGGATCGAGTCCCCAGAAGAGTTCTTCGCCAGGTCAGGATACAAGAATCCTGCTGAGTCTTTGACTGATATCCAGTTACCTAGGCCCGCTGCATATCCAGACGCTGGGTCTTCCCCAGCTGCTGTCCCTGAGAATGCTAGAGCTCCCTTCCATCTGGGAAAATTGTCGTAAACGTACTTATCAAACCCCGATAGCTTGTCCAGGAACTGCTCAACTTCGAGTTTTGTACCATCGAAAGGATAGCCGTTGATAATTGCATTGAACGCCTCGTTTACCTTGACTTCTGCTGAAGAGAAGAACGTGTGGTTCTCGAATCTCGACCAGTCGAGATTCAGTTGCTGCGTATTTCTAAGTGGGAAGCTGAGCGGATCGTACTTAAAGAGTCCGCGTGTGTCTTCTGGTGATATGGGACCGGCGTCGATGCCCGTCAGCCTGACAGGTTTGGCATCAAATCGAGCAGACTTTATGTAAGATTGTATGTATGGATAGGTTGATCTTACAGACATTCCTTATTCCTCGACCCTAAAAGTGGGTGAACAATCGACGAACTTCTGAGTCATTCCGTTGATCTTGACGGCGACGTCGATCACATAAGTCCTTCCTGGCTCCAATACAGAGGTGTCGAGTATGAAGAACATGCCGTCAGAGTCAGAAGAGACTTTCGTAGAGTTCTTATCGAAGTCGAATGGTATCACTTGCTCTCCTGTAGAGACGTCCCTCACGCTGTAATAGACGTTCTTCAAGACTATACCCGGCATTTCGACTGGGACTCTCACGACCTGGATGAGTGGGCTCGAATAATCGAAGATGTTGACCCTAACGGACGTCTCACTGTTCTTTGGTTCTATCGATTTGAGACCCGTGACTGTGACGACATAGGACCTGCTCTTGCTTGATTTAGAAGTACGCTCGGGCCGCCGAAATGTTAGAGTGCTGCCCGTTGCATAACACACGCTGTCATCGAGTGACTTCCAATAGGGAGTAAAACTAACAGATCCGCTCATCTCCAGCTTCTGCGCTATGTCAGGGTCGTCGGAGGGCACATTGACAGTTGCTGTGTACACACCTGTTACAGGATTTATTCCCAGTGTCAGCTGGGAACCCGTGAAGTAATCTTCGTAAAATCCGCCTGATATACTTGTTACCAATTTTAGAAGCAAAGAATCAGAGCCGACTATGTCGTAGGATGCAGACACTATGTTAGCTGATTCTCCTGCGACGTAGTTGTATAGATTGACACTGCTGTCTGTGTCAAACACCAAGTTCTGTGAGTCGTCGCTCACAGAGTCGTCGAATCCATAGATCAATCGAGGATGTTTGAGAGTGTTATACGCGTGTCTACTGCCAAACCGCTTGACGAAATAAGTCTGTGAATTTGACTCCAGGGATGAAGTCAGAGACACTCGAAAACCGCTGTCTGGTAGCACTCCGACGACTGTCGCCGATACGATCTTCGTGACGTCAACTAATAGGTCTTCTGCACCTGTCTTAAAAGTCTGTGTCGACTCAGTTGAACCAAGGCTCTTATACTTGATGATGTAGTCGCCTGGTGTGTCGTCTAGACAGTCACCTGTGCATCCTACGCCATACCACTCGACACCGTAGTCAGAGTATTTCCAGTTAGCGACGTCTCTATCTGTGTAATAGACAACGTCTTTTCCGACGCCTTCATTGAAGGAAGCAGACAGAGGAAACACACTCACTTTGAAGTTAGAGGGTGTAGTCTGACCAGCGTACACGTCTTTGAGAGAAAGTTTACACCAGAAGCTGCTGTCTGAGACGTCTATTTTGTTCTCGGCGTGCAAGTTCTTTAGCTCTTTGAGATCAAAATGGATTAGAAGACGTGAAAGTTCAGTGTTAGGTGTGTTGCCTGTGTATGTGTTGCCATAGAGCTTGTAGAGGTCAAGAGAGGCAGCTATTCCGACATTACTTCCGGTCACTAACTTCTTTTGAATGTACTTGCTGGTTATGTACGTGTCTTTGTCAGACTTGGCGACCTTATACATCTGATACTGCCTCTCCGATTATGTCAATGTCTGGGAATCTTATCTCAAATATTCCGCCGTCCGGTGGGTACAATATCGAATTTCTTGTGTTCGACTTCGGGTCGAATATCACGTCTGAGTATTTCTTGTTGTTCTTTATCGCAGAATTCAGGCCGAACAAGTTTTTAAACTCTACTCTATCAACAGCTAGAACGCCTTGACGAGCAAAGATGGTGCTTATAATGTCAGAGATGATGATCGGCTGGTTTATCTGAAAGTTCTTTATATTGAACTGACTCTTTAGATCTCCGATGATGTTGAAGATAAGTGTACTCTTATTGAGTGAAGGATCCGACACTATCTTGAAGTAGAGCTGCAGATTAACTATCTTTGCGTCTTCAACGTCTATCGCATCGGAGACCATTCTATAAGAGTTGAGATATGTCCTCAAGTTGTTCTTGAGTGTATTTGGTGAGATAATCAACTTGCTATTTTCATCTCTTGAGGCAATTGCCAATCGAATAGCTAGCGGATTGTTCTCGTTTCTCATGATAGCAGCTCTGAAGACTCTTCCAAAGTTGCTCGGCATCGTGTACACACGTGCTAGAAGATCTTCCTTGGTCACGACTCTCTCCTGTGTATGTTTCATTCCCGGGATGAGTGCCAAGAGTTCATCTGAAGTTGGGGCATCCTCTCCGCCTACAGCTGCCGCGGCATTGTATGCTTCGATCGTGTTTCGAACTTGTACTTGTAAGGCAGCAGATGGGTTTGTGGGGAAAGACATGTCTAGACCTACTATCGTTCGAATCGATCCGGGTGACACGTTGTGACTGAGCCCGCCGCCGTATCGATACGTGATATTCAGCATCGTATTGGAAGCTGCAGTGCCAAGCGTCGTAGTCTTCAAAAGAGTCGATGGATTGATTCCAATCCTAGAGAAAGCGTTGCCATAGGGCAGCGGAATAGCGAACTGTGATGGGTCAGGAATTATGTCGTCTTGTATGTCCTCAGCGGATCCACCGCCAAAAGTCAGTGTTGTGTTTCGTGTCTGCAGAGAGACGTCTCGCAGATATCTGTATGGAGCTGGTACTACTTTAATTACGTTCTGAACTAGACTCGAGTCCGACGTATTTGTGTTTAGAACACTCTTATACACGACGTCGTGTGATAGACTTCCGACTTCGTAATATGTGTTTCCGTACCCGTCTGTTACACTTATCACCTGTGTGATGTCGGGTTGTGACAGGACTATCTTTCTGTATGGTATGAACACACCGACTGAGAAAGATTCTGTCGTAAGGTTGCCACTTGTGCAGAGTGTGTCAGGTCCGGACTTCTTGAGGATGTAAGTAGCAATATTACCCCCAGTTCTTCTCCCTGTCGACTTCGTCACGTTGCTACCGAGGACAATATTTCCTGCTTCGTCATATCTCCAGAATGCTGCATTCTGCAGAAGAGTGAAGAGTATCCCGCTGTCAGATCTAACTGTCGTACCTGCAGCTATTGTAGGCAGCAAGTTGAAGTCAGGATTAGTTGGGTCTGATGCTGAGGCAGGTACTTCGATGTAGAAGTCGATGTTGACTAGAGATGCAGAGGCACCCACCACCTTTATTCCTGCATTAGCTATGGCTCGCTCTATGTTTTTAGTCTCTACAGCCGTGTCGTAGTTGAGCTCTGAATACAAGTGATCTAGGTAGAATGAGAGGTTGTCTCCAACGTAAGCAGCCATGTCAAGAAAGAGACCACCGAGCGATGCGTCAGAGAAGTCCTGTATTCTGTCAGGATAGTACTGACGTGCGTAGTCGAGTATCACTGCACGAAGAGAGTCGAAGTCTCTTGCGAGGTAGTTCCGTTGCCTGACCGACTTCAGTGCTTGTGGATTGTTAATGATTGCCATCTTCTCACCTAACTATCTTACGACCGTCGTGTCAGACTGCATACAAGACGATCTGAAGACGCTTTTTCCCTGTCTGAAGCGCAGGTATCGTGTACGTGATGCTGACTTTAATTACAGCCGTGCTAGCGTTTTCCGTCCTGTCTGTTTCTGACATGAAGTCTTCGAGATCGATGAAGGGCATCCATGTCTCAACAGCAGTCTTTATTCTACTAATGGCTTCTGCATCGAAGCTGTCTTGTGATACTAACTCTGTTGTGATAGGTCGAAGATTTGCTCCAAATTTGTATTGTCCGAGACGCTCTCCCCAGTTGGTCAGTAACAAGTTTCTGAGGTTGTCTGCAAACTGATCCTCCAGACTGTAGTTCATGGAGAATATTCCCTCAGAATTTGTTCCGAGAGCTACAGGCGTCTTTATTCCAAAGGGGATCTTCGACGTGGCAACAGCTTCTGCTGCTGTGATCTGTCTCGTCTTACCGACGCTCTTGAAGCTGATCGATCCCATTGACGTTAAGTAGCGTGTTCGTCAAATGCGGACCCATAGTTTTTTAGCAGGATCGGCAGGATCTGCTATGTCTCTCTCTTCTACAGGATGACCTGCAAAAATAGCTCTGTCCGGGTATTTTTCTAAGTCTTTAGTATTGCCGTAGTATGCGTCTGTGTTTACTAGAAGCAAGTAGTGGTTTTTACCTGTCTCTGCTGTCTTGTCTGGGTTTAACCTGCTTCTTGTTAGTCTAACGTGGATGTGGTCCTCGTGGGCCGACTGTGGCGCAATGAGTCCTAGCACAGCGTCTTTTTCGGGATCTTTTGCCCTATTTTTATTAGCCCAGTCGACCATCTTTGCTCTTACACACGGTCCCATCGAAAAAGAGTTAAGAATTGACCTATAGTTGATCTTCGATCCTGGCTTGCGTTGTTGAATGGGTGTCGGCATCACCTTGTCATTTGCCGATATTTCAACTTTTCCACTCTCCGCAAGATCTATGAAGTATTTTCTAGACCACTTGACGAGCTCATATATGACTTCTCTGTCGTAGTAGTCTGCCTTCCAACCAGGAGACACCCAATGAAGCTTTGCATTAAAATCAGAAGCTTCAGTAAGCGGTCCGTCTTTATTCGCTCCGGCGGCGTCAGGCCTATACACGTTAGCGTCTCTAGTCTTGTTGCTAGATGCTAGTGTCTCTTTCTTCACTGCGCCTGACGACAAAAAGGTTGTCTCGAGCTCTGCATGCTCTCTTGTCAAGTATCTTGAGTTGGGATTCATTCCTGTTATTCTTGTGTTGCCGTCTCTCATCGGGTAAGCCATGTCGAAAGACGCACCTGCGTGTGCAGAAAATGTCGTAGTGATCGGAGGCCCTGACTTATAGAGACCGTGCCTCACTCTCGGATTTGTTGTTTCTGTGGAGTGGCAGTATCTCCATCCCTTACCCTTTATCTTTGAGCCCTCCGAGTTTATCCAGTCGTCATCTAATCCTGATATGTTTCCAATTTCAAGGACGTAGTCAGGTACTTCGAAGCTTTGCGACTTCATGTAATCAGCCAGAGCATAGAGATAGTCGACTGTAATGGGATCCCCAAACCAGAATTTTCTATTAGTGTCTTTGAACACCCACTTGGCTCCTGAGCCTTCATCAGGATCAAAAGGCAACAGATTGTGAAGTGCTGCTTCTGCTACCAAATCGGGAGACCGCTCTTGTTTCTTCTGTTTATAACCCTTAGATTCTGCTTCCTTATCAACAACAATTCCAGCGCCTATGACAGAAGATGTGCCTGCGAAAGCAGCACAGTCTGCTGTGACTGATCCCATTGCTTTTGCCGCTGCAAAAGCTGTTATGGGAGGAGAAGACGACGGAGATGACTCATAAGCTGACATAAACGGCTTTGACATCGTCTGACAAGATAGTTCAAAAAGTCCTGGTATCGTGAACTTTAGCCAGAAGTCTGGCTTGGCCAGACCCGCGACTAGACCCAAGAATGCCGAAGGCAGTCCTGTCGCCAGAGCAAGCTGTATATCGAGTGCTCCAAAGGGCGCAAATGAAATGTTAGGAAGCTGCCAGTCTAGAGCGATGCTCGGCGGCTTAGGAATTACTAGACCCGTGACTTTCGGTATCATATTTGGAAAGTCCAGCGGTTTTATCTTCAGCAATTGAAGCGCCATAGGAATAGGAGCTGCAAATGATGCGGCCACAGATACCAGATTTAAATCTGGTAGAGGTGCAGGTAGACCTAGCTTAAGCCCCAATGCTATAGGGTCAAATACGGGTATCTGAAACTGTGACTGAACGTTGAGAGCCCGGGCAACGGAAGTATACATTCCATCGATCCAGAATTTATGGAAATCAGGGTATTTTTCTTTGTCAGCCAAGTCGAGATCTTTTGCCTTATCGAAGACAGGGATCGGTGGCATACACGGAAATCCCAAATTGATGTCACCTGTCGACAGAGCTTCTTTTGTCCGCTTGATGAATATTCCCCGAGCCTCGTCTGTCAAGACGAGCTTCCCAGAGTTTGGGTCAAGCTTTAGGACGTTTGCAGCTTCTTGTGCCTTTGGGGGTTCAGCCATATCTCTATATTACATCAGTCTACAAGAACTTTCTTAGCCCAAGTTCCCTGACCTGCAGCTCCTGTTCCAATGAATCCTGCTGATGTATCACTGATAGCATTTGGAAGTCCAAGAACAGACGAGGCGTCTCCTGGGTTTGCGGCAGGAACTTTTACAGCAGGAGAGTCAGTGCATAGTATCGCCTTATCTGCATTGTCACTACCGAGCTTAATATAGCCAGATGCGCTGGGGGTGAAGACAATGTCTCCGTTCTTCTTTATCGTGATGGATGCATAGAATTTTGACTCTGTCTTTTCTAATAGAATGTCTTTTCCATCAGGGGCTTTTGCCGTGTCTGATCCCTTGACGATTATCTGTATGTCTGATCTTGCTATGATTCTAACTTTGTCTGACTTTATGACGACAGCAGCGTCACCTTCCGTCGAGTCTTTGACTTCCGCTCCCTGACCTGAGAAAGAAGACACGTTGTTGTCCGACAGACCAAAGTTGGTGTCTACCATCGTTCTTTGAGAGACTAGGACTCTGCTTCTATCACTTGAGAAGTCAGGATCGCCCTCCATAGGAGATGTGTCTTGTAGATGCTTTCCCAGCTCTTTGTGAATCTCTGCACCCTTCTTTTCATTAGACTTTCTATAGATGCTTGTTGTAGACACGGGAAGACCGTGCGTGTCAGACAATTGGCCACGACCAGCGACGATGTCTATCGAGCCTGCTGATCCTACCATATCAAGTGTCGGTTGGGGTACCTTTGACTTCTTATCAGGGTCTTCAACATATTCGGCGACTGGGCCACTTCTGTCTGTACCTAATACTACAAGCGTGTTGTTAGTACCCTCTAGAACAAGGTCCCCGGGTCGCTTTCTAAATCTGGGAACTGACTCGTACTGCATCATTGCAGCCCCGTCTGTTCTAGACACAAGATCTTCAAATATGCTCTCATTACCACTAGACAAGTAGACTTGCTTTGGATTTGTGACTCTGAGACCGTCGTATGTTCCGACCCCACCGTTCCTTAAATCGTAGACAGGATCGACCTTTCCGTCGTTCTCTTGTCTGTCCTTGAGTGAACCGGCTGCCATCGATCGATCGAATGCTCTCGGCGCATGCGTGTGGTTGACGTCGTCGGCAAGATGATTCTCAGTGACTCTGCCGAACCAGTATGCTATATCGGTCGCAGGAGCTTCTGGGTCCTCGACCATTGCCCATAGCGTCTCACCTGGTTTGCATGGAAGAGATATATGCGAAGGGAAGAATGGAAACAAGAACATTGGATTGATCTGCCTGTCAAGAAACTGGCCTACAATGGCGTTTCTTGGTAGCGTCCTTGCATACTGCAGGTTGGACACTTTGAGAACGGCATTCCAATAATCAATCTTTTTTTCGTCAATGATGTTATTTGGGTCTGTTATGACCTCAAGCACCACGACTTTTCGGAAGTGCGGCTGGTTGCTATAGCTAGAGACTGTCTTTCCTTCGTACCTGCCTGATACGAAGTCTTGTGCTGAAGACGCATTCTCGTGCTTGTCTCTTAGCGCCATTTATCCACCGATCTTTCGAAACATCTCGTCAGGATCTATAGACTCTTCTTGCTTGCTCTCTGACTTTGAGATGAGCTCTGAGAGACGAATTAGCTGCTCGTTTGCTTTGCTCATTCTCTCGATGTACGTAGCAAGAGTCTTACCGTGGATTGCATGCTCAGTACTCTTATCTTCAACGATGGTGACAAGAGTGGTGAATAGTACGTAGGCATTCTGTCGATCGACTATTGCGTTCTCATATATCTCTTTCCACAACTTCTTCTTCTTGTCTGACACTCCATCAATCTGATCAAGAAGGCCTGAGAAGTCGCGTACTTTTGACTCGAGTGTGTCCTGAAGCTCAGCTATGGTCTGCATAACTACAATTATTGTTCACGACCTCTTCGCGTCCGATTTCGTCTTCTTATAGTGCTTCTTAATCGTCTGCATCGTTGTTGTCAACTGCTTCGGCGTGAGCCCGGACAGCTCTCTCATGTATAGAAGAATAGCTCCCTTGTTGAGGAGATCAAGATCATTGATGTTCTCAAAGATAGTGATGATGGAATTAATGCATATCAGCTCATTCTCCTTCTTGACCTTCGTTCGTATCTCATAGAGCATGTCAAGAGTCAGCTGTGATGACCTGTTGTCGTCAAGCATCACGTCTTGCGCAGGTATCGTGTTGTGTTCTTCGACGAGTAAAGTCTCATACATCGTGAGGCCGGCTGGGTCGTCAAGACTGACGCTCTTCTTCAGCTTCTGGGACTTCTGCTTCGTCTTGATGATGAGCCAGTTCTTTGCTACGACGTTGAAATATGAGAAAGCATTGGTGCCTCGTCTGTGATCGAATTTGTGTATTGTTTCAAAGAGAAAGTTGATGCAGTCGTTCTTTAGGTCGTCATGAGAATCGTGTATTGAAGTGAACTTGTGTATGTTGATGAGACTCTCCACAAGCTTCTCAAAAGCCGGCATGATGTGGTAGACATAGATCTCATCTCTCTTTCTTTTATCTGTCTCTGACTGAAAGCTGACGATCGCTTCTTGCGTACCGGAATTAAAATAGAGCTTTGGGCTGATTTTCTTGTCGGTTTCTTCACTCATCTATTTCGTCGCCTTCTATCAGGGGGTTAGATATCTTGTTTGCGACGAGTAGAATTGTGTCCCTTGCACGGTTCATGTCCTGCAGAAGTTCTCTTACTACAGGCTCGTCTGACACCACTTCGATCTTCGTCTTTGCATCGATATTTGTATAACAAACGTCAAGCTCATCTAATGACTCCTCTATCTGAGCGGCTACTGCCTCAAGTTTGTCATAGGCCAGCATATTCTTTCGGACGCTGTAGTATGCTATGAACGTGACGGATACAGAATACAGCGTCAACAGTAGTATCACGGGACAGCTCCGTTCACCAAATCGTCGTATTTCGGCTTGAGAGAATCTAGTGAATACTTCTCTAAGATCACTCTCTTCATCGATTCGGCCCATTCTTTAGGAACAGATGCAGAAGACTTAAACTTCTGCGCTTTTCTCTTGAAGTCTTCTTCAGAAGGATTTGCCCACCTTGCATTATTTACGAAGATCTTGTCATCAACTCTTGACGGGTGTATCTTGTCAAGCTTATAGGAGATCTCTATGTACTTTCCATTCTTAAGAAATTCAGTGTGACCAGACCAACCTGTAGCAATGACTGGCAGTCCTGATGCTGCTGCTTCTAGTATCGGGAGACCATATCCTTCCCCTCTTGTCAGTGTCAAGAGGGCCTTTACCTGTGGGTGTCTATAGAGAGAGGCGACCTCAGCGTCTGACATGTCACCATGAATGAGGTGAACCTTTGGAAATGCACTCTTTCTCACTTCCTTTAGTAGATTTTGCAACAAGTTAGTCACGAGTCGTCTATCGAGCTTTGTGTTTCTTCCCATATTAGTCTTCAAGACCAGGCCTACTTCCTGGTTATCTTTGAACGCCTCACAGAACCACTTGACAGTGTAGAAGAGGTTCTTCCTGTCATTCTCTGGATTGCTGCCTGTCATCTGACCGAAGACTAAGAAGTTGAAAGGTGTTGAGAACTTGACTTCATCGATGTGTGTCTTCTCGGCGGCAACGATTGCATCGTTGTAAGCTTCGGGTATCACTAGGATCGGGACTGTGATCTTACCAGATGACAACAGGCAGCTCTTTGCATGCTCTGATGGAACAACCACAGCTGACATTTTGTTGCAATATTCTGGCCAGGATGGGTGGCACGTGTCAGTCTCTACTGCTGCCGTGACGCCAATGTTGAATCGACCTAGCGATGGATTCCACTCATTCGGTAGTTGAATCTGTACTGTGATGTCGTACAGCTTATTTCCTGGGTCGACTGTCCTTTCCATGATGCTTCTGATGAGACCACCACAAGCGCTTTCGTCTATGATCCACGGAGTTTCACCCCACGGAGTAGCTTGTACTTGCACTTCGAAGTCGTCTCTTCCTATCGCCCAAGCCGCGATCTGTCGTGCATGGACTCCGTAACCTGACTGAGTCAGAAGCGGTCCGCGGAGAAGTACTGATTTCTTAAGAGTGGTGGTGCTCATAGTTCTATCTTGCTCCATCTGTCGAAGGACTTTCTATCATCTCTCCACCTAGAGATCGTTGAATCGAGAGTGTTGTCCCAGTCAGAGACGACTTTCTTGAGATTATACTCTTTCTTCGCTCTCTCTCTTGCCTTGTTGCCAAGTGCCGCTCTCCCCTCAGGACCGAGTTCATACATCTCCATGAATGCATTTGCGAAAGTCTTGTGAGACACGAAGTCTTCATAGATGTAGGGAACGAAGTGATTACCAGCGAGAGTTCGAACTTCAGGGTCCAGACCGATACCGTATTTTTCACCTGTCTCATCGTCGTATACCTGTCGTGTCAAACCGCCTGTCTTCACAACTATCGGCGGCTTGCCACATAGAATCGACTCTAGAACAGGTAGACCGAAGCCCTCATTCATAGACCGGTTGACGACACAGTCGCAAACGTTGTAGAGGGTGCTCATCTCCTGGAAGCCTATTCTCTCCTTGGAGAAGACGACGTTGTCTTTCACGCCAAAGAGGTCGACAAGCATAAATAAATTTGTTCCCTCTTGATCAAGTGGGTCTGTGTGGAGGATCAGAGTCGCCTTCCTGTGGCCGTACTTTGCCTCAAGGTCATCCAAGAAAATCTTCCACGACTCTATGATGTCGCTCGGAACTTTTCTCCTCGCATTACGACTGACGTACATCGGCGTAAAGTGGTCGACCTTTTCATTGCCTAAGAGCGCTGCTTTGAACTTCCTAACGTCTTCTTTCGGAAGCGGCTTGTATAGATCTTCGGGAACAGCGTGAGGAATGTAGTTTGTCTTCTCTGGGAACCTCTCGTGTACCATCTTGTATGTCGGATAGTTGATGCAGTTGACGAGGTCGGTCGACTCATAGATGTGACGATTGAACTCAGGCCAGGGAGGATTGTCCCACAAGTGCCAATAGACGATTGGGCACATCTGGTGGATCTCGTCCTCCATCTCCCAGACCCACATGAAGAAACGTGGGTCAGTAAACAGCATCAGGGCATCAGGCTTCACCTGAGCCAGCGTCTTGCGTAGAAGATTTCTATCACCGAAGCCGTTTGTAGGCTTGATGATGAAGTCAGGGTTGACTACGACCGTATCGTAGTTGTCATGCTTAATCGCTCCGCCGAAGCATCTGAACGAATACTTGCCTGTTTCTATCAGACCTGATACAAGCCATCGGGCCTGTGTGCCTACTCCGGAGGTGCTCACTTTACAAAAAGTTTTGGACTATATCATCACCATACTTGATTTGGTGTTGGGCGCTGTCGGATCATTGCCGTGTCTTTTTGATTTAGGCTAACCGTAGTCTCTGAACCTTCTCCAGAATTTCTCCTTAGGAGCTTGGCTGCTGATTGTCGTATAGTAAGACTTTTTGACCTTCGCGCTCACCGTTTCCAGTCACGCTGTGGTGTCTATCCCACGAGTTTCCAGCAATTCACCCAATTTTACATCCGCTGAGCTGTGGTCGTTCACGGATGGTCTGACAGTATCAATATCTTTTTCTTTTCCATTTTCCTCCAGCCATCGGTCGAGCTTATCAACCCAAGATCCATTCTTGTATTCGCTCTCCCGTATGACGAGGATTCTATACCCTATCGAAGCAATTGTTTCCAGTCTTTTTGCATCGTTTGTCCATATCTCGTGGGCATGCATTTTTGACATGATGGAAAAAATTGGACTCATACTTTCAGGATTGCAGTGTCGATAATTCTATAAGAACTATCTCATGAAATGAAACAACGCTGAAGTATTACGGACAGTGTTCTGTCTCTCGGAACTCACAGTACGTGCATGAACTCTTGTTCTTGATTGACATGCCCCGCTTGACAGATGCGATCATGTTACTCACCACCTTGAGCGACCGCGTGATGGGGACCTCACCCATGGGAACGGTGAAGAGTTCACAGTGAGTACCAGGCTTACCACTCTTCTTGAGGATGACGAAACCGCAACGGATGTCCTTGAACGGGACCTGGGGATTCTTCTTGTGCCAGAAGTTCTTGTAGAGCGCCAACTGCGCCTTCACCATGTCGTCTGACCGCTTCTCGCGGAACCAGCCTCGCGCAGAGGTCTTCCAGTCGAGGATCCAGTAGAGGTCCTCTCCCTTCTTGCCCTTCGCCTTGATGACTCCGTCGATGAATCCCTTGAAGGCGTGCGGATGACCCTCGATGGACTCATAGAGTTCGTGTTCAGCGTCCACCACGGTCCACTCGGGAAAGGTCTCATCGAGGAACGCCGGGACCTCAGAGAGTATGGCAGAAGAATCTCTGAGCGCCTCATTGAGGGAACGCTCGTTGAATTCTTCGATATTTTCGTTCTTCTTCCAGGCGTCCTGTATCGCTGCGTGTGCGATCTCTACCTTCATGACGCGTGTCAACAGGTAGTCCTCGCACGCCGCGTGTACTGCAGTACCGAACTCTAGCACGGGTGAAGGCTTGAAGACATCGAGCTTCTTGACGTGAACGAGGTGGTGTCGGAAGGAGCACTCCTTCCACTGTTTCACTTCAGAGAAAGAAACGTGCGGCTTTCCTGTCGGAAGAATCTCGAAGGACGACTTGTCTTGCATTGTAAGACCATACAGTGCAGAGACTCAACAGTTCAATTAACAGGTTTTCTTGGAGACAGCGCGACCTACTTGCTTCTCCCAGTCTAGGTCTTTTCTGACCTCTCTGTTCTTGTTCCATGCAGATTGTAGGACTAAGGGGCACACGTCTAAACTCTCTGCAACTCTGATCATAGCATTAATGTCCTTCGGAAAGCAGTGGCCTCCGAAACCTCGATCGCCGTCAGGGCCAGGTACACTCCAGTGACTCTCTCCTAGGCGCCTGTCGTACTTCGCATATTCGACCACCTTGTCATAGTCCACATTTAGACCGGATTTGTCTAGAGCCTCGCAGATCTGTGCCATCTCGTTAGCGAAGGCTACCTTGACGGTGAGGAAGTTGTTGGTCATGTACTTCACCATTTCAGCCGTAGTGCTAGACGTTTTGATTAGTGGAACCTTCGGGAATGCAGTCTGGAAGACTTGCTTTACTTCGTTGATCCAAGGACGAGGTCCGCCGAGGATGATGCGGTTCTGGTTGCGCATGTCATCAAGCGCGTTGGCTTCTGTGAGGAACTCTGGGTTGAAGACCACGTGGAGACCTCGAGGTCCGAACGCCTCGTTCCACTTCTCTGTAGAACCAGGTGGAACTGTGGACTTGACAACTGCGATCCTCTCACCAGGGACAGATGCTAACTCCTCTAGCACTCCTTCCACTATTCTGAGGTCCGCCGAGCCGTCCTCGTACATGGGAGTCGGAAGACACACGAAGTAGACGTTGGAAAAGTTTTCTTTTGATTCACAAAGTTCAACTAGGTCTTTGATGGATGTTGGCCTTTGTGGCAGTCTCGTTCCGTCTTCGCCGCTTCTCCAGGCTCCCGTTGCGTAGTTGCCTGCTTTGTCATAGGCATAGACTTCAAAGTTTCTCTCAGAAAATACTGTGGTGAGAGACCCGCCGACGAATCCTTGACCAATAACTGCAATTGACTTACTCATGCTGATTAGCTTTCTTGTATGAGATAATCAAATCTAATACGTCGGACTCAATTTGCTTCTTTAACAGTTCAGCATTTTGAACCACGCAATGTCCGCCAATGCCGTTAGTAGGTGCATGTAGTACTGGTCTAACTACATTCTTCTTTCCTAGTTTTGTGTAGCCTTCATTGTATGTTGTGTTGTATGAAGTCATGACATCTTCGAAGTCGGCTCCAAGCTTCTCACATGCTTTAGCAGCCTCGCCATGAAATGCAATGCATAGACCGTAATACGTCGTGTCTAGTAGCTTTGCTAACTCAGTAGTCTCTGAATTGGTACAAATACGCGTCTTAATTCCTAGCTCTTCAAGATGGATAGACGCCAAGCGCGCATCTTCTTGCGAAGTAGCTCCGATGATTTTCTCGAAAGTCATAATTCCTTCGAAGAGATTCGGATGAACTCCCCTGCAGGGTGAGTGACAAACCGCTGCAGACGTTAGTGACTGCTTCAGCTTCTTTGTTGTGCCTACAGGTACTGTAGAGTGAATGATTACAATCTTTGACCCAGAGAGAATTGCAGCCTCTTCAACGGTCCGAATGAAATCAAAAGAGTCGTTAAAGGGCAATGCTATGTTTAGCACATCTAAGTCGACCAGACCGTCATCTCTCTCTAAGTCCTTGACTTTGACATTGAAGCTTTTGCTACTTAAAGCATAAACCTCGTGTAGAGCGCGACCTATCTCTCCAAACCCTAGAATTCCAACTGTGTTAGTACGTGAGTCTTTGGGTTGCATTTTTAGCTTTTTCTCTTATAGATCTTTCAGCTCTTGTGATCATGTGTTCAAGTGTGAGTTGTGTCTCTATCGATCGAACATTCTCTTCTATTGCAATTCGTGATTCATCTGATCTCAAGAGGTTGTCTATTTCACTTTCTAGCGTTTCGAAGTCTAGATCTTCTCCCATTGATCTATAGTGAACGTTCTCTTGGCATTCCCAGGGCGTGAGTTGCTGTCTAAGCGACAAAACGCACTTACCAAAAACCATGAATTCATAGAATTTTCTTGAAGAAAGACCGACACCGGGTAGATCGATGCATATTTTGCTTCTTCTCACGAGATTGTAAAAGTCATCTGGTGATACAGATTCGTCGAATAGCTCGAATTTTATGTCCCTTCTATTCTCTCTTATCTCTAAGAGCTTGTCGTATCCCCTGACAGATGCTCCTGACCACCATCTCTTGATGTCTCTATTCTTGGGCCAAGCATATGGTCTGTTCTTTGAATGCTTGAGACCGCCCGCAAAAAAGACGTCGATGTCTTTTGTGACAGGTGCAAATTTCTCTCTCATACTGAAGACGTCTTTTATTTTGTTGCTAAAAACACCTATGGGTAGAACGTCTTCTTTGAATGGATAGAACTGATTGTACTCATCTACGGGATGAACCTGTGACTTCAACACCATTACGTCGTGAGGTCTATAACGATGAAGTATGTTGTTGTAAGACGGCCAGACTATCTTACAGTCGGCAGGTGTTCCTCCGCTACCGTCGTCGACGTCTAGTATTACGAGCAGTCTTTTTCCATCTTCTTGCCACACGAAGGCAGAAAGATTTCTTCCTATGGATTCTGTAGATAGACTTTTGTCATGCACGCTATCAGGACCAACATTTCTTTCCAACAAGCGGTGTTGGAATTCTTGTATGTGATCTCTATCATTCAGACCAAAAAATGTGATCATTAGACCGATAGTACACTTAGACCAGCAGGATTATCAAGATTGTTCATGCAAACCCAAAATTCTGCAAGGTATCTGTGATTATCGCCACGCGGAGATGACGGATTCTTGCTGGTTCTACTCTTTACTAGATGTCCATGTGACTTCTTAATGCTTTCAACTGATGGGTCGGGTAGTGACGATAGGTGTCTTGCAGATGACCACCAGAAATTTCCCGTATATGCAGGGCATGTCTCTCCGTCGTTCATTTTTACTCGAGCTAGATCGATGCCTACGACTCTGATATTCTGCAAACTTTCAAGACATTCTACATGTTTATCCAGAACGCCGACCATCATTCTTTCTCTCCAAGAATCATCAGAGTGATTCTTGGGCTTTGAAGCTCCTTTTAGATGAAGATACAAGATGGGAGTGTCGCCGTCTAGAAGTTGTGCATCTTGGTATACTCTAGAGAGAGTTGGAAACTCGTACTCAAAGACGTTTTCTTTGTGATCTACTTGTTGAGCTTTTTCATACTCGCCAAAGTTTGTTTTTAGAGATTTGTGGTTTCCTACAGTTACAATTTTTACATCAGAGAGCTTCTGTAAAAGTGATGAAGATTGCAACCTGTCGTATATCTCTCTGAAAATTTGATCTGATCTGTCAGGATCATTCGAGATCATATAGTGAATGTAGCATATCATTTCTATGACTTGCTTGCTTGATTCAATATCCATTCATAAGTCTTGACGATGCCATCTTTCAACGATGATGTAGGTTTCCAACAAAGCTTCTCTTCGATTAGCTTGTTGTCTGAGTTTCTTCCACGGACGCCTATGGGTCCCGTAACATTCTTGATGCGAATATCTTTCCCAGCCAACGATGCTACCATCTTCACAAGATCTTGTATCTTGATCATCTCATCGGATCCAATGTTGACAGGTCCTTCGAAATTAGAGTCCATGAGCTTTCGAGTTCCTTCTACACATTCATCGATGTAGAGGAAAGATCGGGTCTGCTGACCGTCACCCCACACCTCAATTTCATCACCGTCTTTTGCTTCTGCCACCTTTCTACAAATCGCTGCAGGAGCTTTCTCTTTGCCACCCCTCCAGGTTCCTTCTGGCCCGAAAATGTTGTGATATCTGGCAATTCGAACTTGGAGACCGAAGTTTCTTGAGTGCGCAAGATATAAGCGCTCACTGAAGAGCTTCTCCCAGCCGTACTCACTGTCCGGAGCTGCTGGGTAAGCTGACTCTTCACTGCACTTTGGGTTCTCAGGATCTTCTTGATTGTAAGCTGGGTACATGCAAGCTGATGAGGAGTAGAAGACACGGGGCATCACCTTGAATTTGACTACTGAGGAAACGACATTAAGGTTGATTGTTGCGGAGTTGTGCATCACATTGGAGTCGTTTTCACCCGTAAAGATATAACCTGCTCCACCCATATCTGCGGCTAGCTGATACACCTCGTCAAATCCCCTGCCCCAAGAAGTATCTGTGTGTAAGACAGAAACCACAGTAGACAAATCTCTCAAATCTCCAATGACAAACTCATCAGCTGCTGTAGAAGAATATTCTGGGTGTTTTAGATCAACGCCTCTCACCCAGTATCCCTCTCTCTTGAGACACTTCACGAGGTGTGATCCTATGAATCCACCTGCTCCACAAACAAGCGCTTTTTTCATATGATTGTTATTGGTATGCATTTATTTCTCGTAAGAGACACAGATGCTGTAGCAGTCGACCTTATTGTTAATCATATCAGTACGAATCTTTTCAATTGGAAAGATCGATCTGATATTATTGACGGTGATGTTCTTCCAATTGTGTTCTTTTATTTCACCAAACAGTCTATAGTCGTCGATTACTATGATAGACTTAGAACATGTTTGACTCAAATAGTTGTTTATTATTTTGCATTCATCGAGAACAGGACAATCATCTTTACCTCTCCCCGTCGTCCCGCCAGACCAGTGACCATCAAGCCAAAAGACTGTATTTCCAACACAAGATGAAAGTATCGACGGAAGCAAATCTACGCAATCACCCAAATAAGTTTTTACGTTCTGTAGTCTATTAAGCGACTTTTTCGATTCTTCGTAATAAAGATCGGATATCTCAATTGTGTGAACTTCTCTAAAAAGTGAACTCATCCTTGCGCTAGTCGTACCTAAATGAGTTCCCGTCTCTATAAAAATTGGGAAGTCTTCTAAAGCTGCGTTGTGACTATTCAATATGCTTGCAAGAACGTTCTTATCTAGACTTCCCATTTCTTATGACCTTCTCTTTATTAAAGAGCATCCAACAAATACATCCCAGTCTTCAAAGTCATAACATTCGTATAGACTCGATTTTCTTATCTCATTTTCATACACAGATTTGCATTCGTGTACAGGTTCTTTCGTGTCATCTATCAGAATGTTCATAGGATGAGACAGCACAGACTCGCATATTTCCAAATCTTTTAGGAATGAGATTCTAGTGTGATCGCCATCAATGAATGCAAAGTCGTACAACTGAGACTCTTTCTTTATGAGATCTATATTGGTCTTTGTTGACTCTTTGTCGTTGAATACAAGACTCGCTGAATCTACATTGTGAAGTCGATCAATATCTGGTATGTGATGTGATACTATGATCTGTCTTACATTTTTAAGACTTGAGAGATCAACATACTTTTTGATGTCGCATGTAATTAACAATCCGTCGGGCATGTAATCATCAAAGTATTTCTGAAAAACTCGAGAAGATTTTCCCGTATGTGTGCCTATCTCTAGACATACTTTTGGTCGAAAATGAACAAGTGTGCTGTATAACGCCTTCAAGTAGTAGCATTCGTCTTTTTTTGGCCCTACTCTTCTAGAAGGTTCATTGAATTCTTTTTGCTTGATAATTCTCATTTCTTTAGACGCACGGCTCTCTCTATGCACTGTGCTTTTGCATCATGTCCATAGCAATGGTGTTCGAACCATGCCTTAGATTCTATAACAGGAATATCGTTGTAGCTTAGATAATAGCAATTAGATACTTGATCGCTAGTGTTAAAGACTTTAGTTCTTACTTCTGGTGTTTCTGGAAATCTGGAGATATCGGTGACATCGACGGATATCATCTTCTCGCATAGATCGGGTATGGAGTGAGCTGATTCTACGTGTTGAGATGAGACGCCCCACGTTCCTGTGTTGTAGATTGAAAAGTTGTCTGTTCCAAATGCCCGCTTAGCTGCATACTTCTCACCCCAGTACTCGCGACCGTCGCTACAATTTCTCTCCCGCTTCCAGACAATTGCACCATCATGTTTAAGAAGATCGTCTATGGGTTTCAAGCAAGTCAAGTCGTTGTCAAGCTTCAAGACACCTTGATTCGACTCTCTTGCAAAATAGTCAAAAGACTTTATGAGAGGCCAGAAGCAGTACCAGTGTGAAGTCCACTCACTGATTAGGCTTCTTGCATCTGTGATGGTCAAGTTGTGAGTATCTACTGCATATTCATCGAGTTTTCTGATGAGCAAGTACACATCGTCTGTAAGGATCTCGTATGGAAGATGTGGGTTGTGATGAAGAAATGTTGCAATTGAAGCTGCTGAGTATGAAAAGATGAAGTCCTTGTTCTTATAAGCAGTTTCAGCCCATGGACGACCTGTCCCTTTCATCTTCGACAAATTGTAGTCGAATACTAAGCTATAGATCTTCATCTAACTCTAATACCCCTGACTGAAGGATCTATATTGTACTTCGTAAACATTTCGCTCATTACATCTGGATATTGATCAACATTCCATTTTCCTCTGTTGATTGCAGTGCAGACATAAGGATACACGATAGAGTCGTAATGGAATGCTCCAATCTTTCTCTCACCGTTGTAGACAAGCGTTCCTTTTATACCAATCTCACGAGCACCTGAGTTCCACGATTCTGACTCCAGCCACTTCTCTGATTTGACATGTCTATACAACTTGTCTATCGATGACTTCTTCCACATCGTTGCCTGCATGGAGAATGCATCATTCGTGCTCATGTCGACCTCATAGATGTCTTCCTGCACTGGTCTGTCAAGCGGTGTTGAATATCCGCATCTAATTAGACGTACATAGTCATAGTTTGTATTCGACAAGAAATCTCTGTACCTATTCAGAGCAGCATAGTCTACATCTGCAAACAATATGAAGTCTTCTTGTGAATAGATGACAAAGTCTTCTTCGATGCTCTTGAGACACGTAGTGTACTGCTTCCAGTATGGATCGCTGTCTTCGTATGTTACAAGTGTGTGTTTGGTGTGTTTCCATGCATCTCGAGAAAGCCTGTCGGAGAATGCATAGCTTTTCAAGCTCGCAGCATGCCTTGTTAGCTGACCGAAATGCATGTCCCAAACGTCTGAGTATTTAGAAGTAGTATATGTGACAATTGCGACGTTATTTGTCATGTGTCTTCTCATTTGCCTGAAGTGATGTTTGCTAGACGACCCTCGCTTCTTTTAATTCTTAGCTCGTCTAAGCTGTCATCTTCACCTGGGAGCTTCTTGTAGACGGTGGACTTATAGGGTATGGTGTCAATATTCTTGTCTTCTACGTAGTAGTACGTAGCTAATGACATTCTTCCTCTATCTTCTGGGCACTGTAGAGGGTGTGGATGCCCGTGGTTCGATTCGGTGTCTGTTCGGAATATGACTGCTCTGTTGAAGATGGGAGCGATTCTTTGACACAGACGAGTCATATCTTTGTCCCAAAGCTCTAGATGCCCTCCCCAACTTTCATCCCAAGCTTCGTTTAGATAGACTATCAAGTTAACCTTTCGAAGCATGTTAATCTCTTTGTGTATGTTGAAGTCTTGATGTACGTCGAGCTTTCCACCCTTTCTTATGTAATGAAGGCCTCCACCCCTAAGAGAAGAGTCAGACCTTAAGTTTTCGATCCCTGTGACTCTAGATAGCCACGATACGAACTCTACTCCGTTTACGCAAGAGAAGAATTGTGAAAAACAGGCAGGTAGTCGTGATATGTCGTTGAATGCTAACTTTCTCTCAAGCGGATTGTCATATACCCACCAGACGTGATCTTTTACGCCTGGAAATGTGTTGGCTAGGTCAGTAGCAAAGCTCTCTTGAAGAAAGTTGTCAATGACTATATGGTCGAACGGAGCTGCGCCCCTAAAAGATTCTTTTAGACTCTTCTCGTCAAGCAAATTCACAACATTTCTCATGTCTCTAAATCTTTCGCTATGCCGTGGTAGTAATCTACAACTTTTTCAATATGCAGAGATTCTCCTTGTACGAGAGACTCGCTTGCTAGGCTAGAGTAAGCTTCTTCATCTTTGACTAGACGTTCAACAGCATTTTCAAGATCTTCAAAGCTGTCAACGAATACATTCTTTCCTCCTCCAAATTGCTTGAAACTCTCGTAAGGAAGACAGACTGTTGGAATTCCGTAGCTCTGAAAATTGCTAAGCTTGGTTGCAGGCTTGTAGCGCAAGATCTTGCTCTGATATTCACTCTTTGAATCATCTCTGTCGAAGTAGACGATTCCTATGTCTATCTTAGAGAATGCTTCATCTAGCTGATCGTGACTAGTCACATCCTGAGATGTGAAGCTAACGTCTAGCTTTTTGCAAAGACTGATCATGCTATCTTCGTGTATTGTCTGCTCTGGCAAGCCGACGTAGCCGAGTCTCTTCGGTCTGCCTTTTAGCATATTGTGCTTCTTCAAGAAGTTGCAATTGTGGTGAGGAATGACATAAACGGGCTTGTCAGTCACTTTCTTCATCTCATTCAACATAATGTCATTATTGACGATGTAGAAGTCTATTGATTGATGTGTGTATCTGACGAAGTCGTCTTTCTTCACTCTTCCATATAAGAAATCTGTTACTGGGTTATCTGCAACGTCAAATCCTACTTTGAGACCCATCGACTTACAGAAATTTGCATGGGCAGGATCAAACTTTCTAACGTAGATGATGATGTCGTTCTTTGGTCTTGCACCCGACAATCTGTCAACATCGAGGAAATCAGATCCTTCTATGCGGTCTGATAATTGCATTCCGCGTATTATTCCAGAGCTTCTATAAGAAAATCCACAAAATGTAATCATTGTCTACACCTGAAAATTGTTGAGTATTTTTTGTGCTCTTATAGCCGCTGTATGGTATTTCATGGCGTGGTGTTTTCCATTTTCACCTATCAACCTACTAATCTCTGGGGAAGATAACAGCATCGATAGTCTGTCTATCAAGGTGGATGTATCCCAATACGAAACAGCATTTTCGAAATCACTGAAAGGATTCTCAACTACTACATTGTATCTCTGATATAGACAGCACGCGCCCGAGCCTATGGCTTCGAAGAATCTGTCACAGGTGTCTCCGCCTCCCCAGGCGTCGATGACAATTTTAGATCTAGACAGTACGCTTCTATAAGTGAGAGAATCTAAATTGTCGGCTATTACTATGTTGTACGAAGTCTTGCTTCTGAGATTCATGCACTCTTGAACTACTTCTCTTCTCATACCTGTTAGACTGTGACCAAAAACACACATAACGTCTATGTCTTTATTGACTGTCTCAGATATGTGTCGACTTGATAGACAAAATGGAAGCGGAATGATTCCTTCTTCGAGATCTTGTGGATAACACTCTCTCTTATAGTAGAAATCTGTGATGTCTTTCATGTGCTGATTAATCCAAGGATGACCTCTTCGCCTCTCTGGCTTTGACAAAGAGTCAGACATCTGACCTTCACTTGGATAACCTGTACATGTCCACTCGCTCCCATCGATGTAGGCTGTCTTGTATCTCTTCTTTAGATCGTCTAGGAGATGATACTTCGGAGGTCTATTTCCTCTAACTTTACCAAAGAAAGCTATGACAGCGTCTGCATCGTGAGTTTCAAGTATCGACTCTTCGGATGCAGCTTCTTCTATGCCATTTCCTGCATCTGATACGATTACATTGCAACCTAGATCTCTAAGACCCTCCAGTGTGAGCTCTGTTGTATAGTCTCTCTTTCTATCAGGAGTTATGGCAATGATCTTCATACTGACAGCACCTTCAAGTACATTGCATTTACTTGATCACTGTCTAGCTTTTCGTATGCAATTTTTGAAGATAGCTCGATGCGTTGTTTAAAGGCTTCTAAGATGACATCGCACACTCTGGACGGGTCTTCGAATTGAATTCCGTGTGATTCACAGACTTCATTGATGCCTCCTCCGTCTCTGTGATATACTACGGGTAGGCCGCAAGAAGAAGCTTCGATGTGATGCATTCCACACGCTTCCCAGCGTGCTGCTGTTAGATACACGTCGTGCTTTCTAAGCTCATCCGCTAGTGGCATTCCATATAGAGGCTGTATGATTTTTGTATTTGTAGGTGCGTAGCCTTTGAAGTATCTTCCGACGTATGTAAATTCTATGTCGCTTCTATGAGAAAGCTGCTTATCAAGCTCAATGTATGCATCAAATCCCTTGTTGTAGTTGTCCGACCAGTGATGTGTGACTACTCTAACTGGGCCTTCTATGCTGTTTGTTGACCTCGGGTAAAACCACTTTTGATTGCAACCATTTGTTATGACGCTGCTATTTCGACTAAATCCTCTGTCTTCATAGTGGTTTTTCAACCACGAGCTTATGAAGACAGTCTCATCAGCTATAGCCGAATTTGCCTTGATGTTGAGGTCGACTAGGAAATTTGTTCCTCTTGCTACGTCAGTATCGTTTATCCTGTGAACTACTTTTACATTTCTGCCCTTTTCTCGAAGATGTTTTTTGTAAGATATCAGATGTTCTACTCTTCCGAAACCTTCGTCATCTCGGGGGTCTAACATTAGAATGACATCGACGTCATCTTCGTACTCAGTTGTTGCTTTGTGTCCATTATGCTCCAAGTAGTCAGCTAGACCAGTAGCAAAATGGACTCCACCTCCCCAGGGTGTACGCCTCAGGTGTCTGTTGAAGAAGACTTTCACTTTCTCCTCAAGATCTTGTTGTACTCGGGAAAGTATAAATAGTCGATGTTGGTTCCCAAGAAGCAACCGGTTTTCCGGAATCAAGTATGCAATACGAGCAATCGTGACCTGACCAAATACCTGCTATCTTCATGTGTACCTTGACATAAGGTACCACACTCTAGAGAGAATTTATCAGCTTTCTATACAGCAAATAGCCGTCTGGCAGTTTCCAACTGTCGACATCGGGTATTGCAGGTTCTGCTTTTGCGAGATCGACATTTATCGCACTGCTCGGTAGAACTTGTTCGGCAATTCCAACGGGAGTTGAGATGACAGGTACATTAGTAAGTCCACATTCGATGAGTGACTGTGGACCTCCTTCGTGTCTAGCTGAAACAACATACAAGTCCAAGCACTGATAAAGCTCGTTGACTGTGCTTTGATCGGGCCTTTCGAAGTACTTGTAAGGAATGCCCATAGTCTCTAGGCGACTGATCACGTATTGTCTTCTCCAGCCTGCAAGTAGAACGAAGGGTTTCTCCGCCAGCTTTCCTACGTAGTCAGCAAAAAGATCGGGACCTTTCTCCAGCTTTGGACTCTTGAGATCGTGACCCTCAGTGTCTCTCTGAAATGATCCAATTACTTTCACACCATCTTCAGGTATGTCGTACTTCTTGCGCAGTTCTGACTTCGACTCAGTTACATTCCAGATTTTCTGATTTGCCCAGTATTTGATGAAGTGTACGGGCTTGTCTGTCATCGGACGAATAAAGTCTAGTGTCCTCTCGTTATAGACGTGATACGCAGTTGTGATCTTGTCTCTTACATCGAACTCTTGGCGTTGCTGATGTCCGAATTTCTCTGGTACTATGTGGTGCACAGTTGTGATCACCTTCTTGTCTTTCAGCGCACCACTTCTCCAGAGTCGCTCCCAACACCAGTCTGCTAGTAGCCACACAACTTGTGCATCTTTCGGGTGATGCACACTAATGTCGGAGTTGTCTTCATTCCACTCTTTGACAAACCTGTCAACAATCCAATCTTCTCGAGGTGGTAGAACGTAGACTTTGTTCATGGTATCTTCTTTAGTAAATCTTCGAATATTCTAATGTAGTTACTTGCACTTGTTTCTATCGATAAGTCTGGGTGGTCACCCAGGTCGTTCTTCGATGGTAGGATACCTACCTGTGTCACGTCAATAGGAGGGGGCGAGTCGTAGTCTTTCAGCTCGTAGTTGTACTTCACGTCTTCGCGAAGGACAATGCCATAGTCTCCCACAATCTCTCGTGTTCCTCCGTCTTCTGTGCAGATGACTGGTGTTCCTACGGACAGGGACTCTACTACGGTGTTGGGACAGTGGTCTAGCCACGCGAGGTGTAACATCCAGTCCGATGCTTCGAAGACTTGCATGCACACATCGTGAGGCTGGTTTCCCACTACGTACACGTCAGACTCGCCACCGTTGTGTCCGTTAGATCCCATGACAATGAGACACGCTGTGGGATAGTGGGTCTTGAGGTGTCGAAAGAGACGGATGTTGTCCTTCAGTCTCTTCTGAGGATGCCAGTTCGCAGAACACACGAAGATCTTCTCGTGTTTCTCTCTGAGGAGACCCATCTGAGCCTCTACAGCGTCAAACTTCTTGTAACTGTTTGAGGCGCCGTTTGAGACAACTGAACCCTCTCGAGGAGAACCCCACCAGGTAGTCGTCATGTTTCTGTCAAACTGAGACTGCCATATGACATGGTCAGCTTGGTGATAAATCTGCTTGATGTTTGAATTCTTGTGGTGGAACTCGTCAGGTGCAAACCATATTCCATCTAGACGTTGTACTGTTCGCTTTGCAAGTTGTCTTCCCGAAGGCTCTATGAAAATGAGAGAGACGTCTGCATCTTTTCCACTGTCTAGAGCGACAGTGTGACCTCGCTTGACAAGCTCTGTTGTTAGTCGAAATGCAAAAGAGTTAGGACCACTTCTTGATGCTGGGTCGACATTGTCGACGTGTACCTTCAAGACCGCCTCTTGACAGCACCGACGAAGATGTCGCCATAGGGTGTTCCATTCATCATCGTAGCAAGAAGAGCTAGCTCCTTTGTTGGGATATTTTCTATCTTGGCACGCTGGGTGAAGATGTTAGGATCTAGCTCCATGGGACCTGATGACGTCTGTACTGTCACACTGTCATAGTACATTTGCGACAGCAGGTTCACTGACTCATTGCTAAGCGGCGTGTTAGCCTCTTTCACTATCTCAGAAAGAGTAAAGAAGATGTCTTGGTATATCTCTGAGCAGGTAGACGTGTCAAGCTTTTGTTCTTTCCTCCACTGCAACCTCTCTACCAGAAGCTTTGTAATCGTTTCGTTTACGGTAGATTTCATTCTATGTAACCCCTTTTCCTCAAGAAGACAGCTTCGTCTCTCTGAAACCTGGCGTCATCAGTTTGATAGGTCTCTGGGACGTCTTTGATAGTATAGTGGTACATCACTCGCGGTAAGAACAAGCGTTTCTTTGCTTTCTTGAGAACGGGAAGATAGATTGCTTGATCGCCGGCTCTACGAATGTAGTTGCCATCTTCCCCTCTAAAGTTCTCGTCTTTGACGTCATTGATGAGGCTCTTTCGAAACGTCTTCAGATGACTTGAAACCCAAGGAAACACATAAGGATCAGCATCTTCAGGCATGGGACCGCTGATGTTCTTGTCGCTAAAGCTCCACCGATGAGCAGTCCAAAGAGCATCACATCCTGTCTGTTGATAGGTCGAGTCTATGATTGCTAGCGCATCCAGATCGGTCAACCAGTCATCAGCATCTATCCTGCAGACGATGTCGTTATCATCGCACATCGAGATGCCATGAAGAACATTTGCAACTTCCCACTTCTTCTCTGAGTTGTGAATGATCTTGATCTTGCCGTAGCCGAAATTTCTAAACGAGTAGATAATCTCGTTGCAACGCATAGAATCGTTCTTGTCTGAAACGTCATCTAGTATAATGATTTTCCAGTCTTCGTATGACTGTCCATAGAGTGAGTGTAAAAGTCTCTCAAGCGTCTTGGATGCATTAAACATTGGACACACAAACACGAATCTATTACCAGTCATTGCTAATGATTCCCTGTTTTGTCAATAGGACTTGACCGTAGTCTATCTTATCGTCAGGTAGTCTTCTATCATCAAAGAATATTCTTCTATCTCCTATGATCAATTCTTTTGAAGGATCTTCGATAGTATCGATCAATTCTCTGCATTGAATTCCCGGGTCGTTCTTTGTTGGTAGATGATAGTCATCAAATAGAAGACACTTTTTCCACTTGTTTTTAGTCATCTCCCAGTCAAATTTTGTTCCCTCATATGAGTGGTCTCCATCGATGTATATGAGATCATATTCTTCTCTAATAGATGGAAGAACATCTCTTGATGTTCCATTCATAAAAGTTATATAGCTGAACCATTTTTGAGGAAATACACTTTTTAGACTCTGAATTAGGTTTTGATCGAAATTAGGATCAATTGTGTGTATCTTCCCTTGTATACCAAGCTCATCAAATGTTTTTGCAGCACAGAAGGTAGAATATCCTCTACCAAAACCTATCTCTAAAACTGACTCAATCTTATAGGTCTTGATAAGAGTACTGATCAAAATTCCTCTTTCGTAATTCGATCTATAGAAGGCCCCTACTTTGTTATAGAGATCTGACCCCCTATCTCTCATTCTTTCTGCTGTAAATTTTCCAATATAGTCAAAATCTCCAAGTGGAATGCTTGAGACACTTGTTCCCAATTCTTCAAGCTTCTTCCTTATGTCTATAATTTTCATTAGGTTCCTTCTCTCAAAGAGCCATTAGATTTGGTTGACTTCTACCGCACTTGATCGAAGGTATATTCTGACCATTCCACTTCTGATGCCAGATCCAACCTCCCGTCTTTTCTGCTAGTTCTTTCGCACGGGCCTCGATCATCTCTTCTGTCACTTCAGCCCAAGGTAGATCAAACATCATGTTCGTCTCTGCAGTGTCTTCGAGAGACTTGTTGAACAGAGAGTTCCAGTGACGTGTCCAGTAGTCACGATAGAGTCTCATCTTTCTGGGAATGTCAAACCAAGAATAGTGGTGTACGCCCGGTAAGTTTTCTACGACGGCATTGAACCACGTCTCATACTGCTTGAGTGCTGCGGCGTTGCCTGACATAGCAGCTAGCCTCAACTTTTCAGAGTCTTCGTTGTGGAAAGTAAGGTGCGGTATACGTTCTCCTGACTCTGTGTGGATCAGATCACAACCGTCTGTTCCACTCGAAGCATAGACGTCTCCATTTCCATCTTTGGCACGTAGCTCTACGGGAATTCCGTGAGTTATGTACGACTGGTTTCTGCTGAGACGCCACTTCCAGGGCTGTATGTCGACACGAACTTTTTCAGAGCCGCCCCAATACTCGACGACAGGGAGCGATATAAGATCAACGTTCTTAGGCATCTTGCTACACAAGTCAGACACCTTCGAGAAGTCGTCTTCGTGCACTATCTCATCGGAATCCATCTGCCAGCAGAACTCTCCCATGCACATCTTCCTAGCCTCGGCCTTCTGCATGCCATCGAACACAGCATGACGTGGATGTGACCAGTCTCTAGCAATGAACTTGACCTTGACCTTGGAAATCTCATTGAGCTTTTCCATAGCATCTCGAAGTTTGATCCCATCGGGACCGGTCTCCATACTAAGCATGAAGTCTTCTCGACCTTTGCCGTCTAGACCGCTGTTCTCCATCTGAAGCTGAAAGAGCTTCTCGGGTGTCTCATCAGTAGATCCTCCATCGACTACGCATACCTCATCACAGAACTGCATCATGGACCTGATGCTCTGCTCGAACGGATAACCTTGTGTTACGCAGTTGTATGTCGTTGTGTAGCCTGAGATCGTCGGCTTCTTATCCATGAGGTGTCGAATCACGTTCCAGAAAGTTGTAGGAGCTGCATATAGATAGTCGTGAATGCTGTCGATGTCGTCGGTTGCAAACCACTCTTCGTCTCTGTGCTGAACGTTGTCATTCAGCTCGAGCTTACATCCTAGCAACTTCGCTTCGATGACCATTCGAGGACAAGTGTCTGCGCCGGCTGGCAGATAAACAAAACCCTCAGCTGCTGCAAGCTTAGCTAGCGTCTCATCGTATCTCAAGTTCCAAATGACTTGAGCATCTTTGCCGTTGTCTTCGCACCACTTCTTGGCAGCCTCTGCCCCCTTTACCCAAGAGTCAGAACCAAGGACAACCCAGCCCTTACGTTCGTTCTTTGAAGCAGCTGTTCGTAGGATCTGGATGGTGCCCAGAGTATTTTTTGAAAATACACTAGATAGTACGATGTTGTCTTTCTCAGACAAGAACGGAAACAGTTCCAGATATCTTTGCTTCTGCTTCTCTGACATCCACCACATGCACAATGAACCGTAATAGAAAGCAGAGACCAGCTTTCCCGATAGGTTGTTCTGGCAGTCACACTTATCACCAGTAGATGCTTCATGCTTCTCTGGTGATCTATACTTGCAATACTTGTAGTCGTACTCTAAGACCGAGTACTTAAGGTTCGCAATGATGCTGGGGATTAGCTCGGGATTAATCTGTGAGAAATTTCCGAAGAGCCACGTTTTAGCTACGCCTTGTGACAGGTGAGCTAACTTCACATCTCTTGAGTGCAATTTCTGAATTTTGTAGGGAGATTCCTGGATGAGAGCTTCAGTTGTCAGCTCTGCACCGCCGACGTAGTCTTCTTCAAAAAGATCGGAAACAAATATGATATCTGCATCATCGCGTATTAATTTGTTCGGATCTACGAACACTGCGTCTCTGAAATTTGCCATTTCTCTGAATTCCTATTTTTTCTTTAAGACTTAAAATTCTTACTATTTAAGAGAGGAATCTACTTAGTCGCCCGGAGAATGTACATGGCAAAAAGACTTTCTGTTCGTCCTATTGCAGTTACGAACCAGAAGATAGAACAAAAGAAAGAGTCAGAGCTGCTCGAGGAGATTCAGCGAAAGATAACGTCTAGCGCAGCTCTCAACGGTGGATTTGATACTCTTCTATTCAAGATTGATAAAATCGAGCAATGCCAGGGACAAATAGTCACAAAAGTCGACAAGATACACGACTCGATCTACGATCCTATCGATGGAATCTTTGCCAAGATCGGAGCTGCTAAGATTGAAAACGCTCAACAACACGGTGAGACGTCACAGAAGCTAGCAGAGCTTACTGAATGGAAGAAACACCAAGAAAAGTCAGACACGAAGCACGAGCAAAATGTCGATGATAATGCTGACAAGATAGTTCAGCTAGAAAAGACCGTCGACCATCTTACAAGATCAAAAGATCAGGCTGGATCGATCATCAAGTGGATAGTAGTAGCCCTGGGCGGAGGAGCAATTACGCTCATCTTCAATTGGATTGAGAAGCACATGTGATCTTGTTCAATACACAGATTTGTCGTATGATAGATGAGTGAACAAAGTAGAAGCGTCGCTACAAGAAATTAGAAGCTTCATAGAAAATTCAAAATCTGTCACGTCTGCACTTTCAGTAGAAGGTGACAATTTACGTCTTAGAAGTAGATTACAGATATTCTTTGATAAGAAATACAGAGACAAAAGCACAGCAGGGGTCTATCAAACGCTTCTAGCATATGCTTCGAAAGCAGAGACGACGTCGGCCGGAGCCGGCATTCAGTTACTCAAGCTTGTAGCTGGTGCACCTTATGAATCAAATGCCATAAATGCCATAAATGCCATAAATGGCATTACTCGGGATAGAATAGAAGAAAAACTATTCTTCGTAGGACTTCGAAAGAGAGAGGTCGACATGTTTCTTTTAGCATGTGACATGTCTTCTCTCACCGGTAAATTGTCTGTTGTAAAATCCAGATCACTAGCTTCATTTGTAGAAGCCACGGATGGATACGTATTTAGCTTGCCTGTGCTGCTAAAACAGACCGGTCTTTATAGGAATGCAACAGTTCTTTGCATCGATGGTTACGTAGAAAACATCAGTGAAATTCATCACATTCTTGAGTATCTTGCCGAGAACAAAGAGACGTGCATGCTCTTCGTTAGGGGACTATCTGATGATGTTCTGAATACCATCAAGGTCAACAATGACAGGGGCATATTCAAGATCATACCGATAAGAGTGCCTTTCGATGTCGATAATGCAAACACCATGGTAGACATCGCAGTCGTATGTGGTACAGACGTCACATCGAGTCTTAAGGGGGACTTAATGTCTGCAATAGACATGAAGAAATCACCTGCAGTAGATGAGATATCAATTCGTGATGCTGCTGTTGTGATAAAGAACAGACGTACAGCGCAGAGAGTCGAAGATCACGTTCAGAACTTAAAGAAGATGATACAAGATCGACCTGAGATAGAGAGCATTCTCTCCAAGAGATATCGATCTCTCACGTCTTCGCACGTCACGATCTATCTATCGAACGACGCAATGTATGAAGCAACTCGTCAGAAATTCGACGAAGTCATTCGATGGCTGAGCCATGCTCTTCTGTGTAGAGAAGATGCAACAGAAGTAGCTAAGCGCCACTATGAACACTTCATGTCGACAATAGAAAGCTGTACAGCGATCGTCTAAGTTTACACTGTTGACTATAGACCTACTATTGTGCTATGAAGACCTCCGATAAGATTGTACACGACACCAAGCTGATAATCGACAGCGTGAAAGACACAATAAGCAACAACCTCATAACAGCATCGAAGACGGGTCTAATAGACATAAGAGAAGATCAGCTATCAAAGCTGGTCAACTTAGTTTCAATTTCAGCTGGAGAGGGATATCAGAAGGCAATTCGTGTCTTTCAGAAGTCAGTTGATAATCACATCGTCTCAGAGCACAAGACCGTATCCAAGACGGCGAAAAACAAGTAATGGCTCGAGGTCAGCGACATCTCATTAAATGTCGATGCGTCTTGCCGACGTTCAAGGGACGAGTCGATCCCCCAGCACACAGATTCATAGTTTTTTCTGTCATCAACGATGACGATACAGTAGTTTCTAAGTTTGCGCAGTGTAACAACTGTGGTGTCATACACAAGATCACAGACATATGCACGTCGACTATAATGACCGGTCGAGAGAACATGTCTTCGATCTTAACGATAGAAGACATAAAAATTGGTCTGCCATCAAACTTAGTTGACATCTTAGAGAGAAACAACGTCGACACATCAGTCTGGGAGCAGGCAAAGTTTATCTTGGAGAACAAGCAGTGGGGAAACTTCATACTGCTTGCTCAAGAAGAAGATGCAGGAGTGAAGCAAGGCAAGTACGCCGTCATTATGAGTGAGACTTTCTTTAAAGTTGAGTCCTTTGCAAGAGAAGAGGTAGTCATACTATGAGCACTGAGTTTTTTGGTCAGACAGCTTCTGAGAAGTTGGCTGCTGACAACAATGCAGCTCGACAGATCGTCAGAGAGATTAACATGTTCGGCATCAATGATAGACAGAGATGGCTGATAATTCATCTACTGTCTCTTGAGATCGAGAACGTCGAAGAGATGAAATCTGTGACAAAATTCATATCAGACTTGAAGGGAAAAGACATGTTTGTGTCGAGAGTCTTCTCGGAAGAAACCCCACCAGACCCTGAACAGGAGATTGTGTAATGGGAAGATCATCAGCTACGATAGAAGCGAAGAGGCGATCGCCTGGACACAATGAAGGTCCCGAGGGTGTTCAGATACAGCACATCGCTTCGGGTGACACTGCACGGATTGTAGTCTTGGCGGGAGACGTCAATGAGCAGTCAATCACGATCGTCGTAGCACAGCTTCTTCACCTTGCATCACAGAACAACAAGCCGATTCATCTCATCATCTCGACATACGGCGGTTCTGTTGATGAGATGTTTACTCTTTACGATACGATCAAGTTTTTACCATGCCCGATTCATACGGTCGCATTGGGCAAAGTGATGTCTGCCGGTGTTCTCTTGCTAGCATCTGGTGCCAAGGGGCACAGGATGATAGGAAGATCTGCGCGTCTCATGGTCCATCCTGTCAGCGGCGGCGCCGGCGGAAACATCTTTGAGGTGATAAATGACACGAAAGAGATGAAGCGTCAACAGAACCAGATGATAGAAGCGATTGTGAAGGAGACGGGATCATCTAGGCACGAGATAGAGAGACTCATGAAAGTTGGTCATGACGTCTACATACAGCCGCAGGAGGCTATAAGACTGGGCATAGTTGATAAGATCATTGGCGATAACTCATGAAGCTATGAGTGTAATCTTGTCCAACATCACTGTAGTGTCCTCCTGATGCCGCTTCACAAATACGACCAATATTTTCCCTTCACAAAGATGAGAGACCAGCAACGTCGAGCAATCGAGTTTGCTATCGATGCCTATGAGAGTGGAAAGAAGTACGTTCTACTAGAAGCAGGTACTGGACTCGGCAAGTCTGCTATCGGTATTACAGTAGCAAGATACATGGAAGCGCACGCTCCGTCTGTTAGGAATGCAGACGGAGAATTAATGACAGGTGCATACGTCATCACGACACAGAAGATTCTACAAGAGCAGTACATGGATGACTTCGGTCCAGCCTCAGGTAAGAATCTGATACGAACCATCAAGTCTTCTTCTAACTATAAGTGTCAGTTTTACACTGATCAGTCTTGCGGACAGTCGCGAAGAGTACTTGCACAGCTAGGAAAGCAGCTAAACGGAACAGAGTTTCAGAAGAAGTGTAAGACCAGCTGTCTATATGCTCTAGAAAAGCAAGACTTTATTGAGTCACCTATCTCTATCACCAATTTCTCTTATTTTCTTGCAGAGACAACGTATGCAGGAAAACTTGAACCTCGAGCCCTGCTCGTAGTTGATGAATGCCACAATACAGAGACAGAACTTGGTAAGTTCGTAGAGGTCACATTCTCTGAAAAGTTTGCTCGCGACGTCTTGAAGTGTAAGGTTCCAAAGCTTGACTCACAGTCCGCAGTGTTCGAATGGATTCGAGCAGGCTATAAGAAGAGTCTCAACAAGTATGCGAAGGACCTCGACAAGAACCTGGCAAAGCTATCAGGCGACATTGAAGGATACGGAGAGTTCTCGAAGCAAGCAGAGATGCTTGAGAAGCACATTGGTAAGGTAGAGCAGTTCATCGAAGTCTACAGAGATGACAACTGGGTGATGAACATTGCATATCCGCAGGAAGGCAACAGAAGAGGAGCACGAAAATTCGAGTTTAAGCCCATCGATGTAGGCCCTTATAGTACGTCTGTGTTCTTCAAGAGCGGAGCAAGAGTCTTGTTAATGTCGGCCACTGTTGTCGACAAGGATGTGTTTTGTAAGTCCATTGGGTTACCCACAGATGAAGTCGCCTACCTTCGAATGCCTTCACCGTTTCCTGTTGAGAATCGACCCATCCATTACATACCCGTAGGAAGCATGTCAAAGGACAACATCGACAAGACACTTCCTGTCCTGGCTGAGGCTGTCAAGATGTTGCTTAATAAGCATCCGGCCGAGAAGGGCATCATCCATTCGACAAACTATAAAGTTGCAAAGTATCTGATCGACAACGTTAGGTCGAACAGGCTTCTAACACACGACTCTAACAATAGAGACGAAGTTCTCCGAAAGCATGTCGAATCTTCCGAACACACTGTTCTCTTGAGCCCATCAATGATGGAGGGCGTAGATCTATCCGACGATGCATCCAGATTTCAGATCTTGTGTAAGGTTCCGTTTCCTTACCTAGGAGATCTAGTGATCAAGAAGCGAATGGATAAGAATAAGTCATGGTATCCATATATGACTGCAAAGTCAGTCATTCAGTCTTTCGGTAGGTCTATTAGGAATGAGAAAGATCATGCTGTTTCCTACATCTTGGACTCTGATTGGGACAAGTTCTATACAAGAAGCATTCACATGTTTCCAGAAGACTTTAAAGCCTCATTTGTGAAGTGATAGTTGTGAAGTGATAGTTTACTCCTTTAATGCCTGTGTTACATTTCCTGCAGGAGGTTTATCTTTCAAATGAGTGATTCAAGTGTTGTACTTACAAAGTGGTCTGAGCTCAAGTCTCTCGTAGAGGCTCTTGAGGTTGACGTCTTGAAGAATGGTGAGAAGGGCGTAGCAGCTGCCGGCGTACGCGCACGCAAGGGTCTTCGCCACCTTCAAGGCGTTGCCAAGGAGCTTGTCAAGCTCACCCTTGAGACGGACAAGGCTAACAAGACAGAGAAGTGACACAACGAGACCCCATGCTTCTTGGCATGCTGGGTCTCGTTCTATATTTGCAGCCAGGAGATACATACAATTATGAGCAGACAACACCAGATGATACTAAGAGAGTTAGCACAGAAGAATCTCGATCCCAAAGCGGCATATGTCGCAGGAAAGAGCGGACTTGTGCCTCTCAAGCAAAAGGCTATTCTTTCGACTTCTGCTGAAGAAAAAGTAGAGATTGCTACAGAGATAAAAAATATTTCTGCACAAACGCCGCCTGTTGTTAAAATAGGCGAAGAAAAAGTCGAAGTAACAGTACCTGATCTTCAAGTACAAGTCGAAGAATCAACAGCCGCAACTATCACCGAGACGACCTCTGAGTTAGAAGCCGTGCAACCAGAGACGCATGAGCCGACTGAAGTTGCTCAAGACAAGCCAAAGAAGAAGTTTGGCAAGAAGTCTGCTTAAAGAATGTGCTTCTTTATCTTCTGATAGACATTCTTTTCAATCTGACAGATTCTCATTCTAGTGAGTCCATAGATCTTGCCAATCTCTCGCAAGGTCAGTGGGCCTTTTTGTGTTGTTAGCACTACACAGTTCTTCTCCTGTGGATATTCGATCCACTGTTGACATGTCTTTCTCATGCAAGGCAAGCCTTGTCTGTCAACAGCCTCATAACACTTGACTCCCGTTACAACGGGTAGATGCTTCTTTCCTATTTTGTCAGTACTCATCGGTGTTAGATGGTATAATTGTGCTTAGAGATCTTCTTGTTCAAAGACGTCTCATAATTCATGACAAAAACTTTCATCTTGGACACGAATGTCCTTCTCAGTGATCCTAAGTGTCTCAATAACTTTCAAGACAATAACCTCATCGTTCCGATGTTGGTACTTGAAGAGCTAGACAAACACAAGAGCAGATCGGACGAAATTGGTAGAAACTGCAGAGAAGTCAATCGGTCTCTGGATGACCTCTTTGCAGGACGCGACGCTGTCATAGGTGTGAAGCTTCCTTCCGGTGGAATTCTTAGAATATTGTCATCTGGCCCCGAGTACACCATGGGTCTCCCACCAGAGCTGAAGTCAACGACGTCCGTTGATAACATGATTCTTGGATTTGTCGATGGATACAGGAAGAACGTTGATCCCAACGTCATCCTCGTGTCCAAGGACATCAACGTTCGAATAAAGTGCTCTGCCCTTGGAATATCTGCTCAAGACTACCTTTCTATGAAAGTAGCGGACAGTACAGAGACGCTGTATACGGGCGTAAAAGTTATCATTACGGACCTTAGCGTCATCGAAGACTTCTATGCAGGTATCTGTCCTGAAGCTACGATCGTCACAGACAAGTGTGTTCTACCGAATGAGATAGTAGTCCTCAAGAACGTCGATGGTGAAGGTAACACAAATAGCTCAGCTCTAGCTCGCTTTCAGAATGGGCGTCTGATGCCCTTGAAAAAGATCGAAAAAGTCTTTGGCTTATTCCCTAGGAACAAAGAGCAGAAGTTCTCTATCGATCTTCTGATGGACCCAGACGTCAAACTCGTGACTCTCACAGGTCGTGCAGGTTGTGGCAAGACTCTGATTGCAATGGCCGCAGGACTCGAGCAGCTTGAGTCGATCGGCGATCAGCAGAGATATCAGAAGTTAATCGTGTCACGCCCTGTTCAGCCTGTCGGTAGAGACATCGGATTCCTACCTGGTACGCTGGAAGAAAAGATGGAGCCTTGGATCTCTCCGATACGAGACAGTCTCGAATTCTTGCTTGGTGCCTCACGAAAGAATAAGAATATTAGAAAGAAGAAGACAGAGGAAGGTGCTACTGGATTTCATGATCCCTACCTTGAGCTTCTACAGTCAAGAGGTCTACTAGAGATCGAGGCCATATCTTTCATTCGTGGTAGGTCTATTCCAAACGCTTTCATAGTGATTGACGAGGCTCAGAACTTGACGCTGCACGAACTCAAGACGATCATCACACGTGCCGGTGAAGGAACGAAGATAGTTCTGACAGGAGACATCGAGCAGATCGACAACGTTCATGTTGACACTTTCACCAATGGACTTACCTATGCCGTTGAAAAGTTCAAAGAATACGACATTGCAGGACACATCACTCTCCTCAAGGGAGAGAGAAGCGACCTCGCAACGCTTGCATCTAAGATTCTATAAAGCGGTCACGCCTCGCTCATCGACGTATATTTGAATATGAAGAGAGTCTGAGACTAAATGAGCGGAATCTTAGATCCAAAGTCACGTGTAATCGATGCGGTCTTCACTGTCGAGGGAAGGCGACAGCTTTCGGAAGACCGTTTTCAGATAAAGTACGTGACATTTACAGATGCCGACGTCGTCTACCAGCCAGACGCTGCTGATGGTCACATTGATCCTGCAGGAAAGATCTATCTCGAGGCATGCAATCTTCCTCAAGACAGGATCGTGTTTGAGACAGACACACGCGGTGGAGGAATTAAGTCTATCAATCCCGACGCTTCTGTCTTCAGCAATGCTATGCCTTCGATGAAGAGTGCTTTCACTGTCGGAAATTTTGTTGGCGGAGAGATGTTGACTTCAGAGTATCAGTACAAGCCTCGACTGTTAACAACCCCCATTAAGAGCGTTGAATATTCTACATCTGACGGATTCATATATTCAGATCCAGTTGGCGGTGTCACCGCTAGTATATTTTTCGATCCCTTTAGCCGCATACCTCTGACTTTTGAAGACCCAGCAAACACATTTCCGGGAAACGGCCCGTATATTTCCACGATAGGTGTCTCAGACGATCCGTCATCCGACGTTGTTGCTACTAGAATCAGCAATGCAATAAATGCCATGTCTGCATCCACAGGTGCAGGACCCAAGATCTTCACGACCACCCAGGGAAGCTACGTCTTCTTCGACTATCCAGGTCTAGGCAACATCAATCTTCAATATCTCGGGCAGCTTAAATCTGATCAGTTCTCACTCCTCGATACTGTCTCAGGAGGTAGAAGAGTTGAGGAACAGATAGTCGGAGACGAATTCTTGTCACAGATTTCTGGCCAACTTACGGCTTCTTTTGACAACTTCTTGGGACTTAAGACTTTGGCCTCCATAGACTTTCAGAAGAACGATCAGAATTTTACTCTGTCATCTAATACCGTTTCTTTCTCACTAAGTAACATACCTCCTGCGTATAAGTCTGCCATTGAAAGAAGTGATGTCGACATATCACCTTCGATATTTTTAGACGATAAGTTTAGTAACTTGCCCGAGTATCGATACTTGCCGCCGATCTTGAAGACAGATGAAGGATCGCTTAGAGCAAAATTCAAGAAGCTAACATCGAGAGAGTACAGCAAGACTGACATCCCAGCACTACTCGATAGTCCCGTTTCCGAAGTTGCAACACTCGCTAGCAGCTATCTACTAGGAAATTACCCAGCATTTGGTAGAAACACACCGATGCAGTTTACAGGAGACGGCGGCCTGAAATCTAGGCTAGATAAGTACGGACCTTCTAGCAAGTCATCGATAACTTTCGACCAGACCTCTCTTGGAAATAGACTTCTCGGCCAGTTTTTCGAAGTCGTATCTGATGGAACAGTACACACTGTTAACAAGCTTGACATGGTCGACTACGGAAGCATAAAGTCACCAGATGGAACGAACTTACGCGTCTTCTTTTTAGGCAAGCGACTATTGGATAAGATGAACACATCAGTATTCATCAACATGTTTACTCTGATTTATTCTCAGCAGTCTACGAACCTATGACGGATAATCGATGACAAGCAGCATAAAGAACAGCAAAGACTCAGCTACTAATCACGGCGCGATAGAGATGAGCGAAGAAACTGCTCTCAGTATCAGAGACTACGATGAGACGCTACAGACTGTCGACCTTGACGTGAGCTTCAAAGTACCAAGCTATAATTTTTTGTGGAATGGTTACTACTATTACAATGAAGGTCAACCGATAAAAGATGTCGGAAGAATCGACCATGACCCAATAAACCCACCTACAAACCTCTGTTTCACGAATGTGACGCTTAAGATAGAGAGACGTCTCACGCCCCGAGAGGTGCAGATAAATAAGGTTGCGGCCGCGGCCGCAAATAGCATTCTTGCAACTCACGATGCCAACTCTTTGAAGCAGCAAGGTCTATCGGATACATACCAGGGGATATATGAGACTGCTTCTGGTAGCCCGGGACGGGAAAAGCTGCTAAAGAGAGCTCTTGCAGGCGCCGAAGTACTTGATAAAAAGTACGAGACAGTCCATGAAAGCAATTACGACATAAGGAACACTGTCAGAGACGCATCTGTCAGTTATTGGACATCTCCAAGGCTAGTAACAACTTCTAATAACTTTGCTCAGAGTCTGATCTCTCCTACGAGACCAACAATCAACAGCGTAGACCAGACACCATTCAGACCTCAGGTGTCTTTTAGTCTCAAAGATAGCACAGCGATAGAGCTCAACAAAGCAACTCTTGAGTCCCCCAGCCCAGTAGACGCTTCGCCATCTCAAGTCATGAACATGACTTATGGTGTAAGCACGGCTTACGACCTCGGCATGCTTAATTCTTTTAGAGCTTTGACAAGAAACAACAGAGTTCTCAGTGGAATGACAAAATACTGCTTTGTCGACTCGCCTGATGGACCCTATGACGACAGGTACAATGTCGTTATCGGCAAGAACGTTAAACAAAAAGTCGATATATCTCTTGTTGTCTCAGGAGTCAAGATACCAAATAAGTCAAGTACTTATAGAATTTCAGTATACGCCTGGAATCAAGCACCAGGAAAGCCAATCACGAGCGGAAACAAACCGTATACACAGAAAAAGTCCATCGATGTGTCGCTAGACAGTCTAATAGATTCTTTCGAGTCTATGCAGTATGAGCCGAATGCAAGTCTTTCATATCCCGCACAAGACAAGAGTATTTTTTCAATATCTGTCGATGGACTAGCAAAGCGAAGCCCGTATCAGTCGTCAAAATATTTTCAGAGAGAAAGCAGCAGAGTCTCTAAGTTCAATGTGTATGTGAAGTCCCTTGGAAAAGCAGCTGCAGGTGCTCGATATGAGTTTGTAGGATCACTTCAAAATAAGCAAAGCGGCCTCTATAGTATCAAAACACAGCTAGGCTTAGTTAGAGTAATAGCAGTCGACGACAAAGGGCAAGAGTCGAAGAAATACAGAGACTTTGTCGTCGGCCGCGGGTACTCTTACTTCTCTGAGCTAGTAATAGTTCCTTCTTACTCTCGAGCTTCTGCTATGGGTAACAGTGTTACCATAAACGTGTATGGAATTCCAAGCGATGCAAAATTAGTCATCAAGCGAAGGTCATTTCCGGAGACCTCAGTGACAGACGCATATCCTGAGATTACACGGGCTTCGTCTAGAGTCGTTGTATATAGTGGAACTACTGACTCAAAGACAGCGGGAAGTCTAACTGTGGCAGACGATGTAAGCTCATTGGCTGGCAAAGGCTACCTAGAATACAATGCATATTTACACGATTTATCTGGTGCACTTCTAACAGTTTCTAACATTGCAACGATTAGAACTCCGCACAGAGACGTCGAAGGATTGGCCAAGTCGGTTAAGTCTGTTACAATAGATCAAGGCTCAGCTTCTTCAACCATCAACGTTGATGGTACACGTGACATATCTTTTGATATTACTACTTCTTTGAACGATACCGACTCAAGGTCAGTTGTCAAGGAAGCGATACAGAACAACACGTCGATGTCAGGGATAGATACTACAAGTATTGTCAATAAACCATCAGATTTGTACGACTTTCTGATAGTACATGAGGTGGTTCGAACAAACCTTAGGACGGGAGAGAGATACTCGTTTCCATACATCACTTCAGGTAATACAGAGACAGCAAATTTCAGAGATGCAGCAGACACCAGAAGCAAGAAGTCTATACCACCTGCTGTCACGTCAGATAGATACGAGTATCAAGTCTTTACTTACATTAAAGATCCACTGTCTGCTCTAGAGAAGTACATCACCGTTGGGAAGAAAGACGACGGTAAGTCGGAGTATTTCTACACACCCATCAAGTGGAACAATCCTAAAGTCGTAAATACGTCTACGACATACCCAGAAGATGACAACAACAATCCGCTCATATATGACAGCTTTGAGACCTGGACACCAATAACTCAAGTTCCTTCTTACGTCATCGATGCTGCTTCTATATACGCGGACGTGACAAGTGTAAGAGCCCTGAGACTTACCAGAGAAGCTGTAAAGGTAAGTTGGGACGTATCGATAGCTAACAGCATTGTAAGACAGACAAGTAATCCCAAAGTTTTTTACGATTCTTTCTTAGTATTCAAGCAAGTCAATGGTCGAAATGGCGTCAGGAAATTCGTAGGAAAGACGAACGATACTTTCATCTATGACTACTTATCGCCAATGGGACCGACAGGAATTACAGACCCAAACGCAGACCTAGGATACGTCTATTACTGTGTGATACCGATATTAGAAGATCTCACGATAGACAAAACGGCCTATTCGAATCAAATTCTCGTATCGCCAGACGATGGCTTCTTTAATGATTCTGGTTTTAAACTGTCTGAACAGATACAATTTGCTACAATTATAGAGTAAACATCCATGTCTAATCCTATAGAGTACAGCACGGGAGCTCTCGCTTCTCAGCCCCTTCAGACTGAAGGATTGTCTAGTGCTGATTTAGTCCGACGGGTGCTAACCCTGTCTACCGCCGCGACATCTCTTGCGGACCCAATAAAACCACCACCTCCTTCACCTGCACCCGATGTTTCTCCACCCCCTGCCCCTGTAATTGGCAGCGAGGATCTGACATCAACTGCCTCAGCTCCTCAGATAATTCTATCAGCTGACTTCATTCCGATATATGGAGAAGACGGTAGACCTAATTCGACTCATGATGCTCTTTACATTAAAGAAGTTGCCAAGTCGATAACTACCAACTTAACTTCTAAAAAGCTATCAGCTAGCACAACAGCCCAAAAGTACGTTAATTCTAACGTCGGATTCATATTAAGCGCTTCGCAAGTTGACAAGTCCTTCATATCTACTGCGCTTAAAGACTCTTTAGAAGTATCAAGAGCCTTATCTATAAGAAACTACAGCATTTCCGACACCAACGGGGTCACTAGCAATCCTTTTGTTGACTATCTTAAGCACAAGGGTTTCGATAAGAAGGCTTCAGATGGTAGCAGTGTAATTGAATCATTTCTTTCAACTAAATTGTGGCAACAGTCACTGATCGAGATGAAGAAAGACTTGATATTCTCTTCACACTTTCTATCCAATGGAAGTAAGTCAGCAGTTCGAAGCATCGCCGGCTCGAGAGACGCCGGTAGTCTAACAGCCCCAGACAATCTCCTCGACGCTGACGGAACAGATACAATAGAATCTTATCGATACAGACTTGGAACATTGCCTTCTTCGCAAACACAAATTACTGCTATAAATGGTAAACTCTTGAAATCTCAAGGGCAGCCACAATCACAAGCTTCCGCAGCTTCTCAAACGCTTCTACAATTTTCTTTATCTAGCATTGGTGATTTGTACGAACAGTCGAATGACAGCAGTATCGATGCACATATCATAAATCCTATTAAAGAAGCATACAAAAGCGTATACGCAGACTATAAAGGAAATTCACTTCAACTAGTATTGAATTCTGACAAAGAAAATCACAGAAACATTGCTTGTGCCATAAATGCTGTTGTGAGAGAAATCAACTACTCTAAGATGGTAGAGAGTGTTAACGATCTTTCTGACTATGGATTTTCTGTCTCTCTAGGCGGAGATAACAGCACAAGCCTGTGGGAAAAACTTATTGGAAGTCCATCTTCTCAAATAGTAACAAGTTTCTCTTCTCGAGACACAAGTCAACAAACGACTCTCTTTAACACTTCTAAGAGAACGGCACCAATTGGTGGGACTAACTACAACATACTCACCTTTGAGAATACAACTGCACTCACAGATCCCCAAGCACCTACAAGCTACATAAATGCAGGATCTTCATTCTACGTCGACGCAAATTTCAGACCAAATGATTCTACGAACGCAACAGGTTTCAACACGTCTAGAGTCGATGGTCTCAACAGCTCTCTTGATGCAGCTATAAAGTCGCTAGGCATCATCAGACAGACATTCCCGCCCCAGACAGCCATCCCCAGAGACGACGGATTAATCTACGGAAATACTGACTACTATGCTCTTTCTTCAGTTGTCGAGTACATCTATGACGCGCTTCAACCTGTATCAAACTTGTACTCAAGTATCATAAGACAAGACGATGTCGACAAGAAGAAGCTTGTTCTAGACAGAAGCTTACTAGAGGCAGACAGTCCTGCCGACACTAATGACCCATCTAGTCCAAAGTCTCCTGCTAGCGACTTGAACCCCGATATTTCCGGAAACCAGTCTGGAATTAGGTCGGCCTGCATGCTAGCAAAGCTGGCTATTGGAGAAGCCACAGAATATTCGGCAAAATCTCAATACGACTATTTAAAGTCCACGTTGTTTGCCTGGACATTGGGGGCTGCGCTAGGAGTCTCAGACGATGCTCTTGAAGTAGTATCAAAAAAGCTAACAAGCTCTCTTGAAAAACTGCAGCATCTTTACTTTATTTCTCATATTTCTAAGACTGTATCCGTCCCGAATTTGGACGGCACGACTTCGCCCATCTTCGTCACGACGACGAACGGCGGAATCTTCGTACCCGACTCGAATGGGAACCGACCGACTTCGAACCTTGGCGTTGAAAACAGTGACATGCACCACGATTCAGATGTTCTTATTGATGACTACTCAAGTAGAAGGCTTCTGTCACGTATCGGCTTTGTCGGGTTTAACCAGAAGTTTCTGAGCAAGAGAAGCGGTGTAGGAAATGCTTGGGCAACAGTTATGAATAAACTGGCTAGCTCATTACTAAGTACGTATAGGAACAGCACATCTTACACGGGAACAGACTTCTTAGTCGTATTGATGGCATTCTTTGATGTTCTTCTTGCGTGCACGAGCACACTCTGTCCAGAAGTCTTGAAGAGTGTCATTTCAACAAATGATAGTGTGAACTCATATTTCTTAATAGAAGAAAAAACTTCTACGTCTCTACTCACCGGATATTCAATAGTCAACGAAAAAATTACTCCAACAATAAAAGATAGTATATCTTCTATTCTTTCTGGGGAGAGTGAGTACATGCAGCAGAGCCTCGACATGTATTCAAACTATCTAAACTATTTGAGAGGACTGACTACAAAAATAAAGAGAGACTTGACATCCGGTGAAGCTTCTGATTACATCTCTACGATAAAGAGTGCATACGATAATCTCGGACTCAATGACAGTGATAAGCTCAACAGAATAGCTAAGAGTTTCACCAAGTATCAGCTCAAGATGCAGCTGGAGTGCCTTGAGGAGCTGTCTGACAGATACGGAATAGACAACGACAGCATAACGAGGCTTAGTACTAAGCCGTCATTTGCAAATATAACTTCCGACCGATACAAGTTCCTCGCAGCAAGTGATATCGAACACGTCTCTTTCTCTTCTCTAGAGTCTTTCTTTAACACCTCAGAATTCCGTCCAAACAGTGGACATGATAAAAAGATACTCACGATTGGAATACCCCCAGGTTTGATCGACAACGTGATGAATTACACTGACAGCAGGAGCCTAGACTATATCGAAGAGAGAAAGACTAGACAGCTCATCAAGATCTTAGTCTACTATTCAGATCTCAGACTGCCAGGCTTGTTATTTAAGCCACGAGAATATGTCTTTCAACTCAATCGTTTTCCTACGAGAGTTCTATCTAACTGGTCAAACCAGTCTATGAGATCCGACGTAACAAGCTTGCTACAGAGCATACCGAGTCGTATTATGCAAGAAGACGGTACGTCAAAAATATACCAGGTATATGATGCAAACGACGACTCTTTTCCTGCCGGAACAAACATAGGTAGAGACGTATACCTCAACCACTCAAGAAGCTTCTTGCTCGAGCAGTATGTGAGATGGTTTACTGATGCAAGAATAGACGACAGTAGGTTCTGGCATTTCGGCAACCTCTATCCTGGCAGCCCTTACCTTGATCAATCGAACAAAAACTCCGGAATCACTCAGCGCGATAGCTCTCTTGACACTTTCTTCTCAAGTTACGAAACTGCAATGCTCGACGGCATAGAGTTTCAACGAAGAGCACTCTTTGCCAAGAAGTACGACAGAGTCTTCAACGTAATAGTCGATCCTGAAGACTTTCAAGTCGACTTAGCGGCGTCTTTCCCGAGCAGCAATGCTAATGAAAGAGCATCAAAAATTGCCGATGTCATAGATAGCAAATTTATCATAATAGATAGCACGGGGCTCTACTATAAGACACCCGCCTCTCCAAACAGCATCTCTCTTAACGAATACTTTGTTGCAGTCAAACCCTACACACCTTCATAACAGAGAGACAACAAAATGTCGTCAGTACCTCAAGAATCAGATATATCTGACTCCGTCTACAGCGCAGAAGTCCCAAGCGTCACGGGCTTAAATGTTGACTTTGTGTACAACTACTACGTAAAAGACGAGAGAATAAATCCTGACTCTTCTCCTGCAGGAACCGATTTATCTAGAATTTCGAGGTACGTCAGTATCTCATGGAACACGCCAAAAGGATACACGTATACAGTAACAGATGCAAACAAGCGTCTAGCTGATGCATCATCAAGCCCAGGTATCTTCTCGCAAGACGACCTAACACAAATAGGCTATCTACCGAGAACTTTCTCGGACGTCTCACACGTCCTACAGTCTTCTAATGATCTTGAGACGACTGCAAGCGAGATTGGAACTATCGGGTCTAGCTTGTCAGACTTATCTAAGCTAGTCCTTCAAGAGTATTCAAATAATTTTAGTTCACTAAGCACGGATCCGAAAGTCGAAGCTGATCAAAAAGCACAGATAGATGCCATCAGACGCGCTCATTCTTACCTCTTCAATCTACCCTATAGCAACCTAGGACTACAGTTCTTAGACGCTGACGGAAAGCAAATCTCTACTTCATCTGACTCGAGTATTCTGAGCGTAGCTGCCGATGATCTTTCCATCAATATGAAGATAAAGTCAGATGTATTTACCGACTTCTTTAGGACGACTCCGTCTCTGTCTGATGCCCAGTCGGTCAAATTTCTTAATAGCGTCAAAAATAACAAGTCTGATAGGCTGAGTGTCCCAGCCGAAGCGTCCACACCTCAGGCTTCTGACACTATTGTTGGATATATCGTCGATAAGTTTAGAGTTACTTCATCTGCATTAGTTCGTCTCAAGACATTCTACATAGAAGGTCCACAGACTTCTTCTATGATAGATAAAGACGCTTTATATGGAACAAGCTATCTTTACTCTGTAAGATCTGTTGCCCGCATTACAGCTTATCTTGACGGAGATGCTAACCCGTCGACTCTATATGTAAGCTCACATCCCGTCTCAAAGTCTGTAGAGTGCTTTGAGTATTCTCCTCCGCCCCCTCCTGACACTTTGAATTTTAACTATGACTATGAGAGAAACAATCTAAGAATATCGTGGAACACTCCTACATACAAACAGAGAGACATAAAACAGTACCAAGTCTTCAGAAGAGATAGCATCATGCATCCCTTTGAGCTTGTTGCACAGTATGGCTTCGATGACTCTATTACCGGAGTGGATGGCAAGAGATACTTATCGGGTGAGAAGACAGACTCCAATGATATGAAAGCAGTCGTCGATTTGGGCCTGTCTGATTTAGTCAAATACGACCCATCCGGCAGAGAGGTCAGTTATCACATCGACGAAGACTTCTCAATAGACACACAATTCTACCAGAATGAGCCTGACTTCATCTATGCAGTCGGCGCTGTCGACGCTCATGGAATGGTGTCTAACTACTCAGCTCAGTACAGGGTAACATTTGATCCCTACAAGAATCGGCCTGTCATACAGCACGTTGCTTCGTCTGGGTCTCCACGCCAATACCCCAATCTAACTCTCGAGAAGAACATCTTCAAAGATGCGTCTTATGTCGAAGACGAGAACAGCGGCCAAACGAAGAAGATGACACTTTACCTGTCTCCTGACTGCTTATCTATTGAAGACTCGAAGAACAACGTCATAAACACCATCAAGACCAAGACACAAACAGCAGACAACAACAAATCTTACTACGTCTATCAGCTGATCAATCTGGACAATCAGAAAGTCCAACAAGTAAAGATCGAAGTGTCGCCTTGATGATCCTTTATGCGTCTTCTTATCGAGTTACATTCCAAGATATTAGTCTAGTTTTGCATCAGATCGTATAATTGAACGTATCAGAGGAATCACAATGGGACTACTCGACCACTCAACTAACAACTTGATACTTGACGCCGTTCTTACAGATGCTGGTCGCAGCAAGCTGTCTCAGAACAAGTCGCTCAGTATCACGAAGTTTGCTCTCGGAGACGATGAAGTCGACTATACAATCATAAAGAAATACGGTCGCGCTGTTGGAAAAGAGAAGATAGAGAAGAACACGCCCATCTTCGAAGCTAGCACAAATCAGAATATCGCTTTAAAGTATAGACTTTATTCAAGAGCTGACACAGCACAGACTTTCGACACAACGAAGTCTGTAACGCTTGCGCTACAGACGGGTCAGTCTCAGCTCATCGACACTACTTCGCAAGGCGGTACAAACATCTTGACAGTCGTTGTGCAGCTGAAGTATAATGGCAATACAAACATTTCGACTTCGACCGGTTCGACTAGAGCTCAGAAGACTTATGACATCATCGTTCCTACTAGATTCTTGACTATCTCCACGGATAATGCTACGTATGGCACTGTCGGAGCTGCGAGAACTTCGGCTGCCGAAGACGATCCTAACTTGACACAGACGTTCATCTACACCGCAACACCGCAGACTGCTGCTGAGACTGTTCAGTTCAAGCTAACGAGTGTTCCGCTAGATTCCACTACACTAAGCATCTATGGCAAGAAGACGACAACAGCCGGTACTTCAAGACAAGTAGACACCTACGTGACTGTCAGGTCTGCAGGTGACACGAGCATAAGTAGTACTTTCAAGATATCGATAAGACAGAACACTTAAAAGCAGCAGAGAGACAAATCAATGACAATCTACGCAGACTTAAGTACAGCAGGTAACGGATCAATAGCTAGCCGTCGGTCCTTCTTGAACCAGCTTATCGATGTTCCACAGACAGACATTAGCGCCTCTATCTCACGCAGAAAATATCAGGTGTTCGTGACAGGTGGAATCGGACCCGGTGTCACTTCGTCTCTGTTTCAGACAGTCTATGACAACGATTTCACGCTACAGTCTGCAAATCCTATGTTTGACATAACTGTTGGAATTGCTCCTCCCACAGTAATCACAAATGGCATTGCAGACAAAGCAAAGTCAAGTGCACCAGACACTTACGGAAAATATCTGTATCCCAGCAGCTCGCTCATGATGAGGGAGAAGACAGACATCTACAGTCAATTTGCACAGATACTTCTTGGAGATAGAAATCAGACCTTCTCACTCCCTGTTGATGCCAATAATGTACTGGCAAACCAGAACGAAGACAAGATCGACGCAGCGATGTTCATGGCTTTCAAACGTCTGTTCGCACGAGATCAGATCAAGAGAGAGACGTTCGCAATGCGGTTCTATCAGACAGCTTCGTTCGTCAGCAAAACTGGAAACACTGATGCTCAGCTTTCATATCCACCCTCTCTCGACCAAGACGGAGTCCAAAACATAGCCGGAAACGACTACTCATCAGGATCTGTCATCTATACAGACGTCGGTGGAGGAGAGGCTTCAAGATACTTTGCTCAAGGTGGAATGTTCTCTTACCTGGTTGATGCTGCTGCCACGTCTCGCGCAGTCGGTCTGATGTTCTATGATGCAGGAGTTGCAGTTTTCGACTTGGCAAAAGTTACATCAGGATCTCAATTTATGTCAGGCACTATCTCGGCTATGAGAGAACCGAATGGAACCACAGTCCTCGGCGGACCTGGAACAGAGACATATAAGACTTCAAAGTTCATACCAGACTTCTTGGTCTCAGCGAGCATTGATAACATAGTTGATCACATTTGTACGGCGAGATTCGGCGGACAATCTAATATTCCTGGACAGACAGCCATCACATTCCAGAATGTTACCAACATCAACTCAAGCTTGATATTCTGTAGAGCGACACCAGATCTCTTCAACTACTCTTCAAATCCGACATACTACGACTCAACTGGAGTCTTGTCTATAAACGACACTAGAGTTCCTTCAGACCTACAAGACGCATTCTCTTATGTCACAACAATAGGACTGTATGACTCTGAAGACGTACTAGTTGCTGTTGCCAAGCTCAGTCGACCCGTAGAGAAGAACTCAAGCAGAGATCTCACTTTTAGAGTCAGACTTGACTTCTGATGGTCGCCAAGTCTCTAAAGGAGATGCATGTCTGTAATAAACGTAAGCTCAGACAGCTTTGAGACATCAACAATAGTCACGACACCATACAGGACCTTCACCTCAAGTTCCATCGGTGTCGATGGCTCTGTAAAAGTCTTCTCGCGCCTGTCTTCCGTGGAGAAAGAGACAACATCTTACAGAAGAGTCTTCGATGATACTAACGACAAACCAGACCCAGTAGCAGACAGCAACTTTGATACTCAGTATCAGAACATCTTGACGAGTGCCAGAAACAGACGTAGCTCTGGAGGGTCTAAAGATATATCATCGGTGATGTCTCAGTACTTCGACCTTGTCAAGTCGACTCCGACGAAGCCAAACCAAGTTCTAGAGATAACGAGAATCACACCGACGCCTAAGCTGACTCGAAATACGCTAACGAAGAACATCATCAAGAATAACTTATTTGATTTCTATCGACATCAGTATTCAAATCTCGACTGGTCATATAACAACTATCACTCACTTAACTTCTTTAGTGTAGGTTCTTCCTCTCTCGGCCCAGGAAATTCGGTCGTCTATACGCAACTCGTTCCGACTTCTTCAGTTCTGTTGTTTCCAAACATTTCCGACACAAGTGTTGCCGCAGCTGGTAGAGCATCAGGAAGCTACTGTCTGTCTGGTTCTTTCAGCTTTGATTTTCACATAAATCCCCGCTACAATAGGGACGACATTGACTTTGGTCACTTCAAAGCTGGGACGATATTTCACTTATCTTCTAGCTATGCTCTGTCACTCGTGACAGGCTCTCTCAAAGACCACAATGGGCTTCCTGTAGGATTTAGGCTTCAGCTACAGTTGAGTCATAGTGCAGACTATACGCCCTCATCTGTAATTCCTGGTCCGTACCCAAGAGACCTCGTATTTCTCTCTGATGACAACAGCCTAACGTGGAACAACTGGCACCACGTCGTCGTTAGGTGGGGAACAAACCTTATCAATAATGGAACAGGATCTTTCGTCATTGACGGACAGAACAAGGGCTATTTTGTCGTTCCTTCCGGCTCTATTACACCGAAAACATACACTTTTCCAAGAAAAGACCCAAGCGTACTATGCGTTGGTAATTTCTATGAAGGATATAATACAGGAAGTGCAAGTCAGGAGTACTTCTTTTCTGCAAACAACTCTTTGAGAGATGGAGTTGTTGCACTGACATCTGAAGAGGCACCCGATCCTGATCACACATACTTTAGACATCCTCTCAAGGCAGAGATCCACGATCTAATGATTCGTAGATACTACATGTCGAATGTTGAAGTATTTGCTACGAGTTCAACAGGGCCGGGATCTGAAGCTATCTACGAGAGAGACATAGCATTCTACCTACCGCCGTACTTCGTAGAAGACACTCCAATCCGAAGAGACATTGGAGACGGATCAGGCGGCGGTGTCTTGCAGACGCCCTTCTATGCTTTCAATGGAACAACTGACGATCCCTTCAATGTATCCATGGCGTTCGGAGTCGGTGGACACTACATAAATCTAGAGAACTTTGTTAAAGACTTCGCTAGCAATAGATTTCCTCGTCTTCTTCACCTCACTGCCTCGGTTATCGACTACACCACAGACGCGCTTGAGGCAAACTACTTCGTCTATAACGATCAAAAAGCACGAAAGAGAAACCTGACAATTCTTCCCTGTGACGACGGTATGTACAGCCCCAACTATGAGATACTACGTCACGAGAAGCTTCTCAATAAGTTCGTAGACCAGTACGGCTACTTTGACGAGACGAAGATAAGTCTCGACAACCTCGTCACGGAGTCTGCTCGAACAGGTCGGTCTCTTTCTGACGATGAGAATGCCACTTATGAAGATTTTCAACAGCAGATAATCGGCCCCACACCAGAGAATCCTGGATATCAGCCAGGAGCTGCAGTCAACGCCTATAAGAAATACCTCGCCGGCTTTACAGCTGGAGAAGGAAGTGACTGGCCTGGCGACAGGGGTGTTCAAAAGGGCGTGCCCTTGACGATCTACAAGCGACTGCAAGATCCCTCATCCGATCAGATCACGATATTTAACATCAGCAACCTCTACTACGGTAACAAGATAAGCCCAGGAACTTTCGTGATACGAGACTCAAGCTTGTCAGGATCGTACGGTAGAATCGGGATAACTCTCAGGGACGACGGCTTTGGAGGTCTCTACAGAGACGACTCGAATACTCCTACAAACAAGCAGAACACTGTCGGTAACATCTTCTACAACGAGGGACTCGTTCTCATCAAGAACCCACACCTCAACTTCTTTGGTAAAGACAGCTATGAGATAGAGTTCAAAGGTATCAAGCACGTCTACAGCACCAAGTATGAGATACTAGCACCACAGAGTCTGTTAAATTCCTCGTCCAACCAGTCTTACATAGACAATAAAGACACTCTAAAAGCCTCAAGCAATCCAAACGATAAGGACAGCTTCGTCTACATCAGCGGCATGTACTTCCATGATGAGAACATGAACGTTGTCGCAAAAGCCAAACTAGCGCAGCCCATCATAAAGCGTGAGCCCGATAAGATCCTCTTCAAGGTAGCTTTTGACTGGTAGGTTTAGCACCAATTAGATATGTATCTACATGGTCGTCGAAATCAAAGATCTACCACGTAAACACGCCAAGGCAACAGGTAATCCTCCACGTGCTCTCGTCCTCAAATGTGACGGATGTGGAGTCATGTTCGAGAGGAAATGGCTCAAGTCAACGCATGATTCCCCGACACATTTCTGTTCCCTGAAGTGCCACTATTCACACAGAGGAGGAGTTGGTGGCTACGGCGCAGAGGTCATCGAGTCTTCGTGTCTTTCATGTGGAAAGTCGATGAGAATACGAAAGATCGGCGGAGAGAGAAAATGGGGAAAGACCTGCAGTAGAAATTGTTATGGCACATACAGGTCTTCGCATCCCGAGCTCTATGCACAGAACACGTCAGCGATGCACACAGAAGCGTCATGGCAGAAGATACGTGAAGATGTTCGTCATCGGATGTCCCAATCTGGGTGGACTCCTAATTTCAAGGGACAGCATCATACCGAAGAGACGAAGGCTCACCTCAGAGAGATGAAGCATCTCAATCCTCCCGTCGGAGAGAAGAATGGGATGTTCGGAAAGAACCACACAGAGGAGTCGAAAGACAAGATGTCTGAGACTCGCACGAGGAAGATGATCGATGGGACATTGAAGGAATACGGAAAGAATAATCACGCTTGCGGAGACCGTAAGTCTATCAAGACCGAAAGAGAACACAGGTTTAGGTCCTCGTGGGAACGAGAGACGATGAAACATCTCGATTTCAACAATGACGTCACCACTTGGAACTATGAGTGTCTAAGAATACCGTACTACTATGAGAATAAGAAACGCTGGTACGTTCCCGACTTCCTTGTGGAATATGTGGACGGAAGAAAAGAGATCTGGGAGATCAAGCCCAGAGAGCTTGTGTCGACACGCGCATGCCAGCTAAAAACTGAAGCCGCAATCAAATTCTGTGAATCAGAGAAAATCTCTGAATACAAGATACTAACCAAAGATGAGCTCAAGCAGATGGGAATTCTCTGAATGCCCAGACCTAAGAAGAAGCGAAAAAGGAAAGGTCACTACCACCGTGGCGAATACACTTCCACGAAAACAGGTCAAGTGTGCAAGTATCGCAGCGGCTGGGAGGAGAAGATGATGGTCTACCTGGACTCTCTCATAGACGTGTCGACTTGGTCTTATGAGCAAACCGTCATAGAGTACATCTCCAATATTCGAACTAAAAAGATCCGAAGGTATTACCCAGACTTTACGGTGACTTTCTCTGACGGTCATGTAGAAGTGCTGGAAGTGAAGCCAAAGCGAAAGCTAGAACAGGCGGCAGTGAAGAAGAAGGCTGTTGCAGCACAGAGCTGGTGCGACAAGATGGGCTACACATACAAGATCATAACGGAAGTTGAGATGAAGTCCCTGGGACTTCTGTGATTTACCTACGTCCCCACCGTCGTACCTTTTCTTTGTGTCAAAACTAGTTCTTGGACTCGATGTTTCTACGTCTTGCACTGGGGTCTGCGTAATCGATGCAGACATACCTCCCGACGCTATGGGTTCTCACATCACAAGAATTGACTACATCGACTTCAAGAAGTGCAATACTTTCTTCGATAAGGCAGACAGGGTCAGAGGAGAGCTTCTACGACACGTAACCGAGATGGGTGAAACTCCTGCAATCTTTGCACTTGAAGAACCTCTCTTGGGATTTTCCAAGGGTATGTCTTCCGCCTCTACTATCACGACATTGATGAGATTCAATGGGATCGTCTCGTACATCGGTAGATCCCTCTTCAACGTCGATCCCACTTACATCTCTGCAGCATCAGCAAGAAAGCTATCAGGTGTAAAGCTACAGAAGACTGCGGTCGCTGGGCTGAGCCACAAAGAGCAGGTCTTCAAACACATGTCTGAGAACGACTTGAAGCACATCGTGTGGCCGACGAAGAAGAGCGGTCAGCCTATCGATGCTTCGAGAGACATGACAGATGCATACGTGATCGCACGTGCAGCTTTTCTTGTGAACACTCCTGCAAGAGTATAATATCATTACTCTGTGGGAATACATTCCATCACAGATAAGTTGACTTTCATTGAGTCAGTCTTTGGCAAGGGCCATCTTGCCAAGAACGGTCGAAACTTCGACGTCCGATGTCCCATATGTGCACCGTCAGATCCTACAAAAAAGAAATTGGCAATCCTCACGGCTGACGACAGGTGCCACTGTTGGGTGTGCGGCTTCAAAGCTCGATCACTTGCTCCTCTCATACGCAAATACGGAACAGAATCTCAACTGATCAAGTACAGAGAGGTGTTTGGCGGCCTCGACAGCAGCAACCAGCTCATCACAGGAGAAAAAGTCGAAGAGAAGCGCCTTGAGCTTCCAAGCGACTTTCAACTCCTCGCCCTTGCGTCCGAAGGTGATCCTGACGTCAAGGCTATGTGGCGATATGTGTATTCTAGGGGACTGGACGATAGAGATGCCTGGTATTTCAAGTTTGGCATATCTGGTGATGCAAGGTGGAAGCGTCGTGTCATCATGCCGTCCTTTGACGTAGAAGGAAAACTCAACTACTATACGGCACGAGCGATCGATAAGGATAGAAAGCCAAAGTACGACAATCCCGATGTCGATAAGAACCCGATCGTCTTCAATGAGATTAATATTGACTGGTCAAAGAGACTGATGCTCGTTGAAGGGCCCTTCGATCTTGTGAAATGCCCAGATAACACTACGGCTCTCTTAGGATCAGATCTAGATGAACGTCACGAGCTCTTCAACAAGATTCTTCTAAATGGCACACCTGTCTGGCTGGCACTCGACGGTGATATGTGGCACTCAAAGACCCCGAAGATCTCCAAGAAGCTTCAGGAGTACAACATCGATGTCAAGGTAGTCGACATCCGACCATGGGGAGATCCTGGAAGCATGTCTCGAAGCGAGATTGAGTCTGCCTTGAAAGATGCTACTGAGCCTACGTGGGAGTCAAGCATTCTAACAAAGCTACAGCGTGCCTCCCAGTTTTCTCTCAAGATTTAGACTCTGTCAATATTTAGGTGCATGCCAAAGTCACGTTCTGCCATCACAGAAGCAAAGCTTCGCAAGCTCATTAGAGACGAGCTCGCAAGAGAACACTTGATGAATGAAGGCATACTTGACGAAGGACTCATCGATTCTCTCAAAGCTCCTTTCAAGAAGTTAGGTGACAAAGCAAAGAAAGCAATTGCCGAGAAGGCAGACCAGTTGCTCGAGAAGCTCAAGGGATCTCTTCAAAAGCTGAGGGAGCTTCACGAGAAGTCTAACCCAGTTCTTAAGTTCCTCGAGAAGCAGGAGGGTGGTGCGTCCCTTAAGGACATCGTTTCCCAGTCACCTCTTCTTTCTGACGCCACATCTGCTCTTGCAACTGTCAACAAGGGCAACGTGAGTAAGTTAGCTAAGTCAGGCGCTTCTGTCAAAGAAAGCTTCAGTCTTGAAGAGTTCAAGATGTTTTTCATTCTTTCAGAAGAAGAGGCTCTACAGAAGTCTGAGCGTGCTTCACTCAACGAACAACTACTTGTTGAGTTTGTAGATCCCATATCAGTCTGGGTATCTTCCATAAAGATATTCGTTGGAATATGCGGCATCTTCGAGTTTGGCTTTAAGCTTTCAGCTAAACTTGCTAAGATGCTGGGTCTAGAAGGTCTTCATGATCTCTTTGAAAAAGCCGAACATGCTGTTGAAAAGATAGAGAAGTTCATAACAGACAAGATACTCTTTCCGCTACCTTTGCAGTACGCTGCGTATCGAGCCTTCATGCTAACCATGAGCTTAGATAACAAATTGGACAAAGCAGCACAAGAAGCAATACCTACCTTCAAAGAGAAGAGAGAGAAGGCAAAGAATGCTCCGGAGAAAGAAGGTAGAATTGAAAAATTCTTGCAGAAGAAGGGACGTCAAGTCGATGCTCTGATGGCTGCTTCAGAAAAGCCTCTTTCATTTGAAGAGTTTAAGAATGATAGAGAGACTAGAGACGCCGCCTTGAAGGCTTTCAAGTTCGTCGTCGTTGTCGCTATACTCTGGGAGGCTGCTGATGAAGTTCTTGAGAGCGTCCACGAATTTCTATCTGCTGCAAAAGAGGTCGGAGTTTCTGTGAGTGATGTGGCACACACAGCAGGACATGTCGTTGGACATGCTAGCAAAGAAGCCGGAGAGATTGCTAACCTTGGAAAGACCGTTGCAGCGGGCGAAGAGGCACTATCTACTCTCGCGCGTACTTGACATATTGAACTTTTCTCTGCTTGGGCATACAATCATTCAGTATGGTTAAAATTGCCCACACCGCGGACATACACATCCGTTCGCTGTCACGTCACGATGAGTACAGACACGCCTTCAAGGCCTTCGTTGACGACTGTGAGGCACAGGGCGTAGACCACATCTTCGTGGGCGGTGACATCTTCCACACGAAGACAACTGGCATCTCTCCTGAGTACATCGACCTCCTCACGTGGTGGTTGAGGGAGATGTCCCGTGTCGCTCCCGTCCACCTCATCCTTGGCAATCATGACGGTAATCTCGTCAATGCGTCACGACAGGACGCCGTCTCTCCCATTGTGGACGCCCTGGGTGACCCCAACGTGCACCTCTACAAGAGGTCAGGTGTGTATCCTATCGCCTCGGGCGTCAACCTGTGTGTCTTCTCCCTCTTCGATGAGGAGGGATGGGAGAGTGTGAAACCTGTTGCGGGCGACGTGAACATTGCATGCTATCACGGACCGGTTTGGGGATCAAAGACAGAGTCGGACTGGGCTGTCGAGGATGGACTTCGGACAGACTTCTTTAAAGACTACGACTTCACGCTACTGGGAGACATTCACAAGCGCCAGGATCTCACCACCAGAGAAGGTCGCGCCACTATGTGCTACCCTGGCACTCTGATTCAGCAGAACTATGCAGAAGAATTAGTCCACGGTTACCTTCTATGGAATATCGAAACTAGCAAGGAGTGGTCAGTCTCCTTCAGAGAGATACCAAACCTTCGACCCTACGTGACAGTTCAGTGGGTCAATGATGTGCAGAGCACATTCGCACAAGCTCAGAAGCATCCTAAAGGAAGCAGGTTTAGAATCAAGTCAGACGTTCAAGTTTCTCAAGACGACGTTCACAGGTTGTCAGAGATGTTGAAGACGCGTCTATCTGCAGCTGAGGTCACCTACAAGTCAGACGTTGTGATAGACAGATCTACAGCTGAAGTAGGCGCCGCGAAGATAGTCAAGACCGATCTTCGATCCACAGACACTCTAGTGAAGTTATTCAAGGACCACCACGGTGGCGAGAAGCTGACCGATTCTGACATATCATCAGCTACCTCTCTAATCAAATCTTACCTGTCTTCGGCTTCTGGCGGTGAAGAGTTGGCTCGTGGTGCCAAATGGTCGCTCAACCATCTCATGTGGGATAACATGTTTATCTACGGTGAGGGCAACTCTGTCGACTTCGATAAGCTCAGCGGCATCGTTGGCATATTTGGACCAAACAGAACGGGTAAGTCTTCGATCGTTGGAACGTTGATGTATTCACTCTTCAATACGACAGACCGAGGTCCCATGAAGAACATCTACGTCTGTAATGTCAGGAAAGACTATTGCTCTTCTCGAGCAGTCCTTACACACAACGGCACGTCCTATGTCATCGAGAGACAGACTTCTAAGTCAACGAACAAGAAGGGAGTAGTTTCTGCATCCACAGCTCTTAATCTCTTTCGCATGAGAGAGGATGGAGAGCTAGACGACCTTTGCGGTGAACAGAGGAACGATACCGAGAAGACCATTAGATCACTCATAGGATCTCCTGAAGACTTTCTGATGACATCCTTGTCAGCACAAGGAGAGGCTAATCCCTTCATGTCTCAGGGATCGACTAAGAGACGTGCAGTACTTTCGCGGTTCTTAGATCTAGACATCTTTGACAAGATGTATGATGCTGCAAACAAAGACCTTAATGGCCTGAAGTCACAACTCAAGAATTTTCCTGAGAGGGATTGGGATTCAGCCCGCTCCGCAAACGAAGACCTCAGTCAGTCTCTGAAGAAGCGGATTGACGAGAACACACTTCTCATCAATGAGTCACAAACGAAGCTGGCACTTCTTCGTGACGAGCTTTCAAAACATAATGCAAAGCCCGTGACACAAGCTGATGTCGATGCTCACAGATTAAAACTTATCAAGCTCCAGGATCAGTCTGATGAGTTTTCAAAAACCATCGAAGCTTGCGAAGATGAGATCGCCGCTCTGCAACAGAAGGTTGAGTCAGTACAAACAGTTCTAGACGTCATCGATATAGATGCGCTGAAGAAGAAAAGAGACGCTGTCGCTTCCTTACAAGCATCCATTGTGGAACTTAAGCATGCTTTTGACAGAGAGACGACCTTGCTAATCAGTCAAAAGAAGTCCTTGAAGATTCTTGATGAAGTTCCCTGCGGTGACGACTATCCTACGTGCAAGTTCATCAAAGATGCATATGCGCTTAAAGACAAGGTCGTCTCACAAGACAAGAAGACGAAGAAGGCAGAAGAAGCTCTCAAGTCCGCTCAGGATGCAATAACTAGTCTTCGTGACGATTCTGTCGATGACAAACTAGAGAAGCACGAAAAAGCTACGGTTCTCCTAGCGAAGTTGCAGCTAGAGATCTCAAAGAGAGAGACACAGCTGGAGAAGACTAGATCTTCATGTGAGTCTTGTAAGAAGCTTCTCGAAGAAGCACAGCATCAGATGGTGAATCTCGCTGCCGCGCTTGTCTCAAAAGAGAGCGCAGAGGTCGTTAGAATCCGTTCAGAGATAGATCATCTCAACAGAAGTATCAAGACACTTGACTCTCAGAAATCAGATGATCTTCTAGCGTGTGGAACTGCACGTGCAAAACTCGAACAGCTTGAAGAGGAGAAGTCTCAGAGAGATTCTCTTCTAAATAAGATGCGACTTCAAGAGCTTCTAACGACAGCATTCTCCAAGAAGGGTATACCGTTCGTCATCACAAGGACGCAGCTACCAATCATAAATGCCGAGGTTTCCAAGATACTTCAAGGAATAGTTGACTTCACGATAGAGCTAGAGAACGAAGAAGACTCAGATGCACTTGAGATTTATATCAACTACGGAGACTCTCGAAGAATAGTCGAGCTGTGCAGTGGCATGGAGAAGACTGTAGCCTCGATAGCACTTCGTGTAGCTCTCTCAAACGTGTCATCGCTGCCTAAACCGGACATATTCGTAGTCGACGAGGGCTTTGGTACTCTTGACTCTGCAGGCGTAGAGTCTTGTAATCGATTGTTAACATCATTGAAGAGCTACTTTAGAACTATAGTGGTCATCACGCATGTCGACGGTATTAAGGACGCTGCTGATCATGTCATAGAGATAACGAAGCATGAGAAAGACTCGAAGGTAGTGCACTAATGAAAGACTTGAAGTGGTCAGACTATTTGGATGATAGACTAATTGCACAACACTCCTCGGGATTTTCTATCATCGTACCGAAATCTCGATCAGACTACACGCCAATGTTATGTCCACTGTGTCGCTTTGCTCTTACATCTCTTTATGATGAGGGTGCACATAGAAAGTTTGGCTGCTGCGACAAGTGTGCTGCAAAGTGGGCTTATCCACGTGCAAAAGAATGGGAATCAGGCTGGCGTCCTTCACAACAGGAAGTCGACTCGGAGATTAAGACAAGAACTACACAGGCGTGATTTATACTTAGAATCACGGGAGTTCAAAAATGGCTGATAAGAAGATAGACTACAATGCGCTTGGGCAGGCAATCGACACGACTTGGGGACGGTCATCTACGCCCTTGATGGCTTCGAGTTCAGTCAAGATGACGCTTCTCGGTGCAGACAGACTCCAAGTCACATTTCGTCAAATCATCAACTTCGTTGCTGAAAAAGAGATGATCAAGATGCGTCAAGCATGCGAGGAAGACTCGCTCAAGATAATCGACTCACACTTAAGCCTCATAAAGAAGGTCTATAAGGACCTGTGTGGGGACACAATATCCCTCAAGGAAGCTGATACTACAGACTCGTTGGAGATAATCGGCTTCAACGTTCACAATCCCAAGAGAACAGCGTACTATCTCAGGAGAATGACTGTTGAGATTACATGACATCATCTGCTCCTCTCTCACGACAAGCACAAGTCTCTGAGATCCTTCGGTGCGGTAAGGATCCTTCTTACTTCATGAAGAAGTATTGCAAGATTCAACACCAACTTCGAGGATTGATACCATTTGACACATACGATTTTCAAGACGACTGTGTTAGGCAATTTCAAGAACACCGATTCAATATCGTTCTCAAGTCCCGACAGCTAGGCCTCTCAACGGTCTCAGCTGCTTACGTCGTTTGGTACGCCATCTTCAAGAAGGACAAGAACATCCTTATCATCGCTACCAAACTCAACACTGCAATCAACTTCATCAAGAAGGTGAAGACGATGCTGGATGGACTGCCACAGTGGCTCCTCCTCACTAAGTTCGAGCCAACCAGACAGTCCATCCGTTTCACAAACGGTTCAACCATCACTGCAGTTCCTACATCTCCCGATGCCGGACGTTCTGAAGCACTCGCTTTGCTCATCGTGGACGAGGCTGCTTTCATCAGAGACTTTGATGAGATTTGGACGTCTCTCTATCCGACTCTGTCAACAGGTGGTTCTGCAATCATCTTGTCTACACCGAATGGTGTGGGGGGACAGTACTACAAGCTTTGGGTCGAAGCAGAGACAGGAGCAAACGACTTCAATCCTATTCGGCTTCCCTGGGACGTGCATCCTGAGCACGATCAATCGTGGTTTAACAAAGAGACGAAGAACCTCACGAAGCGTCAAGTCGCGCAAGAGTTCTTGTGCGACTTCGTCTCTTCAGGTGATACGTTCTTACAACCGGGTGATCTCGAGTCTATTCGATCGACAATAAAGCCACCCATGGAGAAGTCCGGACCTCAAAATGCTATTTGGACCTGGAAGAAACCAGAGCAAAATAGAAAGTATGTCATTTCTGCCGACGTGGCTCGAGGGGATGCAGCAGACTTCTCTGCATTTCACATAGTTGACTATGATACGTGTGAAGTTTGTGTAGAGTACATGGGGAAAGTACCGCCTGATAAACTAGCTGATCTCCTTATTGAGTACGGCAAACTCTATAACAATGCTTTAATTTGTCCTGAGCAGAACACGTTCGGCTACTTCACGTGCGTGAAGCTAAGAGATAATAATTATCCACATCTGTACTACTCTGACACCCGTGGCGACCCGTTCCAGTATAGATCTGTCAACCCAGATGCTATTCCTGGATTTTCAACACAGACAAAGTCTAGAGCACAAATACTAGCAAAGCTCGAAGAAGTAGTTAGAAATGGAACGCTACGTACGTACTCACAGCGCCTATATGACCAGATGCAGGCTTTCGTCTGGAACGGTGCCAAAGCTATGGCATCGAAAGACTCACATGACGATCTCATCATTAGCCTGGCAATCGCCGTCTGGCTATCTGTTGGTGAGAACGCCTCGACCGATTCTGCTACAGAGATGGCATATGCCATGCTGAAAGCAACGTCTCGTGGCAATAGAGGCATCAACGAGCTACCTGGCGGTATTAACCAAGTTCGACCTGTTCCAAATCCACAAATAATGGGATTTACACCGCAAGATGCGGGCAAAGCAAAAAAGCCAGAAGACGTCAAACACGTTAGTGTCACAGATTTTTCATGGTTGTTTAGATGATAGATACTTATGTGTGATAGAGGATCAGCAATGCCCCAGATTAAGATCGACAGACTGCAAGCAATTATTCGAGAAGAGCTCGCCTCACTCAAAGAGGGAACAGATCACGATGCAGCTTCTAAGATGATGAGTTCTGCAACAAAGCTTCTTAAAGCTGTGGAGACTTTCAAAGAGACAGCTTCTGAGAAATCAAAGTCAGAGTTTGGCGGTAATCTCGACAGCATTCAACAGACTTTACAGAGAATCATCGCTTCTCCAATGCAATACGTCGATGCGACAAAACCGGGCGCTGTCAAGAAGGTTTCACTTAAGCCAACTAAGTCAGCAGGAACACTGTAATATAGAGACCACGCAGGGTCGATTCCGAACAATGAGTCGACAAAAAAGATGGCAAAAGAAGACAAGACACTATTTCAACAACTGACTAGACTCTTCAAGAGTGGACCCGTAGTCAAGAGAAAGCTACGTAATCTAGATACGACTGTAGCAGTTGCAGACAAGACAAAGAGCAGCGGTGCCCTCCTCTTCCAGAAGTCGATGGCGCCGACTTATGCCACGATCACTGCAAACGCGTATAACCTCTCAGAGCGTCTGATGAGGTATCAAGATTTCGGCGAGATGGAGTATTGCCTACACGGTGATACGAAGATCGCAGTGCCTGGTGGCTACAGGACGATATCGAATCTCGCACAGGAGTGTGAAGGCAATCCGGAACACACATTCCTCGTATACGCTTACGACCACAACCTCGGTCGAATAGTCCCCGCTCTCGGAAAACAAGCCCGTCAGACTCGAGTCGATGTTGCATACACGGTCACTTTCGACAACGGACAAAAGATAATCGGCACACCAAACCACCGCCTCATGAAGAGAGACGGAACCTTCTGTAAGATAGAAGACCTGAAGTCTGGCGACGCGATGATGCCGTTCTATCGACGTGACCTCTTTCACGGCTGCAAGGAAGAAGGCGATGGTTACCGCTGGATCTACACGATGGACCGTCGCTCTAAGATGAACGGCTGGGTCGCCGAACACAGAGTCATCGGTGAGATGCTGAAGGGATCCCCGCTGTCCGAAGACGAAGTTGTTCACCACTGCAACTTCATCAAGCACGACAACAGACCTGAGAATCTACAGGTCATGACCGAGAAGGCTCACCTTGAGCTTCACTCAAGGATTCTCAACGGTGCCAAGTGGTCTGAACGCAACTCTGAGTGGATTCAGCAATTCAAGGCGAACCACTCTAAGTTCATGACCGAGAACAATCCTGCCGAACGCAAGGACATCACGTTCGGTAGAATCCTCGAGGTCGCTGAAAGAGTCGGATTCAACTCTCGTAAAATATGTGAGGTGCTCGACACAGATCCAAACGTCATAAAGCGTAAGCTTCGAAAGCATGGATACGAAAATTTCGAGACGTTTGCGAGAGCTTATAACCCAGACTGGCATAACACTGGCTGGGATAATAACGGAGAGAATAATCCCAGATATGTCAAGACAGTAACCTTTGATAGAATATGCGCAGCTTTCTCTAAGGGTACATCTAAGCGACAGCTAGCTGCTTTACTGAACACCACGACGCACGTAATAGACGGTAGACTGAAGGAGAGGGGATATAAACATTTCACCGATTTCTCTTCTTCCTATGACAATCTCAAGGTCGTCTCTGTTGAGTACCACGGTGTCATTCCTCTATTCGATCTAACAGTTGACGGTTATAAGAACTTCGCCACAGATGCTGTCATTTCTCACAACACTCCTGAGCTCGCAGCGGCACTTGACATATATGCCGACGAGACGTGTGCCCAGGACGAGAAAGGCAGAGTCCTTCACATCTACTCTGACAATGAGAAGATCAGAGAGATTTTGGAAGACCTCTTCTACAACACTCTCAATGTCGAATTCAACCTACGTTCCTGGGTACGTAACCTCGTCAAGTACGGTGACATGTTCCTCTACAACGACGTGTCTCCTACACACGGCGTCATCAACGCATTCCCAATTCCTGTCAACGAGATAGAGAGGGAAGAGAACTACGATCCCAACGATCCCATGGCGGTTCGCTATCGATGGGTCACCCTTGGCAATCGCACCTTAGAGAACTGGGAAGTTACACACTTCCGTCTTCTCGGTAACGACATGTTCCTTCCATACGGATCATCTGTCATTGAACCAGCACGCAGAATCTGGAGACAGCTGATCCTCATCGAGGACGCGATGCTCGTCTATCGTGTCGTCCGTGCCCCAGAGAGAAGAGTGTTCTACATCGATGTAGCAAACATACCACCCGAAAGCGTTCCAATGTATGTCGAAGAGCAGAGGAAGAACCTTCGATCAAACCAAGTGATAGACAGACAGACAGGAAGAGTTGATCTGAGATACAACCCGCTGTCTGTTGACGAAGATTATTTCATACCAGTCCGAGGAGGAGAGAGCGGCACAAAGATCGACACGCTGGCTGGTGGACAGAATACAGCTGCCGTTGAGGACGTAGCATACATTCAGAAGAAGCTGTTTGCTGCTCTCAAGATACCTCGAGCTTATCTCGGATACGACGAAGCTTTGTCTTCGAAAGCTACACTCGCCCAAGAAGACATCAGATTTTCTAGAACAATCAATGTCATTCAGAAGACAGTCGTCTCAGAACTCAACAAGCTAGCAATCATCCACCTGTATGCACACGGATTCGACTCTGAAGACTTACAAAACTTCGTTCTTCGACTCTCAAATCCGTCGACTGTTGCTCAACAGCAGAAGCTTGAACTTTGGCGCGCCAAGTTCGAAATTGCAGGTTCTGCTCCTGAGGGTCAGATGTCCAAGGAATTTATCCGAAAGGAGATCTGGGGGCTTAATGAAGAGCAGTGCAAAACGATAGACGAGCAACGTCTCAAAGAGAAGATCGTTGACCAGACCATTGAGAACGCCAAGCCTGCGGAAGACGAAGAGGGCGAAGAAGACCTGTTCGGAGGCGGTGAAGAAAGTGAAGAGGCAGAATCCGGCTCTGAAGAGGGAGGCGAAGAGGGCGGAGAATCTCTCTTTGCAGGAGACGACGTTCTTCAAAAAGACCCACAACTAGACATGCTTACAGCAGGAGACGACAGAGATGACGATGAAGACTTCCCAGTCAAGATGACACTTGACGACATAGACGTCCCTGTCAAGGCTCAGAAACAGCTCGACAGAGTTCTGTACAACAGGGCGAGAATTAGTCATAGCGGCCCATCAAAGACACACATGCCAGACTTCAAGAAGATGACTGACAACAGCCGTCTAAAAGATCCCTATGACGCAGAGTGGACGAGAAACTATCTACGAAATCCGCTTGGCGAGTTAAAGATTAAGACGAGCATTGGAGGCGATGTAATGTCTGCCCTCAAGAACATGTCACAGACCAGTAAGTTTCAAAATAGAGGAGCTGAGGGATTTGTATCTTCACGCAAAGTCCTCAGTGAGTCCGAGTACGACGCAGAAGAAACAGACTTGATAATCGACGGAGACTGAAAAAATGGGTAGCAAGGCACACAATAAGAAGCGCAACTCAATTCTCATCTATGAATTCTTGGTGAGAACAATATCGAGAGCTCTGATAGAAAACGACAAGAAGAAGTCATCAGCAGCGCTTAAGATTCTTCGTCGACACTTTAAGCCTGGAACTGAACTGTATAGAGAGTTTCGAATCATGAACGCACTGTTCAAGACGACGGTGTCAAGTGAACATGTTGCAGGTTCGATTCTTCGTGAGGCTAAGACAGCTGCAGCTGCCATCGACTTTTCAGCGCTTGATCGTCAGAAGTCTCTTCTAATAAAAGCAATTAATCACACACTAAACGACGATCAGTTCTATGATCAGCAGATCTCTGAATACAGGACGTTTGCTACGATACAGACGCTTCTCAACGAATGGCGGTCACAAGAGAAAGACATTGAAACTCTTGCAAAGTTTGAAGATCATCTTGTCAAGTGGCTCGTTACTGAGAAAGCTGAGACACCCGATTCTACTATAACAGAAGACACGGGCGGTACTTCTCGTTTACTGATGAAAGTCATGACTAAGAAACTGAACGAGAAATATTCAGGTGTTCTAAACGAACAGCAGAAGTCACTTGTGAAGGCGTATGCCTTATCTGCAGCTTCTGATGATCCAAGAACTATTCAACTCAAACTGGAAGAGATCAAAAGCGACCTATCGAAGATGATCGATACTTACGTGATGCAGGATAACCACAACGATTATCTCCGCAACAAGATGATAGAGACGAAGCAACAGCTCTTATCTGAGAGCCTAGAAGAAGTGAACGATGAGACTGTCACGCGCTTCATGTTGTACTCTCGTCTCAAGAACGAACTGGAGACAGAGGAGTGAACATGGAAAATCTCAAGCTACTCAACTCTTACGAGGTGTTTGACTACACCCCGGCAATGATCAAAGAGTCACGCGACCAGAACGGCGGAAAAGTCGTAATGAAGGGAATTCTTCAGAAGGCTGACACCTTGAATCAGAACGGCAGAATCTATCCGATTTCTGTTCTCGAACGAGAAGTTAGAAACTATCAGAAGTTTATTGTAGAGAACAGAGCTCTTGGTGAGCTTGATCATCCCGACTCTTCTGTCGTTAACCTCAAGAATGTCTCCCACGTCATCAAAGAAGCATACCTTGACAAGGGTGTCGTGTATGGAACTGTTGAACTACTCGACACACCTAGCGGCAAGATACTTCAATCTCTTGTCGAAAGCGGAGTGAAGCTTGGCATATCTTCACGTGGAGTTGGCTCGACCAAGAAGCAAGGAGATTATCACGTAGTTCAGGACGACTTCCAGCTGATCTGTTGGGACTATGTTTCAGAGCCCTCAACTCCGGGTGCCTTCATGCTGCCCGAGGGAAAGACGATAAAATCGCACGAGCTTCGTCAGATCTTTAACAAGAGCGATAGAATCGACAGGATAGTTAACGACATCTTGTCATCGAAGAAGTGATAATGCAAGCCATCGTCGAGTATCCGAATTCTGTTCTTCGTGTAGCAGCTAGAAGAGTAGAGAAGTTCGACTCTTCAGTCTCTCTCCTGATAGAAGATATGTTTGGTAGCATGGCTTCAGCTGCAGGAGTTGGACTGGCTGCACCTCAGATAGGAGTTTCTATGAGCGTGCTTGTGATGGACCCGTCTGCTGGTTCTGACTTGACAACACGCTATGCGCTCATTAATCCAAGAATAACATGGCGCTCTAGAGAGACAGAGATCGCCTCCGAGGGCTGTCTATCTATTCCTGGCAAGACCTGCAAGGTGAAGCGACACGTCTCGGTCGAAGTTGAGTATCAAGACGTCACAGGCAAGACATACACGAAGAATTTCACAAGTTTTGAGGCTAGAATAGTTCAACACGAGATAGATCACCTCAACGGAGTCGTTATGACTGATGTTGCTGTGAGGCCGGTGAAGGCAGCGTCTCGAGAGAGTGAAGCAACCACATGAAGATGACAAAGTCGGAACTTAAGTCTATCGTGAAAGAGTGTCTCATCGAGATACTCAACGAAGGTATGGGCGGCGCAGTCAATACACAAAAAATGTCGGGCCCTGCCGATCAGAAGACTGTGATGAGACAGCCCACATCATCCCAGATGTTCGTAGAATCATCAACTCCAAGAAAGACTACTCCCGCCCTTCGTGAAGCTATAAAAGATGCAGCTGGTGGGAATAAGATCATGGAGTCTATCTTCGCTGACACTGCTGCCAAGACTCTTCCCAACATGCTCAACAACGATAGACCAGGACCCGTCGTAGGTGGAGGCATAGCTGAACGTGTAGTCTCTCAGACCAATCCTGAGCAGCTATTTGGAGAGGAAGCTGCAGCTAAATGGGCTGAACTAGCGTTCATGGGATCTTCAAAGCAGTAATTTTGTTTCTAACATCATACTTAGTCATTAGCACCACGAGGAAATACACATGAAGCTTACAAGCAGACTACTACGTAGAATCATTGAAGAGGAAGTCGCCAAGTTCGGAGACATGGAGACGACTGAAGACAGAGCAAGCGATGCTGAGGAGCTTGATGCTGATGAGCTTGGCACAGACAAGGCCAAAGAGAAGCATATCGACTTCATGAAGGCGCTTAAGATAGAAGAGACGCGTCTCCGTCGGCGTCTCGTCAAGATCGCTGAAACGAAGCGCCGCCTCGCAAACCGAATCTAATTTTTGTCACCAGGAGATACTACCATGGCCGGACCCGGAACAGGAAGATATACGACATACATACCGATCGATAAGAACAGCGGAACTGTTGATCGTTACATCACGAGAAAGAAGCTGTTCAATGATAAGTCGGCGTCTGGTGGCATCTATACAGGCAACACTGTCACTGCCGTCGCAGATCAACTCGTCAAAGACTCGATTGTAGCTTTTTCTCAAATCGACGTCAACACCTTCCCAGACGGTGTTACAAAAGACTTCAGCGGAGCTCCTGATGTCACGACAGTAAAGTGGTCTCAGAGCGGTGATCCTGCCAATCCATACGTTCCCGATCTTTCGTCCCCTGGTGCTGGAAAGACGTCTGGTACTGACAAGGACGCTGATCCAAAGATATCTACGACAGATGTAAAGCCTAACTTCGTATCTGATGCAGGAACAACATCGCCTTCTTCGACTGCTACAACAATTGGATCTTTCCCGATAGGGAAGGATCTCAAAAAGGGCAAGTCGTCTGTTTAATTAGACAAAACTAGAATACTTAAGTCGCATAGATTAGGAAGAAAGACATATGACCAAGCAATTGTACGAAGAGGCGTTGGCCGACGTCAAAAAACTCAAGGAAGTCGCCGAAGATAACGCTAAGCGTGCACTCTTGGAGGCCGTGACACCCAGGATCAGAGACCTCATCGAGAATCAACTTCTTGGTGAAAATGCAATGGAAGATGAAGTCCGAGACGAGGACAAGCTTCTGCTGGACGACGAACCCATGGTATCAGAAGTTCCAAGTGAAGACTTTGAGGAAATGCCGCTTTCAGTCTCTCCTGAGATGGGATCATCGGCAGCCTCAGCTGAAGCTATCTCGATGCCTGATGAAGAAGGAAAGCTGACTCTTGACCTCGACGCTCTCAAGACCCCTACGGGAGAGTACGAGTTAAACCAAGAAGCAGCAATGGCGCTAGGTTCTCTCATTAATTCGAGCAAGTCGACACAGCTTCGTTTCGAGTCCAGCTTGAGAAAGCTAGTTGACGATGTCAATAGACTCGCAGCTGCAAGTAAGATCATCAAGGAGTCTTCTTCGTATGGTTCTACTGTCAAGACGATGGTAGACGAGACGAAGTCACTATATAAACAGCTTCAGGAGTCGATGAGCGATGTTCCTGGCAAGAAGAAGTACGAAAATGTTCTTAATAGATGTTATTCAACCCTCAACAAGCTCACGGAGCAGAATATGAAGCGCAACAGATCCAAATCTCTACTAGAAGGTGACGTCACACTCAAACTAACGGGCATGCCCGATGACCTCGATCTCGACTCAATTGGTGTCGACCTCATCACAGGTGGTGAGGAAGAGGGTGATGAAGGCGGAGATGAAGATCTCGACCTTGGTGATGAAGAAGGCGGAGAAGAGGAGAGTGGAGATGAAGATGAAGATCTTGATCTCAGCGATCTCAGTGATGAGGGTGAAGAAAGTTCAGATGAGTCAGGTGACTCGGAGGAAAAAAAGATGGAATCACGTAGACTAAGCAACGATACGATCGTAGAAATTGATGAAGGTATGCTTCGTCGCGAGATCGCCCGCATGAAGGCCCTCCGCGAAGCTGATGAGACCAAGGCACAGTCCTGGGGTAACGGACCAGGTGAGGTCTCTGATGAGTTTGCTGACGATGATATGGGAGATCCCTTCGTCGACATCGAGCTCACTACAGAGGCTGATGCCGATAAGAAGTCTGACAAGAAGCAAGATGAGTCAGACGACCTCGACGAAGATGACATGGACGAAGTCGATGAGATGTCGATGCACCAATATGGCATGGACGAGGACGACGACACCAAGGCCAAGGCTCATGAAGCTGACATGGACGAAGCTGACATGGACGAAGCTGACATGGACGAAGCTGACATGGACGAAGCTGACATGGATGAGGCAGAAGATGTCCGTCAGATGGGCGGCAACGTTGCCTCTCAGGGAACAGGACCAGGCGCTGCCACTAACAAGCAGGGGCGTCAGCCTGGTGCAACTGTCGAAGGCCTCCGTCGCCGTCTAGCTGCTGAGTATCGTCTCCAGACTGAGGCGAAGAAGAAGGCACAGCAGGCCAAGAAGATGCAGGAGAAGCAGCAGAAGAAGGCACAGCAGGCCAAGAAGATGCAGGAGAAGCAGCAGGCTAAGAAGCAGGCTAAGAAGATGCAGGAGGCCTACAACTTCTTCGCAACCAAGTTCAACGAGTCAGTGGCTCGTTCTAGCAAGCTACGTGGCATGCTCGCCGAGGCGAGCTCACGCAAGGGCAGCGTCCTCAATGGCGCAGCCAAAAGGTCAGCGGTCGAGACCTCGAATCTCCGCGCTAAGTTGGCAGAGACGAATCTGTTCAACGCGAAGCTGCTCTTCACGAACAAGCTGCTTCAGAATGAGTCCCTCACCAAGCGCCAAAAGGCAGAGGTAATCGAGAGACTCGATGAGGCACGCACTGAGCGTGAGGTGAAGCTAGTTTACGAGAGCGTCACGAGGTCTCTCTCGGCCGCAGCACCCCGTAATCTCACGGAGTCTGCATCACCAAGCGTGATCGGATCGGCATCTCGTCCCACGCGTTCTGCCACCAACAACATCAACGAGGGCTTCGAAGCCGATCGTTGGGCACGTCTGGCTGGCATCGTCAAGTGAAACAACACAACTAACCCAACTTTGATACGGAGAACAAAATGAAGCATTTTAGTCTTGAACAACTCGCACAGGGCATTCGCGAGAAGCACGTCGGTGCTGAGCGCGCCCGCCTCACGGAGAAGTGGAGCCGCACTGGCCTACTTCGTGGCCTCGATGGCCAGAAGCGTGAGATGATGTCACAGCTCCTGGAGAACCAGGCAGCTCAGGTCCTCAAGGAGTCCAACGCTCTCTCCTCCGGTGGTGGTAACCTCGCCGGCTCCGGACAGATCCAGGGATTCAGCAACATCGCCTTCCCAATCGTTCGCCGCGTGTTCGGTGGCCTCGTCGCCAACGAGCTCGTCTCGATCCAGCCGATGTCGCTCCCCTCGGGCCTCATCTTCTACCTCGACTACACCTACGGCAGCAACGTAGGCCAGGCCGCGGGAGATTCGAACTCCACCTACACCAAGGGACAGTCCATCTATAACAACCCCACCGGCAAGGGCGTCCAGAGCGGATCTCTCGCAACTGGTGGTATGTATGACCTCGTGGGCTCCGGCTACTCCCGCGTCACAGGTTCAACCACATCGTTGAACTTCGCCGCAGGATCGGTCTACTCCGGCTCATACGGCGGCGCAAACGGCACCACATGGACCAACGGCCTCGTTATCTCATCCGACACGATGTTCAGCGGTTCCAATGCTCGCTTCGCTGACTTCGACAGCCAGGTCGAGAACGACCTTGCCGGCAACGCCCTCGACGCGATCTTCGTCTATGTTCCCACGTCGGCTCTTCCTTCAGGAACAGACCTCCTCGCCGTCGAGCAGATCGCCGTCTTTAGCGGTTTCGGTGGCAACGCAACAGCATGGGGCCCCTCATACCAGGGCGGAACCAACGTCCTCAACCTCCGTCGCCTCAACAAGCGCGGCTTCTTCACCACCGGTGGAGGCTTCGTTCCTGACGCACTCAACGGAGACACGGTTCAGCTCCTTCTCAAGGGTGCAAACGGCCTCTCGGTTCTCACAGCCGGCGCAGGTAAGGTCACCACCGTCCTCTCGACGGCTCTCTCGGTCGACTCCAACAGCGGCGCAACAGTGACGGTCCCCTCCTTCGAGTCTGACTTCGGAGCGACCCCACAGCCCGTCATTCCTGAGATCGACATCAAGATCGAGGCAATCTCGATCACAGCCGAGACCAGGAAGCTCCGCGCGAAGTGGAGCCCCGAGTTGGCACAGGACCTCAACGCCTATCACTCGATGGACGCTGAGGTGGAGCTCACCTCGATCCTCTCTGAGCAGATCGCTCTCGAGATCGACCGCGAGATCCTCAACGACCTCGTCTCCCAGGCCAACGGAGCCAACTACTACTGGAGCCGCTCACCCGGCCGCTTCGTGAACAAGGTCACAGGAGCTCGTCAGTCTCTGTCGAACTCCCTCCAGATCGGACCCCAGTTCACCGGCACCGTCCGTGAGTGGTATGAGACCCTCATCGAGACGATCATCGACGTGGCGAACACCATCCACAGGAAGACACTCCGTGGATCCGCCAACTTCATGGTCACCTCACCCGACGTCGCCACGATCCTCGAGGCCTCGGTGCTCTACAAGCCCAAGTTCTCGATCGACGGCGAGGGACAGGTCGCTTCGCCCTTCACCATCGGTGCAGAGGCAATCGGAACCCTGTCGAACCGCTTCACAGTCTACAAGGATCCCTACTTCCCACGTAACAAGATCCTCGTCGGCTACAAGGGCGGCTCCTACCTCGAGACGGGCTACGTCTACTCACCCTACGTGCCACTCATCGTGACCCCCACGATCTTCGCACCCGAGGACTTCACCCCGCGTAAGGGCGTCATGACTCGGTACGGTAAGAAGATGGTCCGTTCGGACTTCTACGGAACCGTGACGGTACTCGACATGAACGTGATATAATCACAACTAACCATCTAGGTTAACAGGGAGGCCGCCGAAAGGTGGCCTCTTCTGTTTTAAGCATCATTCTGTATACAAGTCACAAGTTACCATGTATACTTATCTACATGATCGCCTGTAAAGAGTGTGGACATGAATGCTCTGCTCAGAACGCTCTGAGCTATCACCTCAAGACGCACAGCCTCACCTATACCGACTATCTTGTGAAGCACGAATATACAGGTATTTGGCCCACATGCCAGTGTGGTTCTAAGCTGTCATATAAGAAGGGTGGATTCCCGCGATTCTGTTCTAAGTCTTGCGCCTCATCCGGAACCAACAATCCGATGCACGGAAAGACAGGAGATAAATCTCCGATATATGGCATTAGAAGAACAGCAGAGCAATTAAAGAACTATTCTGTGGGGTCAAAGAAGCGTTGGGAAAAGCACGGTGACAAGCTTCGAGAGATGATGAAGACCCCCGAATACAGCAAAGCAAATAGTGAAGCTCAAAAGATGAGCTATGTAAAAGATCCTTCTTTACGTCAGAAAAGAAGGGAAGGTGTACATCGCTTCTGGTCAACGTCACCCTTCGCGGCTCTCCTCCGCAAGGAAGCTGCAGACCGTGCGGTCAAGCTCCTCGAAGCCGGCCTCATCGGTCCCCAAGCTCCCTTCAAGACGCAGTGGATCCTCAATCCCTTCACGGGGCAAGAGGAGTTCATGCATTCCTCCTGGGAGACGTCCTTCCTCGAGGCTGCAGTCGCCCGTGGCTACAAGGTCACGAAGGCACACGGCATCACCATCCCCTACACCCATCCAGACGGCTCCCAACGCACCTACGTTCCCGACTTCTACGCTCCCGACGACAGAGTCCTCTACGAGGTGAAGGGTCGACACGACGAGGTGGACGAGGCCAAGTGGGCGGCGGCGGAGACATTTTGTAGGGAGAGGGGCATGAAGTTCGCCGTGTTGTTCGAGGAGAGTGATATGTATGAGGCATGAATGGACCTAACAGTAGAGGAAATGCATCTAGAAGTCACGATAAGTCTGTCAGAGTGGCTACTCACGCACCTCTAGTAACTGAGTTGTTGAGATGTTTCACTTCACCGGTCAGTGTGCTGGAACACGGTATGGGAATCTCTTCTACACCCCTCTTTCACTCCATGCCGGAGGTGTTACAGATCGTGTCCCTAGAGGACGATCCTCGTTGGTCGACGTGTCAGGTCTGCGTTTCTAAGCAATCCAACAAGCAACATACTGTGAAAAGGTATGAGAGTGATGAGGACGTTCGTCAGATCTTGTCTCTTCACAGCATCGACTTCGTTCTCGTAGACGGTCCTAGCTCTCAACGTCTCGACGTACTGAGCATT